ATAATATGGACTAGTAGACAACAAGCATTAGAAAAAGCAATAGAGGCTGGAAATAAATTATTAGTAGCCGCAGTTCAAGAAACCGATGCACAAACACAACCAAGTTATAAGTCAAATGTGGCGGAAGGCGTGTCGAATAGTTCTGTTATAAGTGCTATCGTTAAGGGCATTACAGAAAAACGACCAGATTTACTAAAATATGGGTCTGATCGTGTAAGTGATGCTATTAATTCTGTTGCAGGCATGGTTGGAAACAATGCACAAGGTATTGAATCGAATAATTTAAATAGCTGGATTAAACAAGTCGAACGCATACTAGCACAACAAATAGACGAAGGTAAACTAACTGCAAACGATTCCCCAGACACATGGATTAAACGTTTCCAGTCTTCCACTCATCCCAATCTAAGTGGCAAAGATCCAGAAACATTAAAAAAAATGGCGCTAGCTGCACGTAGCCGTATGTTGAATAAAACACCATCGTTGCCTAAATCAAAACCTGTTAACGGTAATTACTGGTGGCAAGATAAAAACGAATCTGCCGAACCTGCTAAAATGAGCATGCGTGATTATATTAAAGAAGCAGATCGACTGCACGACCTGATGCAACATTACGATAAAATTGGTGACGAGACCAACTATCAAAAAGCCAAGGCTGCATACTTAGAATTAGAAGACAGTGCCCGCAATGGTATGATTCCCGAGGGCGAAGAAATTAAATCTGGCAGACCGCGTGTACGTAAAGTTAATATCATGAGACCGGACGGTAGCAAGGGCGAAAGATTTGAAGTGTTAAATCATTCAGGTGTGCGTGTTGGTCCATTATTTGATGATGCAAAATGGGCTAAAGAATATCTACAGCGCCACTATCTAAAATTAATAAACTTAGACGAAGAAGCATCATCTAATCCAACTGATACTGTCACCATGGACGTTCCTATGCTATTGCGTGTAATGGAATTTGCTAGAGAAGATGCAAAAACTGACTTAGATTTGCACGATGTGGCAGAAAAACTAGTAAATCTAAGTAGTAATGGTAATACTCTGACCATGAAAGACTACGATCAAGTTGTACCGGCTACCAATGAGCCTGATACACAAGAGCAACCATATGAAGAATCTAAAACAGAAACCAAAAATGTAGTTGGTGGAAGATATTGGGACTCTGCAGAGAAACGTTGGCGAGATCAAGAATAATGAGAGCTGTTGAATTCCTAGTTGAATCAAAGGAATCCTACCAAGTTGTATACAGTGCAATAAAGGATTTACTTCCATTGGCCATGGAAGAACTAGGACTAACTAACTTACCTGAAATTAACATTTTCAAATCAATGAATCAACAAGAGCAGCCTACATTTGGTAGTTTTTCCCCATCAGATATGACCATTAGTTTGGGTATAGATCGCAGACATCCAATTGATATTTGTAGAACACTGGCACACGAACTTGTTCATTTTAAACAACACCAAGAAGATCAACTTAATGCCAACAGCGGCGAAACTGGCAGTGATGAAGAAAACGAAGCTAATAGCGTAGCTGGCATTATTATGCGCAAGTTTAATAAAGCGCATCCAAATTACATTAACGGTTAATACGAACACACTATCTTAGGACCTTTGCGTTATATTAAGTGTGCGCCGGCTGCTGGCGCGGGACGGCCCGATTCGCTACCGGGAATCTCGAAAGTGAGCACTTTTTTTATCTAAACACTTGCTTTTGTGAAATAAGTAATCTATAATTAACTATAATTCACTATAAAGGATCTTTATGACAGCACGTATGTTCAGCGGCGATCAAAAAATTAAACTAACACAAATTATCAATGAAGGCATGCAAGTAATGGCCGAAGTTGAAGCACTAAGCACAGGGCTCAACGAAACCATCAAAGCAATTGCTGAAGAACTTGAAGTTAAGCCTGCTATTCTTAAAAAAGCAATTAAGATAGCCAGCAAGAGTAAACTAGGCGAGACCAATCGCGATCACGACGATCTAAATACTATATTGGAAACTGTAGGCAAGACACTTTGAACGACAGTATCCGTAATGTTTTTACGTGGATCAAAAACGACTATAAAACTAACCCTGTTCGTTTTATCGTTGAAGCTGCGGCTTGGGTTATTTCAATTGGATGCAGTATCACTATGGCACTCACTGTACCTAATCCGCCTCTTATTTACATTTATCCTGTTTTTATTATTCAGTGTTGTATGTATGGGTGGGCTAGTTATAGCCGTAGATCTTTTGGCATGCTGGCAAACTACTCACTGCTGATTACAATTGATAGTATAGGATTAACAAGGATGCTTACACAATGAGTTATGTTGACGCACTTTTTGATAAAGAGAACGACAGGATTCATGTAGTAGAACGAGTAGAAGGTCGCAGGGTATATCAAGAATATCCTGCTAACTATCTATTCTACTACGACGACCCTAGAGGTAAATTTACAACCATATACGGTACGCCTGTCAGCAGGTTTAGTACTCGTAACGGCAAAGAGTTCTATAAAGAAATTAAAATACATCCAAAAAATAAACTGTGGGAATCTGACATTAAACCATTGGTAAGATGTTTAGAAGAAAACTATTTAGGTAAGGATGCACCTAATTTGAACATTTGCTTTTTTGATATTGAGGTGGACTTTGATCCTGTGCGCGGGTACAGCAGACCCGAAGATCCATTTAATCCCATTACTGCAATTTCAGTTTACTTGTCTTGGCTTGATAAATTGATTACACTAGCAGTACCACCAAAAAGCTATAGCTGGGATACTGCACAAGAAGTAGCCAGTCAGTTTGATAATTGTTTTATCTTTGCTCGCGAAGATGATATGATTAAAACATTCCTTGACCTCATTGAGGATGCAGACATACTAAGCGGGTGGAACTCAGAGGGCTTTGACGTTCCGTATATGGTAATGCGTACTATCAAAGTACTCAGCAAAGACGATACCCGTCGTTATTGCTTATGGAATCAATTTCCTAAAAAGAGAACCTTTGAACGTTTTGGTGCTGAAAACATCACATTCGACTTGATTGGTCGTGTGCATATGGACTATATGCAACTGTATCGCAAATACACATATGAAGAACGTCATAGCTACAGCTTAGATGCTATCGGCGAGTACGAACTTGAAGAACGCAAACTCCAGTACGAAGGTACATTGGATCAATTATACAATAAAGATTTTCCTAAATTTATTGACTACAACAGGCAAGACACCATGTTGTTGGCCAAGTTGGATAAGAAACTTCGCTTTATTGATCTTGCCAACGAATTGGCACACGACAATACTGTATTGCTTCCTACTACTATGGGGGCTGTGGCTGTTACCGAACAAGCCATTATTAATGAATCACATCGTCAAGGTTTAATAGTTCAAAATAGGAGTAATCAAGATGAACAAGGTGAAACGCAAGCAGCAGGTGCCTACGTTGCTTACCCCAAAAAGGGTATGCACGAATGGATTGGAGCAATCGACATCAACTCGCTCTATCCCTCGGCTATTCGTGCCCTCAACATGGCATGTGAGACTATTGTCGGACAGCTCAGACAAACAAGGACCGATCAATACATAAAAGAAAAAATGGATGCAGGTTCAAGTTTTGCAGACGCCTGGGAAAACTTGTTTGGTAGCTTAGAATATACCAGTGTAATGAATATGGAGCCTGGCACAGACATAACCATTGACTGGGAGGGCGGCGGTAATGATACTATGTCTGCCGCTGATGTTTGGCGTTTAGTATTCGAAGGCAATCAACCTTGGATACTTAGTGCCAATGGTACTATCTTTAAGTACGATGCTAAAGGTATTGTGCCCGGATTACTGGAACGTTGGTATGCAGAGCGTAAAGAACTTCAGGCTAAGAAGAAGGAAGCTAAAACAAATGAAGATAAAGCATTCTGGGACAAACGTCAGCTGGTTAAAAAGATTAATCTCAACAGCTTGTACGGCGCTATTCTTAATCCTGGCTGTAGGTTTTTTGATAAGCGAATTGGCCAATCGACTACCTTAACTGGGCGTGTTATTGCTAGACATATGGATGCACATACCAATGAATGCATAACAGGCAAGTACGATCATACAGGTGACTCTATTATTTACGGTGACACAGACTCAGTTTATTTCTCAGCGTGGCCAGTTATCAAGGATGACGTTGCTGCTGGTAATATGAAGTGGACTGAAGAAATGTGCATCGAACTGTACGATAACATCGCCGATCAAGTTAATACCAGTTTCCCGGGGTTCATGGAAAGAGCATTCCATTGTCCAAGAGAAATGGGCAGTATTATTGTTGGCGGCCGAGAGCTAGTAGCTAGTAAAGGGTTGTTTATTAAAAAGAAACGCTATGCAGTTCTTATTGTCGACCTTGAAGGAAACAAACAGAATGTCAATGGTAAGTTAGGCAAGGTAAAGGCAATGGGGTTGGACTTAAAGCGTAGTGATACTCCTAAGGTTGTACAAGACTTTTTAAGTGAACTATTATTAGCAGTACTAACAGGTGCCGAGAAGAAAGAAATCTACCAACGTGTGTTAACTTTTAAATTGAGTTTTCAAGAGCGGCCGGCTTGGGAAAAAGGTACACCTAAACGTGTAAACAACTTAACTAAGTTTGCCGAACTTGAGGAACGTAAAGGTAGATCTAATATGCCAGGGCATGTACGTGCAGCAATCAATTGGAATTCGTTGAGGCGTATGAATAGCGACAATCGCAGTATGAGCATAATCGACGGAATGAAAACTATTGTTTGTAAACTAAAAGCAAATCCATTAGGATTTACATCTGTTGGCTATCCAACTGACGAAACTCACATACCACAATGGTTTAAAGACTTACCATTTGATAACGACCTAATGGAAGCAACTATTGTTGACCAAAAGGTTGATAACTTATTAGGAGTTCTGGATTGGGACATTAGAGACAATACCGGAACAAAAACTACATTTGATCAATTATTCACGTTTGAATAATTTCATCGAAACGTTTGCAAAATCTAAATATATCATGTATTATATCAACTATTATAAGGAACCACTATGAAAGACGCACTATTAGATATGGTCAAGCACACACACAACCTGGGTGTGATTGACTTAATTAAAATTACAGGTACAGAAGAAGAAACTCTTGTTAACGCTATTGCAGAAGACAAAAGTGTTATTCTTGATGCTACCTTTCATGGTCCAGTGGCAGAGTTCATTGGACAGTTTGGAATGCCTAACTTGGGCAAACTAAACACTATTTTAAATATTCCTGAATACAAGGAAGATGCACAAATTAGTATTAGCAGACAAACTGTTAATGGTGCCGCAGTACCATCTGGCATCCACTTTGAAAATAAAGTAGGAGACTTTAAAAACGACTATCGCTTTATGGGTGCATCTATTGTTAACGACAAGATCAAAACAATGAAATTTAAAGATGTTAAATGGGGTGTCGATGTTGCTCCTACTGTGCTAGGTATACAACGATTTGTATTTCAAAGCCAGGCTAATAGCGAAGAAACAACATTCATTGCTAAAGTAGAAGGTAAGGATCTTAAATTCTATTTTGGTGACAACAGTACCCATGCAGGTAGCTTTGTATTTGAAACTAATATCTCAGGCAATTTAACAAGAGGTTGGCCATGGCCTGTTAATGTTGTTAAAAACATTTTAGGTTTGCCGGGCGATAAAACTATGCGTTTTAGCGATGAAGGTGCAGCACAGATCACAGTTGATTCTGGCATTGCTGTTTATAATTACACCATACCTGCAATGACAAAATGATAAAAGGTCTCATGGGCGAGCGGCATGTAATAGTTACAGGGGGCGATACCTCTGTGCCTTATATTAGTACCAATTCAAGTAATCCCGCACAAGGTATGCTTCGTATTAACGGTACAAACATGGAGGTGTTTAATGGCGCAAATTGGATTGTCATGAACACCAGCTATGCTACCGTGGGACTCAGCAATCAAGCACAAGAGGCCATAGACTGGGCCCAGTACAAGATGCAGCAAGAACGTGATATAGAATTGCTTAAAGATCAGTATCCACAGCTAGTAGGTGCCATCGAAGAAGTGGAACAAGCTAAAAGTAAATTAGATTTACTATTGGCATTAACAAGAGATTATGATGTCGCAGGATAATTTAACCGCTAAACAAAACGACTACGCTGTATTCTTACCAGCTATATCGGGATTCTATGCTACTTTTGTGGGGAAACAACGTGTTAATAACGACTACGTAGATCCTGCACGTTTTCCTCAAGGCTTAACAGACATGGAGCAGATGAATTGGTTAGATGATCAAAAAGGTCTGTTTCCTTATCGCTGGAGTCTTTATAGTGCAGGGCATGCCAACTTAGATCTGAATAAACCAGACGCCAGTGAGGACATGGTTCGTAATCGCAAGCCTGGCACTTTTATGTTAGGTGATTCGGGCGGATTTCAGATTGCCAAGGGCTTGTGGGAAGGCGAATGGCGTGACCCTAATGGCCCAGAAGTTACACAGAAAATGGCAGCTATGCAGGCATTGGGTATCGAAGCTCGGCCTGTACTAGACAAAGCTGGCAATCCTGTAATGAAAAAAGGTGTACCAAAGACTGTTAACATTAATCACGCCAAACTGTATCAAGATAAAATTGATGCAGCACAAAAGAAACGCGGCGGTGTGCTTACTTGGTTAGATAGTATTTCTGACTATGGAATGATCTTAGATATTCCAACTTGGGTTATTCATGACAAGAAAGCCAGCAATGCCTGCGGTATTACTACCTTGCCAGAGGCGGTTGCAGCAACAAAATACAATAACGAATACTTTATGCGTCATCGCCGTGGCAAGAACAACGGTGGTGCAAAATACTTAAATGTATTGCAAGGTGATAATCATACCAGTGCCGAGGATTGGTATCAGGCTATGAAAGTATTTTGTGATCCTACAGTCTATCCAGATAAACACTTTGATGGTTGGGCAATGGGCGGACAGAATATGTGTGATGTGCATCTTATACTAAAAAGATTAGTAGCATTACGCCACGACAACTTGCTGCAAGAAGGTGTACATGATTGGATGCACTTCTTGGGTACTAGCAAATTAGAGTGGGCAGTATTGTTAACTGACATACAAAGAGCTGTCAGAAAGTACGTCAATCCAGCCTTTACTATCAGCTTTGATTGCGCCAGCCCATTCTTAGCTACTGCCAATGGACAAGTATATCATGAGATTGATTTGCCGCACGAAGGTAAATGGTGTTATCGTATGAGCCCTATTGTAGATGATAAGAAGTATGCAACTGATATGCGCCCATATGGTGTTACTGCTGTACAAGAAAAGTGGGTTAGCCACTTTGACGAAAGTCCCATTAGCAGTCTGCTTAAAATGAAAGACATTTGCTATTACAAGCCGGGTGATGTAAATAAGAATGGCAAAGAAGGTAAAACTAGCTGGGATAGTTTTAGTTATGCATTATTGATGGGACATAATGTATGGACCCACATTGAGGCTGTACAACGTGCTAATAGAACATACGATGCAGGCGAGTATCCTGGTATGATGCGTAAAAACAATGGCGATTATGAAATGTTCAAAGACATAGTAGATGCTATCTTTGCTACAGATGTCAAAGAAGAATCAGAGGCTATCATAGAACACTACCGTAACTATTGGATGGATATTATTGGTGGTCGCGGATTCATTGGCAAGAAGGCCCTTAACGGTCGCACAAAGTTTAATGATTTGTTTGAAGAAAAGGAAATATCATGATTAGAGAAGGTCACGAAGAAGTAAGTTTCTTCTACGGCATTGAAATTGAGCGCACACCTGCATACGGTAAGAAAACCCTGTTTGTAGTCGGAGTACAACCCGAAGATGATATTGCCCAACACATCAACGGATGCGAGCATATCTACTTTGGTGCTAACATGAGTTTTCCCAATCCTGATGTTAACGATGCTAACACTTGGGACCAGTGGCAAGATATGATTACGCCGTTCCTGAGAGCAGGTTACCTGTGCTCATTGGATATCGATGTTCGATCTGTAGAAGGCCTACTAGAGTGCGGCCTTACTGAGTACCACAACTTTATCCCTGTGATATCAGTCAAAATACCCTACTTGCAACAGCTGGGATATAATGCCACTGTCAAAATTGATGACAAAGATTTTGATGCCACCAATCCCGGCGTATGGTGCCATAGCCTACACGCCTTAACCAACCCTGCCAACTTTACCAGCTGGCGGGAATACACCAAAGACTCTGTATTATAATTCAAAGTCATTGACTTTGTTGTCGCCGCAGTGTATACTGCATATCTATCAACTAACTTTATTTAATAAAGATGTTTACACAAACCGAAACTGCACTAGCAGAAAAAAGAAATCGTATTGCCGACCGAGCAAAGAGATTAATTTGGATCACCTTCCGTAAAGAAGGTATCCATATGTATCCAGCAGCAGCAACCGATCCAGCACTGGCAACCGGTGATGAATATGATGTGAGTTTCCTAGGATTTCCGCATCGTCATATATTTCACTTTAAAGTTTCTATCCAAGTATTTCATGCCGATCGTGATATTGAATTTATTCAATTTAAACGTTGGATTGAAAACTTGTACAAAGATTCACTACAACTAGATCATAAAAGCTGCGAAATGATTAGTGATGAACTATATCAAGTTATTGCTACTCGATACCCAGATAGAGATATAGAAATCGAAGTCTCCGAAGATGGAGAGAACGGTTGCAATATTTTTTACCATCGCTACAGTGCCAAACAAATTTCTGTTTAACTTTATTAAAGGATTATATTATGTCTAATCATCAACTTAAAAAATATTTTGTCATGAAACCAGAAGTGAGTCGTATTTTTGACGACCTCGATAAGTATTGCAAATTTTGTGCGGATTATGGTTTTCCGTTTAACGAAGCCCATCTGGGCAATGAGTATAGCCCATTTGGAGACTATATACGTTTCCAGAATGGACGCTGGCCTCGTGACAACTGGGGATGGATGATACGTCAAGGACGTCGTTATGGAAACGATGCTCGTTAATAAGGAATATCATGCGTAAACTTTATTACATGGGTCTTGAACCTTACAAGGCCAGATACACTCTACAACTGCAAGAGTGGAATCGTGCTGTTTTTGAACAACGCGGCATTGACTATGTTATAGTACCCGGCGAAACACTCAGCAACGATCAAGCCATTGTAACTGGACAAGTACTGGATGCACACGGCCGCACATACTTTGGTATGAGCCAGTTGATGAATCTAATTAGAATGATGAAGGCAGGAGAACTCAACAATGAAGATGTTATTTACTTTGAAGACATGTTTCAGCCTGGAATCGAAAGCCTCCCGTATATTCTTAAACAGATCGATAACAGTCACCGGCCTAGGATTTATGTTCGCTGTCTTGCTCAGTCCATTGATCCTGACGATTTTGTTCATGTATGGGGTATGCAAGATTTCATGGGACACTATGAAAAAATGGTGGACAGCTTTGTCGACGGAGTACTGGCCACCAATGAAGAAATGGTAATGCACATGAAGGTTGCAGGCTGGAAAAGTCCTATCTACAATATTTCAGGCTTGGCATTTGGCAAGGCAGAAGTACGTAGCCGTGTGCCTGGCGAACTAAAGGACTTTGGTGATCGCACCATGCGTGTGGGCTTTGCTGCACGTTGGGATCAAGAAAAGCAACCAGACTTTTACATGGATCTTATCGAAGCCTGGCATGCACGTTTTCCGGCACATCCAGTAGAGTTCTGTATCTTCAGTGGTGCAAAACTAAAGAGCAACAACGACAGCTACATGGCTCGTACACACAATCTTGCAGCACGTGGCCTGCTGACAATCTATGAGGACTTGGAAAAGAACGACTACTATGCTCTCCTTAATGATACTCGTGTGCTTTTTAATTGCGCTTTACAAGATTGGGTCTCAAACACTGTATCAGAAGCGGACACTCTTGGTTGTAATGTACTTTACCCTGCTTATCGCAGTTTCCCCGAAACCTTTGCTAACGATCCTACAAGACTTTATATCCCTTGGAGCATCGATGATGCATTGACCAAGCTGGAAGATCTACTGGGTTATGCACACGAACGCCAAGGCGAGATCAGTGACTGGAATGATGGTACCATTGATCGCGTGGTTGATATCTTGCAAGGTACAGGCGAGAAATGGCTGCGTATGAGCACAGACTATCGGAAACACACACACGAAACAAAATATTAATATGAGTAAAAGAGTTGTAATTACTGGTGCATTTGGATTTATTGGCAGTCATACCGCCAAGACTTTTAAAGAAGCAGGGTATTATGTTATCGGTGTTGATCGCACTATAACTATACCCAAGGCTGCACATTATATGGACAATATGCTAGTAGCCGACTACACCGATGTTGCTGCAACTGCTGCAAAAATAAATAATGCAGATGCTATTATACATTGTGCAGGTACAAGTCTAGTAGGTCCTAGCATGACCAATCCTGGTGAATATTATAACAATAATGTGTCAAAAACTAACATTTTGTTAGATCAATTGCACGGTTGGTCAGGTAAAATTGTTTTCAGTAGTAGTGCTGCTACCTACGGTAATTACTGTTCTAATCCTATTAGTGAATCTTCTAAACAAGAACCAATGAATCCATATGGGTGGAGTAAACTCATGTGCGAACAAGTGATTGCAGATCATTGCAATGCACACGGATACAAAGGTATTGCATTACGTTATTTTAATGCCTGCGGAGCGGATGCCGGAGGAGCATTAGGTCATACTGCTGATGCTACACATATCATTCCTCGGATATTAGGTGCATATCAAAATAAGAAATCATTTGTATTAAACGGAAATGATTATGATACCGCAGATGGCACTTGCATACGCGATTATTTGCATGTAACTGATATCGCGCAGGCACATTTAGAATCTGTGTGTTTGGCTGAAAGTTTCGATCCCGGAAGGTTCGAAGCATACAACTTAGGAACTGGCCATGGCTATAGTAATAAAGAAATTATTAATGCATGTAGTTATGCTGTAGGAGATACAATCAATGTAGATATTGGGCCACGCCGTGAGGGTGATCCAGATAAACTTGTAGCCGACAGCGTAAAATTTAAACAACTAACCTCTTGGCGGCCACGCAATAGTACTATCGAAAATATTGTAGCAACTGCATGGCAATGGCAAAAAACCCTATCATAATTATTGACTCTGTTGGTCTAAATAATATATAATACAAACATGGCAATCCTCTGCCTTAACATCGGAGAAAAATAAAATGAGTGAAACAGACAACAAAGAAATTTATCTCGGCGATCATATTCGCTCTAAGATGAAACGCGATAACAAACGCTTTTGGGCAGGCGATAATATTAGCGAATATATCAGCGGATTGGATAAAGACATTTTAATTGACGAAGCTACACTAGCATTTGAAACTGTACTGGATAGATTATTAATTGATCGTGAAACAGATCCTAATAGTAAAGGTACTGCACGTCGATTAGCTAAAATGTATTTTAATGAAATTATGGAAGGTAGATATGAACCAGCACCGAATGCAACGGCTTTTCCAAATGATTCAGCAGATAGATACGAAGGCATGCTTGTGGTTAGAAGTGAACTACGCAGTATGTGTAGCCATCATCACCAGCCTGTATCTGGTGTCGCTTATATTGGGATTATCGCCGCAGAAAAGCTCATTGGTTTGTCTAAGTACACTCGTATTGCTCATTGGTGCGCTCGTCGTGGTACTTTGCAGGAAGAACTGGCCAATGACATTGCTAGAGAAATCCAAAAAGCTACAGGAGCAACAGACCTAGGTGTTTATATCCAAGCTACACATGGATGCTGTGAGAATCGTGGTATCATGGCACATAGCAGTCTAACTCAAACTACTGTGCTTCGAGGTGCATTTCAAACAGATCAAAGCACCAAGAAGGAGTTTTTTGATAACATCAAACTACAGCAGGAGTTTGCACCGCGATGAAAAAATGGAAAATATCACCTCAATACAAAAACAAAATAATTGAGCAGCAATATTGGTATAAAGGCAGTTTGACTATTTCACGGCGTGAGACATTTGAATATTCAGAATTTGTATGCTGGAACCATACCATGCCTGATATGAATTTAGAAAACATTGACGGAATTGAATTAACAAAAGGTACCGAATATAGTTGGAGTTTGTTAACGCTTGTTCCTAAAACTAGTGTATCAGTGGCTGCTTGGTTGTTTCCATCACAAGTCAATAGTGAAGAACAAATTAAAATTAAAAATTTAATTGGAATAGACATTTATAAATCATTGGAAGAATCTGGATGGATTTTTGATCGTTCGGAATACTGGTTTAATGATTTGTTAAAGATAGAAGAAATAGAGGAAGCACAAGATGGCAACTAAAAAAAAGAAATCCGAAGTAGTCAATGCTACTGGGTTGGATGTAGTAAAGATAGTTAAAGGTAATCATTTAACTGTTACAACTTTTCCGAATGGGCGCACTGAATTAAAATGGGATGACGAAGCCTTGCTTAATGAAGTGAAGGCTGCTATACTAAGTGTAGAAGCCCCTGTTAAGACATCTCGTAAAAAATCTGCTGCCTAAGGAGAACCATTGTGCCAAATTGGTGTGATAACAAATTAATTTTAGAACACAACGATCCGGAAGTAATTGAACGTGCTGGTAATGCCTTTGCCAAAGGTGAATTTTTAAACACCTTAGTTCCAAGACCAACAGAACATAACGAAAATTGGTATACATGGAATATTGAAAACTGGGGTACTAAATGGGACATTGGAGAAAACGACGGCTTCTTAGAAGTAACTCCAAATAAAATTACACTTAGTTTTACTAGTGCATGGGCACCACCGTTAATGGCATATAAATCATTACTAGATCAAGGATTTAGTGTATATGCAACTTACTACGAACCAGGAATAGGATTTTGTGGTATTTGGGATAACGGTGACGATCAACAATACGACTACAGTCATTTATCAAAAGAAGAGTTAGTCGATACTATACCCCCTGAACTGGATGAGGAATATGGTATTAGTGATTATTACGACAGTGACGATTTCTTATAATTTTAAGTACTAAATATAAAGCAAGGACAAAAATAATTATGACAAATTCATACAGAGTGTATCCAACATACGACAACGGTAGCATTAGTGTTTATTATAATATTAAGTCTGTAAACAATGATCGCGGTTGGAGCGTAACTGATACATATGTATCCGGATACGGAACTAGAAGTTTAGACAATCCAATTACACAGCAAGAAATAAACGACGACAATATGCATTTTCCAATGGATACATGTGTGTACAAAAATCAATTTCAAACATTCTACAAATTCTACGGTGATTTTACTCAAGAAGAAACAGATAGTATTGGAATTAATTGGGGAAGAGACGGAGTTAACGGAATTGACGATCAATGGATTATTGATGGTTCCTATATGCGTATTAGTAATCCAATTAAAATCTGTCTAGTAGATGAGAATGGTAATATTTTAGAAGATGATGTTCAAGCAGCTCAAATACTAAACGTATCCGAACAATAAGATAAATACATACAGCGGTCTATCGGCATCGTCCCGCTTTACAAACTCCGCCGCCTATGCTATAATTAACATAGGAGAAACAGCATGACCCCAATCACATACAAGTACACTAGTACAAAAGAGTACATAGACGCATTTCCTTGCGCTTATAGACAATGGAGGGCCGATAGTCATTGCAATATGAATCACGGTTACTCGTTTAGTATGAAGTTCTATTTTGGAACCAACGACTTAGACGTTCGCAACTGGGTTGCTGACTACGGCGGATTGAAAGAACTTAAAAAGATATTAGAAGACCAATTTGATCACACAACTCTGGTGGCACATGATGATCCAGAACTTGAGTTCTACAAAGAAATGGAACGCCGTAAGTTGGCCAAACTGACTATCCTGCCAGCCATGGGATGCGAGTCGCTGAGTGACATGCTGTACAAGTATGTCAATGGTGTTTATATCCCCGACTACTGGGGCGAAGGTGAAGCCAAGCGACTGTGGTGTTATCGTGTGGAAGTGCGTGAGACACAGGCCAATATGGCTTTCCGTGAAGGACATCGTGAATGGAACGAGGACTTATTTGCATGAGCATTAGTAACGAAAAATGGATTTATTTAAGAAACGAAATTGAGCATCGCGGCATTTATAGAGTGCCAGATGGGCAAGCAGCAATTCCAGCAAAAGCAGCAAATGATTCTTACTATTGGCAATTCTATTTGCGTAGATGTTTATTTGATCCTAAGTTTGTAACTACAGCAGCAGAACTTCTAATAGAAAAATTGCCGCATACTAATGTGCAAATTGGGGCATGCGAGGATGCAGGAATTACACTAGGATTTGGTATGGCTCAAATATTAGGGTCACCAATGATTAGTTTAAAAAAAACACGTAAATCGTACGGATTATTAAATTTCACCGAAGGCAGAGTAACCGGTAATCCTATTTTACTAGTTGACGACTTAGCAGGTAGCCAAGATACGCTAAAAAAATCAGTTAGATTATTGCAAGCATTTGATTTACCAGTAGCAGATCAATATGTAGCACTAATAAACAAAACAGTAGGTACACATACTGAAAACTATTTAAATCAAAAGCAGTTAATTAGTTTGTTTACCTGCAACGATTTTTCTCTAATGTGGAATGCATATGTTGCAAGATATCAACGTACTCCAGATTTTGGACCTTATTATTAATACTGAAAGACATAGCGAATGAATGCTAAAGAAAAAGAAGTAATGGATATTCTTCAAGAAGAATGTGCAGAGGTAATCCAAGCAGTTAGTAAAATTAATCGCTTTGGAGCCGACAATGTAAAACCGGGTAAACCTAAAACCAATCGAGAGCATCTTGAAGAAGAATTGGGCGATATGCTCGCAATGATTGACATTATGCTTGAGTTGGGTGTAATATCCATAGACAACTTAGAAGTTGCAAAAAAAGCAAAGATTGAAAAACTTAAGAAATGGTCTAACATTTATGAGCAAAATTAAAATAGCAGAGCTGTTCTACAGCATCCAAGGTGAAGGACGTTACATGGGTGTGCCGTCTGTTTTCTTACGTACATTTGGATGTAATTTTAAATGTGCAGGGTTTGGTATGCCACGCGGAGAATTAAGTATGGAGGCTGCTGGTATTGCAGCTACACATTCATTGGTTACCCCTTTTCAAAAGTATGAAGAGCTCCCGTTAGTAAGCACAGGCTGCGATAGCTATGCCAGCTGGGATCCAGCATTTAAAGATCTAAGTCCAATGTTAACGACAGATGCAATTGTAGAACGCATTATGGAAATACTTCCGCATGGTGAGTGGCGCGATGAGCATTTGGTTATCACCGGAGGCGAACCATTGCTGGGATGGCAACGTGCTTATCCAGATTTGTTAAATCATCCTAAGATGGCTGGCTTGAAAGAAATTACATTTGAAACCAATGGTACTCAGAAACTTGCTCTAGACTTTGCTTCGTATTTGCACACATGGAAATCACATCATGATCAAGACTTTTGGCGTGAGATTACCTTCTCAGTAAGTGCCAAATTGCCTTGTAGTGGTGAGCCGTGGGAAGAAGCTATTCTACCCGAAGTAGTTTGTGAATATGAAGAATACGGCACAGCATATTTAAAGTTTGTTATTGCCACACAGGAAGATTTTGAAGATGCAGAACGTGCCATTGCTGAATATCGTGCAGCAGGATTTACAGGGCATGTGTATCTAATGCCAGTGGGCGGTGTTGAAAGTGTGTATGCATTAAACAATCGTAATGTGGCATTGTTGGCAATGAAACACGGACTACGGTACAGTGATAGGCTACAAGTACCGTTATTTAAAAATGAGTGGGGTACTTAATATGAATAAAGAATTACTTAAAAATTTACAATTAATGGCTGGTGGAAGTTTTTATCCTGACATTAATCCGGATATACAAGAGCGTTTTGCAAAACTAATCCTATTAGAGTGCATTGATATATGTGATAAAGGTAGTACTACTCAAATGACCAGTTTGGGAGCAGCTGGCATGATTAAACAACGGTTTGGCATTAACTAGCATGAATTACTTTTTGTGTTTCTTGCTTGGTTATATTATAGGCGTATTATATATGTGCTATCGTTCCAACGAAGATGCTAGAGTAGATAGAGAATAACTATAAAGAAAGATTTAAAATCATGGGACTATTTGATAAAGTATTTGGAAAAAAAGAATCTATGCCGCCACCGGTTGAGGCCAACCCGGTTGTAGTCCCCGAAGAACCCAAAGCACCGAAAGCACGCCGTAGTAAAAGCAAGCCTAAAGAGCCTGTAGTAGCAGTATCGGTAACGTCAGAAAAAGATAAAGCTACTGCTGCCGGTGAACCATGGGTATCTGTTATTGGTGTAGAAATTGATCCTGATAATGTTGGCAATGGTGCATTCGAGCTAGACTGGAATGAGATTTTCTTGGCCAAGTTGGTTCGTGCAGGATACAAAGGAAAGACCGATCAACAAATTGTTGATTTATGGTTCCAAGAAATTTGCCGAAATGTATTAACCGAAGCATTTGAGCAAGAACAAGCAGATCCTGATGCACGTTATGTAAATAAAACAAAATTAGACTCAAATCGATCAGAGTACCGTTGACAGCTAAACAAATCTATGTTAACATTGCGGTATGACTACATACCTACTCATTGATTTAGCAAATACTTATTTCCGGGCTCGTCATGCTGCACACAGAGGCAGTACATTAGAAGAACGAGTGGCATTTGGATTACATGTAACTATGAGCAGCATTAATAAATGCTGGAGAGATCAACGTGCCGATCATGTGGTTATCTGCAACGAAGGCCGATCATGGCGTAAGGACTTTTATCCTCCTTATAAAGCTAATCGTGCAGTAGCCAGAGACGCTGCTACTGTAGCAGAACAAGAAGAAGATAAGATGTTTTGGGAAGGACTTGATTCTCTTAAGGATTTCTTCACCGATCGCACTAACTGTACTACCTTGCGTCATCCCGAGCTAGAAGCAGATGATTTAATTGCAGGGTGGATACAAAGTCATCCACTGGATAATCATGTTATTGTTAGCAGCGACACCGATTTTCATCAGTTGTTGGCTACTAACGTAAAACAATATAATGGTATTGCAGATGAATTGCACACCTTAGATGGCATCCTTGATAAAAAAGGCAAACCTGTAATTGATAAGAAGACCAAAGAACCTAAACGTATCCCCGACCCCAGCTGGATACTATTTGAGAAATGTATGCGTGGCGACCCCACTGATAATGTCTTTAGTGCCTATCCGGGTGTGCGTACTAAAGGCAGCAAGAACAAGGTGGGATTGGAAGAAGCCTACAACGACCGAGATCATAAAGGATTTTCCTGGAACAATCTCATGTTGCAACGTTGGTCTGACCACAATGGTCAAGAGCACAGAGTTAAAGACGACTACGAGCGCAATCGTGTACTAGTTGATTTGTCTGCCCAACCCGATAATATTAAACTGAAGATAGCCGAAACTATTATTAGCAATAGCGTAGTAAAATCCAAACCCATGGTTGGCGCACAGTTTTTAAAATTTTGTGGCAAATTTGAATTAAACAAGTTAAGCGAGAATGCTACTAGTTTTGGTGAATTGCTAGGATCAAGTTATCCCAATCCAGTTATATGATTGATTGTCTAATTATAGGTGACAGCATTGCTGTTGGTACAAAACAGTTTCGCCCTGATTGTGTAGCCATTGCCAAAGGCGGAATTAATAGTTGGCAATGGCGCCGGCAATATCTTGATGGAGATCAAGGTGCATTACCCAAAGCCGAAACGCTAATCATTAGTCTAGGATCAAATGATCACAAAGGTGTACACTCTCGAGAAGAGATTTCACGGATACGTCAATTGGTATCTGCTAAACGTGTCTATTGGATCATGCCTGCTATTAAACCCGAGATACAAGCAATAGTCCGGGAAGTAGCATCTGGCTTCGGCGATACTGTTATTCCTATTACTCGATTACAACCAGATGGTATTCATCCCAGTTGGGCAGGGTATAAAGAGATAGCAGAAAAAACAAAATAAAGGATTAATTATGAGTTCAATGATTGCTAAAACAGTTATTAAAAATAAATTTTGGATTGTCGAAAACAATGGCCAAAAAATAGGTACTATACAGGCCGCGCCCGATGGTGTTGTTCTAGTACGTGGTACATCACGTGAAAAGTTTCCATCATTTAAGATATTAAGTTCTAAATACAACATTGCACCTACCAAGATAGGGAAAGCAAAAAAAGAGAATACCAACCAAGTTCTTGAATTTCCTTGTGATAGTATTCCCTATAATGGCATATTTGATTTAAAGTCCAGGTTGCCGTTGTTTACTAAAGAACCAAAAAGTAAAAGTTTTTACTGTGCAGGGTATTACTTAGTTAATATAGAAGGCGAATGGTCTAGTGTGTTTTGTCCTAAGAAAATTGTGTTAGCCAGAAATAAATTTTTTGGTCCATTTATCACACAGAGCGAAGCAAATTCTAAATTATTGGAAGTAATACAATAAAGAGTTAATTAACTACGCATAAATAAAGTACATGATGATATATCAAAGGACTTAGTTATGAGTAGACCTAAACCTGTTGTAATTTTAGAAAATCTAAATAAAACAAACTATAAATGCGACCAAGTACTAGCGTCGGATGGAATTTGGGCAGTTTATCACAATGGTAAACCTGTAAATTTAAAAACACAAAATATATTAGTAAGCTATCCTGGCCCAAAGTACAGAAAAGTATCTTTTTCAAATCCAGGGCATGCTATTAGTTTAGCCAAAAAATTAAACACTCAATTTAAAACTGAGAGTTTTACCGTTGTTTTATTAAATCAAGGGCCTGTTGTTTATTCAGCTGTATGACAATTGTTAAAACTCAACTTGAATGGTCTAAAGCATTAGTTGAGTTAAAAACAAAAAAATTTCCAGAGCAAGTAGAGCAGCACTCGATCAATTACTTCCGGATAAGGTATTGGTATAATCCTACAAATGATCGTAGCATGCGATTGACTTTTGAAGGATTTTCTGAGTTTGTGGCACTTGGTGTGCAACACTATTCACACAATCTCCAACACAATATTTTACCAAAAACTTTAGTACAATTAGAAAAGTTTTTAACACAACCTTATTTAATAAGGAATGAATCCTCTATTAGCACGTTTGACGATGTTACTAGTTTAGCTCTTACTCTATATAACAATAACCTCCAATCTTACCTAGATCATACGCAGAATATCTCTTGACAAGGTAAATACGTAAGTAGAAACCATGAGTTTCTATTAACATTACACACAGGAGAAAAATATGTTAAACCAGCTAGCCGGTTATTTCCAAAAGATGTTTCAGGCATTTGAAAAGCCACAAACTTACGGATCAGCATTAGAAGAATACATTGTCAGACACGCACCACAAAATACATGTGATGTAGATCGTCTTACACGCCAATTTGATATGCATCACGCAGGAAAGGGTTGGATATGAAATTACTTAAATCAATTTATAACTTTTTGGGCGACATGGGCAAGGCCCGTGCTGCTACTCATCTTGCACAACGTGGCGACCATGTAGGTGCTAAAAGGCTCATGATGGAAGACTTTAAAGGGTGGATTTAATTCACCAAAAAAAACTGTTTAGCTATTGCATTAAGTAGATAAATAAGTTAACATACACACAAGGACACAATTATGTTTACACCCGATTTTTACATCGATCTCTTCCAGTCATCTAAAAGAATGATGACCAACAAAGTCTACACTGACGATAGACTGAATAAAGTTGCAAATAATTTTATTGATGCTCAAACAGTATTTGGTAAAATGATAGTCAACAACACAATCGAAATGCTCACTTATAGCGTTGACTCAATGAGTAAAGTTTTCTATCCTCAAACGGAGGAAAAAACAGTCAAGGCAAAGACTGTCAAAAAATCAGCCGACACAGACATTAACACACAAGGAGAATAATATGTCAACATTTGAACTACCAAAAACACCAGAAATTAAATTCAACAAAAACGGGTATGAAATCCGCACTGATATCTTGGGCATGGCTAAAAGCCTGGTACAAGACGATTTCCATGCTAAATTCCAAGGATGGGAATTGACTGCTACTCGTGACGAGAAGACAGGTCAAATTGTCAGTACAGTAGCAATGCCAACTTTTCCGGGACTGGACAAAGTGCTAGAAACTGCTGAAAAAATGTACGGTTTTGTAAACCAAGGTACTAGCAAAAAGTAAAAACTGCTGAAAAAACCAGCAAAAAGTGGGCTTTAGGCCCACTTTGTTGTTTAAAAACAACAAAAAATCCGTAAAAATTCCATAAAAAACGGTTGACTGCTAGCCCGAAAGGCACTATAATACATACATAGACAGCAACAAACAGGATAGAGATGGAAATAGCAGTAACAGCAGTTTTAGTAATAACAGCAAAGTTCATGGGTATGAATGTTATTGCAGAGCTACTGGCCAATGTATTTCCTGAACTTTCTACTTTGGTTTAACCCTTAACTGAACGGAGTTAATTATGAATCTTAACGTCAACGATACAGTTACTTGGTCTTCTAGTGCAGGCGTTCTCGAAGGTGTTATCACTAACATTTCGTTGAACCTCAACGCTGCCAACCAAGTTGTTCCTTGGATTGATATCTTAGTTGGTCAGATTGCCGGACATGATTATTCAGTTCGCCTGTGTGCCACTCATCAAAATCTCAAGGCAATGCGTGTTACTAAACTTGAAATTGAAACTGTTTAACCTTTAACTAACTGGAGTCTACTATGAACATTACTCAAATTAATACCGCTATCATGTTTGGTGATTTTACTAACGATCAGCTGACCAGCATTATTGATGCAGTTAAGTTTGCCCGTGCCCAACTAACAAAACAGAATCGCCGTGCTCTAGACTTAGGCGACACTGTACAGTTTCGTGACTCCAGGCGCGGAATGTTAGTACGTGGTACTGTTCAAAAAATTGCCATTAAGTTCGTCACAGTGCGAACTACCAACGGTCTTTGGAAAGTTCCTGCCAGCATGTTAGAGCTGGTTTTGGATGAGGCTGTAGTAGCCTAATAGGTGTTGCAAAAATACCACAATCAATACCCATACAATTGTGCGGGTTATTGATTGTATGCTATAATACATTTTTATTTAACTTGAAAGGTTATCATGGCTACTCAGATTTCAGATGCACGTACAGTTACTCCAGTTGAGGCACGTCGTGGTCTCATGCGTTGTTTTAAGAAACAACGACCTGTGTTCTTTTGGGGTCCCCCAGGAATTGGTAAGAGCGAGCTGGTAGCTGGCATTACTGAAGACTTGGGCGGGCATATGATTGATCTGCGTCTAAGCCAGATGGATCCAACTGACCTGCGCGGCATTCCTTTCTTCAACAAAGAAAAAAGTAAAATGGATTGGGCTCCTCCTATTGATTTGCCCGATGAAGAAATGGCCAGTCAGTATCCTATTATTGTTCTGTTCCTTGATGAGCTAAACTCAGCGGCTCCCAGTGTGCAGGCGGCGGCTTATCAACTTATTCTAAACCGTCGTATCGGCAAGTATGTATTGCCTAAGAATGTTGTTATGGTTGCGGCCGGTAATCGCGAAAGCGATAAAGGCGTTACTTTCCGTATGCCTAGTCCATTGAGCAATCGTTTCATTCATATGGAACTACGAGTAGACTTTGAATCCTGGCAGACATGGGCAGTTAACAACAAGATCCATAAAGATGTTGTCGGTTACTTGAGTTTTGCTAAACAAGACTTGTTTGACTTTGACCCACGCTCTAGTACACGGTCCTTTGCTACACCACGTTCGTGGGTCTTTGTTAGCGAACTGCTAGACGACGATGATGGTATGGACTCTGGCACTGTTGACTTGATCTCTGGTGCAGTAGGCGAAGGGCTTGCAGTTAAGTTTATGGCTCATCGTAAAGTAGCAGGTCAGATGCCCGACCCAGTTGAAGTGTTGAAAGGTCGTATCACTGAACTGAAAATTAAAGAGATCAGTGCCATGTACTCTTTGACTATCAGCTTATGCTATGAACTCAAAGATTCTTTTGATAAACTGGGTCCAAAGTCAGAAGAGTGGACTAAGATGACGGATAATTTCTTCCGCTTCATCATGGATAATTTCACTACTGAATTGGTAGTTATGGCATCGCGTATTGCTATTACCACATACGGCATTCCGTTTGTGCCTGGCAAGATCAAGAACTTTGACGAGTTCCATAAGCGTTTTGGTAAGTACGTGGTTGCCGCAGTTAAATAAAAAAGGGGCGCAAGCCTCTTTTTTATCTTGACAAACGGATAAGAATAATGTATAATACAATTTTAACCAGGATATATTATGTCTGACACTACCCTAGCAGAAAAACAAAAAGTCGTTACAGTTACCAATCCTAAAATTGATGCAATTGCCCGCGAAAAACTTATTACAGCTCGTGTAGGTTTGTTATTGCGAGCTGGGTTTTTTGGTAACTTGGCAACTCGGTTAAAACTAATTAACGGCGATAGCTGGTGCTCTACTGCCGCTACCGACGGACGTAATTTTTGGTACAATAGCGAATTCATTAATCGTCTAAGTTTAAAAGAATGCGAGTTCTTGTTTGGGCATGAAGTGTTGCATGTGGTATATGATCATTTAGGACGTCGTGAAAATCGTGACCCGGTGCTTAGTAACATTGCTGCCGACTATTGCGTTAATCAAGATCTAGTAGATCACAATATTGGTCAGAAGATTACCACTGTTCCAATTCTACTAGATCGTAAGTATCGCGGCATGAGCTACGAAGAAGTCTACGACGACTTGTATAAGAATGCTAAAAAGATTGACATTAAAAAATTGATTGATCAAATGCTAGACGAGCATCTAGACGAAGATGACAGTGATGGCAATGGTGATGGTGATCAAGACGGCGATGGCAACGGTCGGCCTAAACTGAGCAAAGACGAACGTAAAGCCTTGCGTGACGAAATCAAAGAAGCAGTATTGCAGGCTGCACAGGCCGCTGGTTCTAATGATTTGCCCGATGGTGTCAAGCGTCTAATTAAAGATATGACTGAGTCGGTTATTGACTGGCGCGAATTGTTGTTGCAACAGATTCAAAGTACAATCAAAGATGACTACAGCTTCATGCGAGTTAACCGCAGAGGCTGGCATATGGATGCTATCCTGCCAGGTACCAAGTATGGAGAAACTGTTGATATCTGTGTAGCCATTGATACTTCAGGTAGCATTGGTAACGAAGAACTTAAAATATTCTTAGGAGAAATCCAAGGCATTATGGATTCTTATACCGACTACAAAATTAAAGTGTGGTGTTTTGATACTGATGTTCATAACATGCAAGAATTCACACAAGACAACATGAAACAAATTTCCGAGTACGAGCCAGCAGGCGGCGGTGGCACTTTGTTCGAAGCCAATTTTGAATTCATGAAAGAGAACGGAATTGAGCCTAAGAAGTTGGTTGTGTTCACTGACGGTTACCCAAATGGGTCTTGGGGTGATGCCAACTACTGCGACACCGTTTGGATTATTAAAGGTAATGAATCTGCTCAACCACCGTTTGGTATCTGGGCTCACTACGAGGATGCAGTCAAATGAAAATTGTAAATCCAGACTCTGTAAAACGTCTTAAACAAGCTCGTCAAGTAATTACAGACTTACAAATTAAGTTACTAGATTGTGAGCGTTACTTGGATGATTTGGCTCGCTCAGCTGAGATTTCAATCATGACAAGTCAGCCACATCTATTAAATAGTTTTGTCGAAACTGCAAACGAGTATCTTAAAGATCGATTAGATTTAGAAGATCTGGCCAACGAAATTGTTTTTAATGACGTTACAATCACTACAGTCATTCCAGATTAATCCGTTAAACGTACACGGATTACGTAAATTAGATCATTGCCCGCCACATTTTTTTGCGGTGGACTTTGATCTAACCGGGCCTGCTAGTCAGATAGTCAATTGGATATTTGAAAATCTTGAAGGTAGGTTTTATTTTGGTGATGTGGTATCTATTGCTGAAGGTAGCAGTGGATTTTCTATGCGTAAACGTGCCGGATTTGAGATACATAGCGAAGCATCGTATTTTGCATTGGTGCTGTCAGACATTAATAGTTTTAAATTATAAAAATTTATTGGCCGATGACCATTACTATTAAATAAGTGTATCATCGGAGAATCAATTTATGTCTGAAGTTTCAAATACTGAATCTAGCGAGATTCCGTCAAACACAACACCAACATTAAGTTTAAACGACTTAAACATAATGTTACAGATTATAGAAACTGTAACAAAAAGAGGCGCCTGGAAACCGGACGAACTTTCAAGTGTGGGCGCAGTATACGATCGTATTACAACTTTTGTTAATGCAGCTAATGCAGCCAAAAATGACGAAACAAACGATAGCACCACTTAAAGGAAATTATTATGTATAAACATATTGGCAAACATAACAACAAAAAAATTGTATTAATATTTAGAACCCTTCCCGGAGAAGATCATATGTGCTTAGTTGCATATAGTGATTTACTTCCAAGAATGTATCACGACACAGTAATGTCGGTTTTAGAAAGTGCGCCGGGTCAAGCAGCCGAAAGTTTGTCAGATGTCTTATTTAGAAATCTAATGTCTGATGGAACTAATTGTCTGGAAGCATTACATAAAAACGGATTACTTAAAAAAATCCCAACCAATCAAGTTATACTAACACCTAATAGCACTAGCTCTGTTCGTTTAGATGAAATGAATACAATCTTAAATGAAATGGCACAAGGCGAAAGTGCAATTAAGCGTCTTGCTGAGTTAGATGCGGATCGTGGAATGTCTGGTAAGAAGCGTAAACCAGAACCAAGAGAAGTAGGAGTCCCTAGCTCTAGTAGATCCATTCCTGCTTCTATTCAAGCACCAGTAGACCAAGTGTTAAGTGATGCCGATTTAGCCAAAGACCGAATCAAACAAGCCGAGACTATGAAAGCCAATGCCGAGCAACTTTTAAAAGAAGCCGATCGTCTGTTAACAGAAGCCGCTGCGCTCGACCCTATAACTGCAAAAAATGTCACCCCAACCAAGAAAAAACCCGCGGTCAAAGCTAAAAAAGATTAATGTTTCTCCTCGAGATCAATGGAAAAAAATTCTTAAAGATGTAGAAAAAAATGAAATTCCTATTACGTTACTTCGGTCGCTTAATGTAAATCTAATAGATGGAACTGTAGTTAATATCGATGTTAAAGAATTGATCGACGAGGGAAACGATCCTAGCGCGATTGAAGAAATGTTAGATTCACGGTTAACAGCCTTGGATCATATTATTGTTGATGTTGACTTTTATGTTGATGTCGACGATGTTGCAAAAGCCATTCAACCCATAACCGACCAAATACTTAAAGACCTATGAACGTAACTTTAGTTTCATTCTCACAACCTACGACTGAATTTCAACAACAAGGTATTAACGATGCACAAGAGCTAATTGCCTACTGTGCTCGTGTAAGCAATCCGTCTAATCAATTCAATACTGAATCTAGTGAGAAACTTATTCGGTACCTGGTTAAACACGCACATTGGAGTCCACTCGAAATGGTTTCGGCTTGTGTAGAAATTGAAACCACACGGGATATTGCACGTCAAATTCTCAGGCACCGTAGTTTTAGTTTCCAAGAGTTTAGTCAACGCTATGCAGACCCTACTAAGGATCTTAGCTTTGTTCTTAGAGAGGCACGCTTACAGGATACCAAGAATAGACAAAACAGCATAGAAATTGATGCTAATGATGCAAAACAACAGGGTATTACTGCCGAGTGGAACCGTAGACAGCAAGAGGTAATAGATCTAGTACATGAGCATTATTCATGGGCAATAGACCAAGGTATTGCTAAAGAGCAGGCTAGAGCTATACTGCCCGAAGGTAATACTGTTAGCCGTTTATATATGAATGGCACATTACGTAGCTGGGTTCACTTTATAGAACTACGTAGTGCAAATGGTACACAAAAAGAACATCAACTTGTGGCATTGGCCTGTGCTAAAGCCATTGCTGCTATATTCCCGATGGCTGAAGAATACGTGTCAGAATAATATATGCAAGAGATCGTTGTCCATACATTTCTAGTAGATGCTTGGGCAGAAGATCCTAGTGTGTATGCCTCTGAGCCTCTATACGAATGGGAGACTAGTGAAGCAGGTCAATGGGTTATGGGACATGCTGTGGAAAAGCCTAGATGGGAACAAGCCATTGACCCCAACAACTACAATTATTCTTTTAAAGTTATTGCTAAGTTACACTCTGAGGATATAACTTATTTTTGCCTAAGATGGCTTTAAATTATTGAACTGGACCTGTATCAATAACTGGATTAGAATTTGTTACAAAAGTTTGCTGATCCGGTTCTGGTACTAAACTCTGAATGTCTTCCCAATTTGGTATTCCAGCTTCCAGTGCTGCTCGTCTTTTAACTTCAGATTCTGGTATAAAGTTTTTTATATATTCGTCTAACTCAGTGCCGTTTATATAAAGCCCATTCTCGTTGATTGGTACATTGATTGCTTTATTCCCGAATCCTTCAAATTCAACATATAAGTGGCCTAGCACTTTATTGAATGCTCTAATGTGATAGTTCATTTGTATATTCCTCTATTTGTTATTTTAATATTTTTCCATTTGCATCATGACATTGTGCGTCCATATGAATCTATCTGGCTCGTCACCTGCTGCATAACATTGATTTTTGCATGCTATTGTAGCAACAAGACCTTGTCCTGCATCAACTACTTCCACAATTCGTTCCCAACGGAATCCATTTACATCTTGCACTGGTAAATAATTGCCTAATGCCTGTGTACTATTAACATACGCACCATTTGGTAATGTCAACGGAGTATTGTCCGATAATGTTAATCTAATACCAGACTCACTGATTAGCGTTAATAAATTCTGTTGACTAATTCTATTACTTATTGTTGTGCCCGGCATTGTACCTTGTCTATCAATTGATAACAACAATAATGGATCACCGACAGCTATCTCAGCTGCTCTTTTAGTTGTATATGGCATATATGCATTAACTGCAACGCTACCGCCGCCGCCACCAAAGCCGCCGCCGCCGCCGCCGAGGCTGCCGCCGCTTTGTGTTACATAGCATGTGTCAGAAGTTGTCAATACGTTAGGAGAACTATATTGGAAAAGCCCATTGAAACTACTGGTGGTAGTAGTGGTCAGATATACACTTACTGTAAATGCTTGAGTTGTAGGGATATCATACGAAGCAGTCACTTCAAAATTTCCCAAATTATTTGTAACAGCAAACGCTCCAGAGCTGGATACAAAACTTGCCGGAACAGTCTCAGTATGATTAACAAACCAATAATATGTACCGTTTACAACATTTGTTCCATTTAAGACGTAAGTGAGTGTACCCCCTTCTGCTACGGTAACAGGAGATACTGACAAACGATATGTAGGAGTAGGGGCAACCGCAGGAGGTGCTGGAGGTGGTGGAGGTGGCGGAGGTGGAGGTGGTACTGGCGGGTAATATGGTGGTGTTTCAGGTGGTGGGTAATATGGTGGTGGGTAATATGGTGGTGGTGGTGGTGTATCGGGTGGTGGTGGTGGTGGTGGTGGGTAATATGGTGGTGGGTAATATGGTGGTGCTACCGGGACACTAGTGCTAGTATCAACAATTTGTATGTAATTACTAGTTGCAATAACAGGACCATATTGGCTACCTGTTCTTAATTGTAGTATGAAAAACTCTGGGCCTTCGTATACTTGGTCTTCAACTCCTCGCAGCGTAAAATTACTAAAGTTGTCATTGATAATTACAGTGCCCCAATTTTGTGCTAGGCCAAAATCGGCTGGAGTGACACCAGGGCTGCCGCCTTCGGCCAGTCCTAGTGTCCAGTATAGAGTTGTACCGTTTGGTACATTTGCTGTTCGTATTTCCCAAAAAACTTGGAATTGATTTTCTCTAATACTTGCACTGTAGCCCATTTTATATTATCCTTTTAGTCTTCTGTACATCATTGCTTCGTATGCTATTAAAATCATTCTAGGGTCCTGAATAGAATTTACTTCTTCTTGAGTAAACTCGATACTTAGTGCATAGTCATCTATGTCCTTTATAATTTGATTTCTTGTCTCCAAGTTTTCGTATCCTGGAATTAATTCGTTTAAATGTATCATATTAGTCTTTCATTGGGCCCCATAGAGCCTTCCAATCTTGTTCACCTACAAATAATCCTATTACAAAACATGTAGGTTCAAATATCAGTCGCACAACTTTACCAAATAGCGATCCTTTTGAACTTTTACCCATTTGATAAGCAAGCTCTTTGGCACGATGAATAGCTATTGGTCTCATAATATCTTCTGCTAATTTGCTTCTACGCATTAACTTAACATACGGAATCCCCCAAAATTGATAACCACGAACAGTAGTTGGGCTAAGGTGGTTAAATGTGAACTCAAGATCGGCACGCCATGTATCACGATCCATTTCACCTTTACGATAGAAATGCGTACAGATTACACGTCCGCCTCCACCACCACCACCACCTCCACCACCACCTCCGCCACCTCCATCGCCGCCGCCATCGCCGTCTCCAAAGCCATGGGCAACGCCAACGCTACCAGTTCCTCCGTCGCCGTCACCTCCGATTGTGCCTCTGCCCTCAGGACCGCCTTTTGCACCGCCAACGCCGCCGTCTCCAACTCCAACTCCAACTCCACCATCACCACCACGGCCGCCGCCACGGCTGCCAGGATCAACATATGGTGCATAGTACGGTGCATAGTACGGTGGGTAATATGGTGGTGGTGGGTAATATGGTGGTGGTGGGTAATATGGTGGTGGTGGTGTTAAGCTGGTATCTAATACTGTAAGTGCAATAGTACTAGAAGATACTATCACTGTTCCGCCAAGTACAATATCCACATAATATGTTAATGTTCCTTCTGTAACTGCATCCGATAGTGCAGTTAACGTAAAAGATCCATAATTGCTAGTCATTGTAAATGACCCAGATGATGCACTAAAGTCACTACCGCTAACAGCACCTCCACCAGTACGATAAAGATTCCAGGTATATGTACCGTTTACTATATAAAATCCTGTCATTATTACAGTAATAGTATCACCTTCGCTCATTGTAATAGTTGGCTGGCCAACGGAGTTAAAAGATACATAATATGTAGAAGGCGGAATATAATTTTGATCCGAGTACCCTTGTACCCAATAGAAAGGTAATGCATATCCCGGAGCATCTGTCATAACCGGATTAACTGTAATTCTGCGTAGTCCGCTTGGATCACAATAAACTGTGGTTCCAGAGGTTAGCCCACTTCCAGCAGGAATAGAATTATAGCTAGTGCCAGACATTTTTATTTTAAATGTATATGTGGTATTACTAGGTATGACAACATACCCAGTTTGAGTTAACGGCCAATAGTTGTAACGACTGTACGGAAAGTTATCATCATCTATTCCGGACACCCTATCAAATGTTCTTATATTTTCTTGTACTAGAATATCCCCAGTAGATGCTACTCGATATATAGCATACGTAATTGGCATATTTGATCTGATAAAATATTCTGCTACAATTTGATAAATTGTTCCTCTTCCAGTTGGATTATTGATAGTAAAAGTAGGCGACTCACCATTTAATGTTGGTGTAACAGCACCAATGCCGCCGCTAACTACAAATGTACCACCCGGCGAAGACCCCAGGGATCCTGCACCATTTATATTTAAACTGGTGGAATCGATTAATATTGGATAACCATACCCTACTGTATACCATGTATATCCAGATGCAGAATTAGAGTAAGAATATTGCACACCACCGTAGTCCACTGGTACTGTTGAATATATTTCTATACTAGTATCTGTTATAGTAACAATACTAGTTGTTGCAACCGGTTCACTATTTTCAGATGTACTTAAACTTATTGTAAATTGTTGGCTAGTTTCAGCTAATAAATCGGCCCTGGCTCTAATACCAAATGTGCCAACGTCGCCTTGAACTAAAAATGAACCTCTACATGCTCTTGAATTATCTTTTGCTATTTGTGCCCTAGTTGCTAAATTTTGAGCATAAGCAGTTGGGTTTTGCTGATTGTATGTTTGAACTGCACTACTAAATGTTGTCTTATTGGTTCCCAATCCGTGTTCCATCCAATACCTTATTTCAACTTCACTCGGAAACGGTTGTGTATCAGGATTGTCTTGATATGCTGCTAACACAGCCGATCTTGAATTAAGAACATATTGCCCCGCTAGTACCCCAGGTAGTAATTCATCTGCATTTCTTTGAGCTAAAATTGTAGATGCTCTTGCGCCACGATATCGAGATGACATATTTTGCTGGAATCCAAGTAATCCCCTGCATCTCCAGTCGGCTATTTCCGCCTCAGTTGGAACCAAAGGTGCATATGCACAACCGGCAAATGCATACAACACTTCCCAACGTGTATTTCTGCCTATTAGGTCTGCTCTTTGCTGTTGATTTGCCAGTTGCAGTGCAGGGTTGGCAGAGTTTGCAGATTGGATTGAAGCTATAAATGTAGCATTGTTTACCCCCAATCCGTAAGTCATCCAATATCTGATATCGCTTTCAATTGGAAACATTGGAGCCTGACTATAATCATAATAAGCAGCCAACACCGCAGCTCGTGTAGCTAGTATAGGTTGTCCGGTAGTGCCTATTGCATCTGCAATTCGATCTGCATCAATTTGTTGTGCAACAGCAGGACTTTTAGTTCTTGTTGTTAGTATAAAGTAGTTAAATGCTGTTAATCCATTTGTCATCCAATACTCAATGACTGCATCAGATGATGGTTTAAGAGGTGCAATGGGATTAGATGCAAATGCATACAACACATCAAATTTTGATGCTGCATAAAAGAAATCTGCTGGTTGTGTAGTTATATGATTAATACGCCAGTATAATCTTGTACCATCAGAAACTCCCGTGGTGTTAATAGTAAAAGTCCCTACACTTCCTTCGTTAACGGCAGCAGGTGTGTTAACAAAATCATATGTTACCTTTGACGTATCAGCAATTAGCACTGGTCCTTCCAACGAAGATCGTTGTAAGGCATCATATACCACCGCAATAGTAACATATTCTTCGCCTTCGGTTATCATGTCTGCTACCACTGTCAAACTGGCTGTTCCTACTCTTCCAACCATTGGGACAGTTTTTGTACTTACAACAAAATCCGGTGGGCTGGCAGTAGACGGTGTAGATACTACTATTTGAGTTAATTTAACTGCTAAGTCAGCGGTTGACACATTACCGGGTGCCAACACTTCAAAATTCATTGTGTCGCCTTCGCTTACTCTATAGATGAAATTTCTGAATCCAACCGCGTTATTATTATAAGTGGTCGCGCTAGCTGTACTATTATCAGCAATAGTAATATTATCGGTCGTTGCAACAACCGGTCCAGTTAAACTGTTTTGTCTTATTTCTACAATGAACTGTTCCGGACCTTCGGTGAGATTATCTGCAACTGCTGAAATCCCAAGTAGACCGGTTTTATTTGGTCTATCATAAAACACATCGCCGGGGGAATGTCCGGGTATAAAATCTTTTTTGTTTGTTAGTGATCTGGGGCCGTCAAGTACATTTATTGATGCGCCGGTAAAAAATTCATTTATTAAATTTGCATCATTGATGCCCCAACTCATTGCTTTTGCTCTATTAACCCAAGAGTTTAATCCCAGTAGATCAGGATTCCTGAATAATCCGTATCGTATTGCTGGGGTTAAATTTGTAGTAAACTGACTGTTTGATGCGTATAAATTAGCGCCAATCCATTGAGCTAATGTCAGATCAGCTCCTACTACATTAAACTCTTGGCTGTATCCGTTTGTGTAAGTATAAGGATTAAATGTAATAATTGTACCACCAACGCTGTCGGGTCTGTCGTAGAAATAAGTCCCAGACTGATTTATGTCAGGTAAAAATGTTTTATTAGATGTTAATGATCTGGCATAGTCCATTTCTGTGCTTGCCCCTCTAAAGAACTGATTAATTAAACTTGTGTTTCCTACACCCCAGTTATTAGCGGTAGCACCTCTAACCCAACCAGCCAATCCAGCTGCATCGGGTTTTCTAAATAATCCGTATTTTGTACCAGTATCTGTATTATATGAGGTATTTGACTGATATAGATTTGTTGCTATCCATTTAGCTAACGTTATTTGCCCGGCATTAAAAGAAAACTCATTAGCGAAACGAGTGTCGTAATCGTATATGGCTTTAGTAACTGTGCTTGCTGTAATAATTCCAAAATCGCTGCCCACTGGGTGTGCATCTATCCCAGGGGCCTGAGCTATGTTCCAATATAAAGTTTCATTTCCAACTGAATATCTTGATGAGACTACTACCCTAGTTGCATATTCATTTTCGTTAATTGTATTAATACTGCCAGGGTTATTTGACGATTCGGCGGCTGTGTATGCTTCTAAAGAAACACTGTTGACATTTTTTAAATTTATTATCCAATGGTCAGATGCAACTGTTATTTTATATTGTTTAGATCCAGAATTTCCATTTATATCAGTTGCTCTGATAGTAATCAAACGTTCTAAGGTTATATAAGTAGTGCCCGATAGTGTTCCATTTGTATTTAATGTCAAACCCGATGGTAATGTTCCTGCGGTTACCGCAAAAGTATACGGCGCTTCTCCGCCTGTTGCACTAATTACCTGTGTATATAAATCACCAATAGTAACAATGCCTAATTCATTTGGAGACAATGTAATCGTAACTGCTAATACACTAAACAGATACGATCTTGTTCCGCTATTTTGATATCCATCGGTTGCTTGTATTGCAAACGAATAATTACCAATTTCAGTTGGCCTTCCGGCTAGAGTAGCACTAACTCCGTTGAATGTTATTCCGGGTGGTAAAGTACCACTGAACACAACCCATGAGTACGACGGTGCTGTATTGATCAATGCTGCACCACCAGTGGCTGTTATTACCTGGCTATATCTTGAATTTAGTTGTATATTGGCTAATACAGCCGTATTAGGAGTAATATAAATGACTACATCATTAACTAAAAATGTGTAATCTCTGGTACCATAGTTTCCATTTTTATCTGTAATTTGCACAGTTAAAGATTTACTTCCTACAGCAACAGAAGTACCCGATAATGTTCCGTTATCAGGGTTTAATAATATTCCAGTTTGAAAAGTATTCTGGCTTATCACCGACCAGGTGTAGGGAGTTGATCCGCCAGTTCCGGTGATATTTTGAGAGTATGGTAATTTTTTAAATGCTGGCGGTAAAGTAACTGGATTTACATTTATAGTAATACGATTTATTGTAAGTATATAAGATTTAGATCCCGAGTTACCATTGGAATCAGTTGCTGTCACTACTATGGCAACAGGTCCTGCTGCTGAAGTTTTTCCTTCACACGATCCGCTTGGTGCTAATTCTATTCCTGTTGGTAATGCACCTTGAGATATAGTAAAATAATAAGGAGCAAGTCCGCCGGTAGCTGTAAACGTTGTTTGATAAAATATATTTGTATAGCCTTCAAGTATTGTCAAAGGTGCCAAATATATACCAGGACCAGTAACAGCCAATTGATAATAAGTTGTACCAAAGTCTGTGTTGATATCAGTGGCTCTGACTGTAAAATTAAATACTCCAACTTCTTTGGGTATTCCTGTTAAAATACCGTTTGGTAACAAATCTAATCCAGTGGGCAAATTCCCACTATAAGAAAATTGGTACGGAGCAGTGCCACCAGTGGCTGTCAATTGTCTTGAATATGCAATATTACTAATTGGTTGAATTAGTGTAAAAGGCAATACAGTAATAGCAACGCCAGTTCCGGACTGGCTAGTATCATTAATTAAAATAGTATCAGATGCTGCTAACACCGTTCCAGTTACGCTATCTTTTCTAAGTTTAGCAATTATCTTTGCAGCGCCTTCGGGCAAACCGTCTGCGGTTATGGTGGTACTAAATGTAGCCGTTTTAGTAGTTAAAACTACATTCCCCGATAGCGAGCTAGATGCGAAGTCTGATACTTTAATGGTCATAATCAATTATTTATTAAGAAGGAAATCCGTTGGTTTTAAACACAAATATTCCGTCTATTAGAGTTCCATAATCACCATTGGCGGCTGTTGCTCTTATAGTAAACGTAGGAGGGTTATTGGGACTGTATACTAAGTTACCAGGAGTACAATCACCATATTGACAATATGTTGTTGTATTTGCTACTCCTTGTATCACAACTGACCCAAATCCCGACGGTATTAATTCATATCCTGGAGGTAAATTTCCCTGTGATATAGTCCATGTAATTTCGCTTGGTGGATTTACAATGCGATATGTATAAGGTATTGTGTTATGCCCAGCTGTCCAATATATACCAACTCTGGGCGCCACACCCGACTCATTGACATAAGTAAATGCCGCACTTAATCTAACCGACCCGTCAATTGTTAATCTGTTGCCAGGTGTGTACGGAGACGGTGGATAATACGGAGGCGTTGGCCCAGGCGTGGGAGGAGGTGGTGGTGGCGGTACATTTGTTGTTTCATGGTCAACAATAGAATATTGTTTATCAATTGAATTACCATACGAGTCACTTGATCTGATAGTGAATGTATAAGTAGCAGCAACACCTGGATTGGCATTTGGTGTTATCAATCCCAGTTCTGATAATGTTAAGTTATATGGTAGCGTTCCTGCAACAACTTGATATGTATAATTGCCTATGCCGCCTGTGGTACTTAACTGTGAATTATAATACGGTGACAAACTTGGACCTACTAGATAAAAATCAGGTAACGAACTTGGAGTTAGTATCAAAGTTTTTCCACTGATTGAAATGCTATAAGTTCTAGACACCGAGTAATTTTCTGAATCTATTGCTTGTATAGTAAAACTAAAAGTTCCTGTACTAGACGGTCGGCCAAATAAATTACCAGTGGGGCCAAGTGTAAGACCATTGGGTATTACACCGCCGGTGAATGTTAATGTGTACGGACTTGCGCCGCCTGTTGCAGAAATGGTACTGTCGTACAAAACACCTCTTTCACCAGTGGTTGCAATGTTACTTAATATAATACTAGGTGGTGGCGGAGTTGATGTATCTGTTACATTTACCCCACCCCATGTAGAAACTACTGCACTATTATAGAATAATTTAACATTAAAAGATTCAGCACCTTCCAATAATTGATCTGCAACTATATGTATACTAGCAATACCGGCTCTTCCAATTGTATTAGGTCTGTCAAAAAAGTCAGTACCTTCATAATACCCAACTGACAAAGACTTTGTGTTGTTTAAACATCTTGTACCATCCTGTATTGTTCCAGGAGCACCTGTACCTAGTGACGCTTTTAAAAAGAAAGCATCAATAAAGGCTTGGTCGCTTACAGCTAAATTGTTGTCTTGTGCATATTTAACCCAGTAACGCAGTCCATTGGCATCTGGTTTCCTGTAAAGGCCATATCTAATTCCGTCTGACGTAAAGAAGGAATTATTGGACAGATAAAAACTACTACCAATTGATTTTGCTAAATTTAATGCTGCTCCGGTTATGTTATATTCATTGCTGAACCCAACGTCGTAATTGTATACACCGGTGTATACATCAATTGTTTCTAAATCAACGTCTGATGCATCTGTCAATTTAGGACCAACTATTCTCAATTGGGATTGTGCCGCTTCAGGAATATTAGTAGGCCAATTAATTATATATGTTAACGCTGATCCTTCGGTGACTGTAATTGGTGAACCAGACACTGCACCTTCACTGTAACCAATTAACGACAACGACCATTGATTAGTTAAAATTGCTAAAGAATATGCTTTTTGTATTGAATTGGTGTTTATGTCTGACGATCTTATAGTAAAATTGTATAAATCAACTACTGTTGGTGTACCAGACAATACTCCAGCACTTGACAATGTAATGCCAGGTGGCAGCGTGCCAGATACCAATGTATAAGTGTAAGGAGCAGTTCCGCCCGACGATGCTAAACTCATTGAATAAGGTATAGAAGTAAGACCGTCGTTTAAAATTGCCGGTAAAACAATTATTTCTACAGGGTCTACCAATAATGCATAAACTTTAGTACCAGTATTACCATTATAATCAGTTACTGTTACTGTAAACGAGTTAACAGTAACTGGTGCAGACGGAACACCAACAATAATTCCGCTAGAACTCAATGACACACCACTAGGCAATGCCCCGCTGGTAACAGCAAAAGAATATGGTGATTGGCCACCGGATACAATTAAAGGTTGAGTATAGTTTACATTTGTTTTAGCTCTCGGCAAGAACGGTGGATCAAAAATTAATACAACTTGTACACACATTACTGTGTAACGTCTAGTAGCGAAGTTTGTAACTGCATCAATAGTTTTTATTTCAAACACGTAAGTCCCAGTCACCGTCGGCGTTCCTGTTACATAACCATTGGCGTTGAAGAAAGTCAACCCAGTTGGTAAAGACCCATATATGATAGAATAAGCATACGGTGAGCTGCCGCCTGCACCGGTTATGTTAATGTTAAATGGCACATTTTTATATACATTAGGAATTGCTCCGGGTAATACCACTACACTCGACGCACCGACGGTTAATGTATATGCTCTGGTACCATAATTTGTATTAAAATCTGTTGCTCTTATTGTAAACGATGATACCCCCGGCATTGTAGGAGATCCACTTATTAATCCTGTATTACCCGATAGTGTTAACCCAGCAGGTAATGTTGAGCCAAGATTCAGTGTATATGTGTAAGGACTTGTACCACCGGTAGCGTATGCAATTTGACTATAAGGAGTATTAACAACCGCAGGTGATAATGATGTTGGATTAATACTAATACCAACCTCATTTACAGCAAAAGCGTATGAGCGAGTTTTAGATGCACCATTTTGGTCAACTGCTTTGATTACAAAATTGTATGTGCCCGGAATGCTTGCAATTCCTCCTAAATCGGCCCTGGTATCCGTCATTGGTGTTAACGAGACTCCCTGTGGCAAAGATCCACTATCCAGAGTAATTATATATGGTGTTGCGCCCCCTGATACATTAACAGAATACGTAAACGGTACATTTTTATTAACAGGAGTAAAGCTAGTTGGTGTTATAGAAATTAATACCTCGTCAATTCTTATGGTATATAAAAATGCATTTGAATTAAATTCAGTGTCAGATGTATTAACCAGGAAAGTTTTACTTTCTACAACTGTTGGAGTACCCGATATTAAACCATTTCCAGAAAACAATGTTAGGCCAGACGGCAGTGAGCCTCTTCCAATGCGGTATGTGTAATTACCAACACCGCCAGTGGCCGACAACTGAGTCTGATACGCTACATCTTTATATCCAGCATCGAACACAGTTGGCGATACGAGAATATTCACTGTTGTATCATCAAAGGTCCAGTATAATTTTGTTCCGTTTGTAACTGGAGCTGTGATAGTAAATGTCATTGTTTCGCCCTCATTGAACGAAACTTTTTGTGGATATATAGCATACGGAACAGAACTTGCGCCGTAAAAATTACTAATTGAAATAGATACCCCAAGTCCAGGGATTTCTACTTCCTCACCAAATGGGTAGCCAGTTCTTCCAATACTAACGTATCCAGATGATGTTGCACGATACTCACTCATGCTAATCGGGTTTACTCCATCAAACTCGCGTTGGATTTCACTCAATGATAATGATGTAAGAGGATTAGTAGTCCAGGATTGTATAGTCACTCTAGTATTCCAATTTTAATTTTAAACAGTTTTTTTAAGAGCATTTATTTCTGCTACAAGTTCTTTAATAGCTTCAACCAACAACGGAATTACTTTTTCATATTGAACTGCTAAATATCCATTATCCCTGACTGTAACGGATTCGGGTAAAACTTTTAATAAATCTTGCGCAAAAAGCCCAGCTTCCCTGACAGTCAGGTCTTTGTCTGTTGCCAAATCATTCCAATTAAATGTAATGCCATTCAATGATGCAACTTTATCTAATGCATCGCTTATGGGTAAAACATTTGTCTTAAGTCGTTCATCGGATGTATAATATGCTGTTACGTCGCCGCCGGCTCTGATAAACCCAGTGGTAGTCAGATTTTTTTGCATGGATACATTGCCATAACACTCTAATGTTTGGTTGCTCAATATTCCTATTGCGTTTGCTGTTGTTATAGTGCCCGTTGGTGTTGTATAGAACACCATCCTGGTAGGCGTAGAAGTTGGACTCCAGTTTTCAGTTGCTTCAAAATTGATACCAATTCTGGTTGTAGTAGCAGAAGTTCCGTTGTAGCCTTGTCCTGCTATTACACCAAGTATATCAGATACTTTGACTGCTTCCCTGCCAGCTCCTGTTCCGTTATTTCTACGTAATGCTATAATAGGAGCATTATTAGCGTTATAAGTTGGACCATTGCCGCCATAACTTTCTGTTAACAGAGTTTGACTTTTTCCATTGTCACCCAATATATGCACTGCGGTATTTAAATTTGGTGCAGGATTTGCAAGGGCAGCACCTATGTTAGTACTAATTGTTAATTTAGAGTCTGGGTTTTCTGCACCAAGACCAAAGAATCCAGAACTAGGTATAAAAGTTATACCTTTGTTTGCTGCAACTTTAAAATCTGGTGTGCCGCCAAAACTATCAACAAACGTTACAAAATGTCTATTAGCACTGGCATTGTCATTGATAATAGTTGGCTTGCCTGCAGATACCCATTCAGTCGAGTTCCATATTTTCAATTGACTAGTACTAGTTTGATACCAGAGTTGTCCGGTTAGCTGATTATCGGGTGCATTATCACTAGCAAAATTTTCTGTTAAGTGAACAAAATTTTCATTAAAGTATTGGCCATATCCTGGGAAATTTTTTCCTATTAATGCAACACTAGCAGAATTTATATCGGCAAAGCCGTCATCGACGATGGATAACAAATCGCCATTTGATTTGTATATATTATATGCCATAGAACTTTAACTCCAAGTTACTAGTATTTACCCATTTATTTAGATATGTCATTATGCTAATCCTGTTAAATTAGTTAGGGATTGTATTCTTACTGTATATTCAATTTGAATTAATCGATTTAAACTTTTCTGAACCGGGTGGAAAATAACATGTGTTAGTAATTTTCCCAAGCCAGCGCCAGTTGCGCTCCATCCTTTAAGTCCCAATTCATCAAACACAAAGGTATCTTCACTGTAAGGACTATTATCAAATGCCAATTGCCCAGCTGGCTCGCCGTAATCCAAAAGACAAGTTACTAAAATGTCAGAATATACAGTACCCGGAACATGACGAACTTCAAGTTTATTCCTAATAGGGTCTGTATTTGTTTCATTTGTATCATCTACAGTTTTAAAAAAGGTAGGATTATATAAGTTAGAATTTTGTGTATTAACATTTGGTGGCAAATAGTTTATGATACCAGTCTGGTCTACTGTAGTACCACCATTTCCAAAATGCATTTCATATATAAAATTACTTGATTTATTGGCTAATCCCATTGCTAATGCTTCACTGATATTTTCATAATGTATTGCATTTTTCTTTTCAACTAAAATAACAGGGCGGGAACTATCCGAAACATCGGATATTTTAATAAAACCTTGTATTCCTGGTTGTATTGTTTCGTGTGATTGCATCATTATCCTTTAAATTTATTAAGCTCTACCGTGGGCTAAAACTTCTCCAGACTCTGGATCAAATATTTTTAAAAACCCTTGCACAGATATACCAGGCTCTTCGTCTGGTTTTTCTACTTTTTCGGATTCCTTTAAAGAATCTTGATCTAACTGAATATTATCATTATTTATCATCTTATTTTTCCAGGTTTATTATAGTCTCAGTGCTCCGGGGAGATTGGAATTTTCAACAGTACTACCTAATAGATGTACCATCGGAGTCCCAGTTCCGCCTACACCTCTGCGTAACTGACCAAGTACATTGTTAGTTTTAGTGTAATACTCAATTAGCTCACCATTTACAAATATTAAACCGGGCGAAATTGAAAGTCTACTAGGTGTATAAAGTTTGCTAGAATCTGACACTGTTATGGTTTGATCTGTAATTAACAAATCTTGTGAGAGCGTAGTTAAACTTTGCGGTGCTGTATTTGAAACAGTTTTTATTTGATTCATGTTTACAAATTTTCTATATCCAACTCCATTATCGTCAACGACACGGATGCTGACAGCATCAAATGTTATACCAGGTAATAATTCCTCTGGGGCATGGCTGAATGTTTCATAAACAAATGCACCACCTGTTAATGTAATTGTTCCTGGCTCAATTCCAGATGCTGTTCCGTACCCAGATGTAGACAACGCAATTGTTGCCGATCCGGTCCCAATCCCAACATCGGTTGCTGTAAATTTCAGTCCTACTTTGTTAGACGAGGCTCCGCATAGTGTAAAATCTGTATTACCTATATTAATAATAATATAGTCTTTACCTAATACAAATCTTCCTGCTGCTATAGAAGTTCCAGTAAACCCGCCACCTTGTATTGCTGTATCAATTATTACATTCTGTTCTCCGGACAGTATAGGTCTATCCAAGCCAGTCATTAGTCTGGATAATGTTTTTGGTATCATTGAGGCAGTGGGATTGTAAAATGCAGTTATTCGATCGTTTGCATTGTCGAATACATTTGACGTTACGCTAACAAATTGAGTTTTATCAAATTTGCTCAATGTTCCAATATTTGAGTTGGTTATATAACATTTCCCTTGGTACGTTACATATACACCATTATCATAGTTAGTATTCGGGGCCCATTCTTGAACTTGAGTGTCGTACGTAACTCTGTCAAATTTCATTACCGTATTAATTTTTCTTATTTTCTTATTCAACAATCTCGGAGATAGTAGAGCTGATTTTGGATGTCCGGCTTGGTATCGACTCATTTGAGTTGCTCCCACTCCGCTAACAACTATTAGTGGTGTAGTAGTATAAAAATCTCCGGGTGTCTTAATGTTCACAGACGATATTGCACCAGCAATTCTTTCGTCTATTACTGCGGTAGCATTGGCACCATATCCTGTTTCATCGGTAGGAACTATAGATATGTCGGGTGTTACGACTTGTCCATTACTAATATAACCAATTCCTGCGTTTGCTATTTCAATTGACCCAATTGAATATCCATGGTGGTTTTTCCAATCTTGATACTCTGGTTTTGTTGCTAATAATACTTGGTCTTTGCCTGGAAATTCTCCATTGGGGCTACGGAATTTTCCTAAATCAAAATCATAATATGATGGTAGGTCAAAATCAGTTACTGTGTTGGTATCTAACGTTTCCAAATTGGAATATTTTAGTATGTATTCTCTAATTTTTGTTCTATAAGGTTTGACTTCATTGATATATTGTTCGTACAGAGTCTGTCTATCTTTAACATACGAAGGCAATTGCACTAACCCTTGCAATTCGTGTGCAACTGTTATAAAACTAGTTTTAAAAATCCAGTCTACATATTTCTGTTCCGACAGTACATATTCAATTACATAGAATAAAAATTGATTGTAATAAATTTCTAAATCTTTTACAAAAATATCTTCTTTAATACCTTTAAATATGTATCGTAGTTCTTCAAAGTAACTATAATCAAATGATAAGAAATCCATTCCTTCGTGATCAAATCCAGATTTATTCCAGAATTCAGAAGATATCTCAATTGTACCCGACTCTATGGCTATTAACTCAAGGGTACTATTTTCATTATATCTATAGATTGAAAATTTACCTTTTCCGTTATCATTAATTTTAACAATATCTCCTATGTCAAAGGTATCTGTGTATGTTAAGTTATAATTGTCAAAACTTTTAGTAACTACTAGTGTATTCTTATCGTGCCCTTTTGCATACCAATCTATAAAATTCCAAAAATTAGTTGTGTTATAAGATTGAATTTTTAACAATAATGGCAAAGGATTAATACCTACACGTTTATAATAAATTGCCCATCTATTTCCGTTATTGATATCTTTGGCAACCAATATACGACTATGGAATACTGTACCAAGCCCAACCCCGGTGCCTGTTGCTTTAAACCTCACGCCAATTTGATTTGCACTTGCACCTAACTCAACAAAATTAGTATTACCAGCTTGTGCAATAATATATTCTGTACCTACTACTAAATCAGTTGGATATATTTCAAATAGATAATCTAACTGTATAAATGTGTCAACTATTAAATCATATTCGGATTTGGCAGGATACGGCTCTGCTGCATAGAAATTATCAGAGTATACTGTTTCTTTATCGAATATGCGTGTTGCAACTGGATATTTTAATATAATTTGATTAATAAATCCAATTATATTGTCGAGCGCTACTAATCTATCAGCTATTATTGATTGTCTTGGGCGATCCGAGACCCCAAGGCGATCGGCAGGTAATAAACTAGGGTCAGGTACTAAATTTTTATTTTCATCTACCCCAACTAAACTATCAATTATTTTTTTCTCAATTCGGGGATGCATTATTGCATTCTTGTTACCTTGTTGAAATAATTCAAATTCACTATGTACAATATTTTCATTTTTAGCTAATGAATATTCAATGTGCAATGCTACTCTATCTTCTAATAGATATTTTCCAATATTATATAATGCAACAGTTTTATTATCAATCAATGCTGCATATGGTATATCTTGTTTTCCAGGATCCGCAACCATTTGCTCTAATCCAGACACGCTATGCGATTTAGATGTTTTCCCTACACTATTCTTAGCTCTGACCCAATAATAATATTTGGTCTTAACTGTCATTGTGATGTCGTCGACATAATATAATGTAGAATACCCCGAGTCGTCTGCATATTTTGGAATACCATCTAATCCAGCAGCAACATACATTGACGGTAATACGTCGCTTGACACCCATTCGTATATAAAAATATTACTTCCAGGAAACACTTTTCCCCAATTGTTTGCTCTATATTCAATAGTACTTTGTTCGTAGTCGTAATATCTGACAGCTTCCAAATCCCACCAGACTAATCCTATTTGTTGTTCACCCCAATTGAATTCACTATCAATTGTCAATGCATCATTTGTACCATTGTTATAAAATGCAGGATCAAACGAAGTAGTAAAATCAATATCAGCTTGTGCCGACCCAAGTATTCTTCCTTTAGCTGGATCAATTATATCTAACTTAACAAGTATATTCTTATTAACATTATCTATTAGATGCATACCACGCATACTGTTAAAATCAACCGACGGTTCCTGATTTTTATATAATTCCCAAACTGCGTTAACCTGGTCGTCAAATACCCGAGGTTTAATGCCGGGTCCCGGTATAAGAGAATTGCTCACTGACGAAACAGTTCCGTAAAAAGTAGGTCCGATAAAATATGGATATGTAGGCCCGGAGTTATTAACAGTAGCAAAATATGCATAGGTACCGTTAGGGTAGTCAGGAGTAATACAATATCTACCGTTATGTTTGTCTAGTGTCCCGTCTTGAGTAAATTCGTAATCTTGTGCAAACATACCCATTGGATATACATTTAAATCGCATGCTTCAGTTGGTGCTCTGTACGAAGGATTTCTAAGTGCATAACCGCTGGTCATCCTTATAATTGGTGTACGAATATTATTTGGATTTGAATAACCATACGGCCCATAAATTGGATAGCCGTCGATTGCAAATCCTAATATTTTACTATGGCCATTGGCATGAGCCAAACCACCGCCTAAATATGCAATAGATAAAATTTCCGACTTATATTCTACATTTACTCTAGTATCACTACCACCAATACCGGTATTCCAGGCCTGTCCAAAAGTAAAACTTCTATAAAAGTATTCGCCGCTAAATGTTGTAGTACCTCCGGCATTATCTATCTTAAAGAAATTGTAATCTGAGAACGATAAGTTATAATTAAATCCCCCAGGGGTACTATAATCAGCAGGTGCTGTAAAATCGGCAGCAATACTACTATAAATTGGAACTCCATTTAAACAAAATCCAATTATTCCGCTGCCAATCGGACTTGCTACAGTAGCAGGTATATTTTTTCCAGCATAAAGAGGCCAAATACGATTATAATTTTGTTTAACTGCGGTTACATCAAACTGTATATTTCCAAATTCGTGATATGGTAATCCAGACGATCTGAATATTATTGAGCCGCTGTCTATTCCCCAGAAATTGTGCAGTCCACCAAAATTTCCAGGATCGCTACTTACAAATTTGTATGTAGCCCAATTTGGACCATTGTTTTCATCCACCCAGACTAAATCTCCAGCTTGCCAAATACTTTTAGTGACATTAGACTCTCTGAGTTCTGTTGTTTTATATCTTGATTTCTGTAATAAAAATAAAGTGCCGGTTCCATAAACTGGAACAGTTTGTATTGATGATATTAAACTTGTAGATATTATACAAATAAAAGTATTCGGTGCTTCAACATTTAATACTTGATAAAAACCGTCGTATAGAGAATTCAAATCTCTGATAGCTATTATATCGGCAATTTGTAAGCCGTGATCATACTTAGTAGTAATAATAACTTTGTTGTCAAGGCCGTAACTAATACCAAGTACTTGATTGTCTACTTCTACTACTTTATAAACTTGCCAATCTTTATTAAAATCCTTAGCTACCCAAAGTTTATATCCATTTACTAGATCAGCCAATATTGTTAAATTTAAGTTTTTATAATTATTAAAATCAAATAATAAGCTATCAACCTCATTGATATTGACATATCCTGCTGTTTTTATATCTGTCTCAAAGTATTCATTCATTGGACGATGCGAAAACAACGGCGATTTAAAATCTATACTTTTGCTTAATAAAGTATTAGGTCGAAAGAATTTTACATTCGGAGGTGGAATTTCTATTCCGTTAATGACTGAAAATACTATTGGATCATCTTGAAACTTCTTTTCATCTAAGATTAAATCAATTGATTGATTTGTTTTAGTTGCTCCATACTCGCCTACTCTTAGACCCCATTCCTCAAATATTTCTACATTGTTTATTGTATTATCAAGACGAGCTTTAAATAGTGCCGATATTGAACTAAATGTGCCTTTTTCTTTTATATAGCCTTGATAAAATTTAGTTTGAGCAATTTGATCCATTCCTAAATCTTCAAGATACGATCTATTCCTATATCCTGTTAACCCATTACTGAATCCTGAAAAGTAACTATCTATATTTGGAGTATCCAAGCTATACACCGTATTAAACTTAGACGCATTTTGAGAAAAGTTTGGTACTAATTTTGCTACAATTTTACGATCAGTTATACTCCATAGATCATGTTTAAATGTATCTGTCCCAGATATATCTGCTATAGCTGTATAGTTTTGTTTTTTATATTGAATAATATCTGCTTTTTTGTAATCTCTGCCAGGGGTCCATTGTTCAATATATCCTGTGTTGTAAATAAATCCAGGTATGTTTAATGATCCGTCCCACCCAGTGGTTTTAGATCCAATTAGTTTTAATCTATACTGTCGACTGCCCAATTCTGGTTTATATATAACATCAGCAAACACAGTTGTGTTGTCAAATACTAATACATGTTCATATTGAACCAACTGCAATTCTATAAATGCAATAGTTTGTCCAGAAATTACAGTAACAGTTGTACGTCCCGGTTCTTTTAATACTGCAATTTCGTCGGCTTTGATAACATTAAAATTTGGTCCCAATACTTGAGTATTAGAAGTTTGCCCAATGACTGTATCCACAACTGAATCAGTTGAAAACAATTGTAGTGTGTAATGAACTGGGCTTAATACTAATATATTACCTTCGTTCCACCCTTGCAAAGTCCAACCTAAAAATTCTTTTGCACTTAGTATCCAATTTTTTACTTCACCAAGATCTGAATCATATGCTTCAAATATAAAACCCTGGGACATTAAAAATCGTTCGTAGCCAACTAAAAAGTCAACTAACTCTTGCGATGAACCAAATTCAAATCCATACGGTACATTTATTTTTTGATCAATGTAATCTTTATATATAATTGCAGTTGCTGTTACTGCTTCAATTCTATAAAAATTGCCATTTATTAAACTAGGTATAACTGTAAAATAAGGATATTTTAAATTATATCCATTGATAACATAACCGCCTGTAGTTTTAGAAATAATAACCCCACTGTAGGTTGCACTACGTATAGGCGAGCTTTTATTTAAATGAACAATGTAATTTTCAGATGGAATAATAGCAGATTGATTTACACTGTTAGGACTATACTGTTCTACCAGAGCAGTGAAATAAGATTTATCACTATAACCAGACATCCTATATCCTAGTCTAATATCCAGATTACTAATTGTAGTTCTTATTTTTTGTGCAGCATTAATTCCTAAATTAGTCAGATAACCATGTATCCAATTTACGTAACTTGACGATCTGGTTATTGCACCTGACACTACTTCTCCGTTAATTAGCAACGACTCTGGAGTTATTCTCTTTTTATTATTTTTTAAAACATACTGATTTATTACCGGATCGTTGATATACGAAGAGGTATTAAAAAATAATCCAAAATACTTAGCAGGTTTTAATAACGCTATTGCACGATGTAATGAAAATACATATTCGCTGGTATTTCTCCAGGCCGACTCAACTGGCCCTTGATCTCCTATTGCATAACTTTGATTAAATGTAGTCCCATTATATTTCTTTACTAATTTAGACACCGGAGGTAATAATTCCCCGGCATCATTAACTGGAATAATTTTCAATAATCCAGGCCTTGCATATTGTGTATTAGTGGTACGATCGCCGCGATTAAATCCATATGCCAAATCGGTCCACATTTGAGTTTTGGAAGGTGTATAGGGGGCGGCGCCATATGTAGGTTCCCACCAGACTGGTTTATTTTGTAGTCCTAACATTTCCCATGGGTGTGTGTGCGGGCGACACGTATCATAGAAATATTGATAAATTCCTTTCCAATAACCTGGCAACAATTCATCATTAATAGAATCAGATGCTTGATTATAATTCCAGCTGAATTCGTTATTGGATAAGAAATATTCATTGCTGCCAATGTCTAGTTGATTAGTTCCTATCCATTTTAAAAAATCAGAATTTAATACTTCATTAAATTCAAGCCTGGTATAGTCATTATTTCTAAACTTGCCGGGTACAAATGTAAATACATCAAATAATTCAGCATTGTATTCTACTTTAATGTTATTAAATATTCTTTTTTCAAGTTCTAGTAGATAGTCGTCCCGCAAATCATTAAAAACTGGAAGTCTACTTCCGTCATGTCCTTGTATTACATTTATAGGTGTTCTGAATGCTGTATCTACAAATATACTTGGAACAAATTTAGGATACATTCCCATTTTAGTAGGTGTTTCGGGCACATAACTACCGTCAGTATTTTTGTAACCTTTTATTGTAAGTAAATCACCCTCGTACAATAACACACTATCACTAATAGTAATATAAGGATTACCATTAGTAATGGTGTATTCAACATCAATGACTAATAATCTATTATTAAGATAAACAAGAACAGCACAATTTGATGGACCATTTTTTGGATACATTTTATCGCCAATTGGCGATAGATATATATTATTCAGTGTATACAGTCTAGTCTGTGCATTAATTATTTTATATGTATCTAATACAACATCATCGCCCCATGGAATCATATCTGAATAATGCCACGGAAATGTTTGATTTTTTACACCGTTGATAATTTTTAATATCATATCAACACCAGCTGGTGTATTATTACGGGGAAGCCCCGGTGTGTTTACACATAGTTCTAAAAACTTATTTTTAAATTTTGAATAATCACTACGTGCAAATTCAATACTATTAATAAAATTAAGATGCGGATCAATTAAAAACAACGATGCATAAATTGTAGGCGCCGAGTGTTGTAGAATTAAACCATTTTGTGCATTAGTATTCAGATCACGTAGATTATTTGATGAAATAGGATTTCCAATTAATCCAATAGTATTTTTTCCAATAGCATTCCAATGCCCTCTGAGTTGTCCTAGTGTTACGTTTGTTATATCATAGTTTTGTGCATTAAATTCTAAGTTACTTGGAATTTGATAATAACCAAGATCACTAATTGATTTTTTATTATAAATTAATATATCAATCTTATCACCGTCAAGGACTGTAGTTAATATATTAACAGCATGTCTGATCCCTACCGTTTCTATAACAAAATCTTCATTTTTAATTAGTACATTATTAACAAAAACTTTTATGTTTGGCTGATTTACTATATCACCGGGCAGTATATCAATTTCAAAATAGTTAGTTGTACCATCGGACAAATCTGCTATATGTTGATATTGTTTTGTAGGCTCTGATATAGATTGCCAAACAGTGAGCAAGCTATAAGTATTTCTTCCAGTGCGTTTACTTAAATACCCAATCGACGAAATATTTAATGTTTTATAATCATATGGTTTATATGTAAATGTATCAGTTTCAAAAGAATTTACAAAATTGATATCTGATATTGAATTACCTATGCCAGTATACCGCAATTTGATACCAAGTATAGGATCTGATATACTACTGCCTATGTCATAAGAAAATACAGTTGTTCCAGCAAATTTACTTTCGGTGTACTTAGATGGACTAGATAAACTAATGCCATCTTTATCAACTACATCAAATTTAATAGGAGTGTTAACATCTTTTTTATATTGTGCATATGCCCAGACTCCTGAATTTAACCAGAATGTGTTTTTTTGATTAAGTCCAGTCCTGACAACCACCGAATCATTATTGACTGCTGTCTTTATTTTGCGTAAAGTAATTTTAGGATAATTAAATTTTACAACTACTTCGTTACGAGTCACTAATGCAGGCGACTCTAAAATCATTTCGTTGTTACTAAAAATTGATTTTATTTTTCCAATATACGTATTATCCACTGCATATAACAATGTACCCGGTATATATTGATCTCTGAATGTTGTTCTATTACCATCTAATATTTTTTCATAAACTCGATTTGATCCCTGACGTATGTTAACATATCCGGTGCCAACTCCATTAAATGATGTTGCAGTAGTTTGATTTTTAAATTCAATTCTAAATAATGCATTTCTAACATTACTACTAATATCATTGGGGAAAATAGCTACTTGATTTTCTATATAATTTAAACGTCTAATAGACGCATCATTGACATATTTGTCATTAACATCAGTGTATGCATTTAATATTTTTTCGCCAGTTCCTACAAAATTAGTGTCGGCCCTATCTATTATAGCAAGAAAGTTCTTTCCACTATTAAATAATTGTAAATCTTCTTCAAATTCGATGATTGGTCTATTTGCTCTTTTAGTTGGATCAATCTTTACTGTTGTTTTATTATATTCAGCTGCTTTTGCAATTATATCTTCGTGGAACCATCTATTGCCGCGAGCCCATGCATTTAAATCTGTTGTTGATTTATTCATAACAATATAGTCGGGTATAGCGACACTGTTTGCTATTGGTTGATCTAATCCAAGAGTATCAAATGGTTCTTGATCAAATGGCACACTAGATTTCGTGTCAACGCTCTCAACAGATTCTAATAATATTATATCAATTAATTTAATTGATTTTCCAACACCTTCAATGATATATTTTGAATTGCGATACGAATTAGGAAATACAGTGTTATCAAAAACAACTGTTAACCCATTGGTAAACACTACACCGTTAGGACTAGTGTATGTAACCTTGCCCAATATATCCGAATTAACATTAATTGCATTACCCGGAAAATCAACAATGTTGATTTTTCCCACTATAGATTCATTGTTTTCGTCTTGATAAAACAATGTTGATAAAGGTGCAGTAATTGGAGGAGATAGTACTAAATTATCTCCTGAATTTTTAAAGAATTCTTTACCAGCATTTGCTCCATAATTAATTCTAATTTTATACCCCAACGGTATTGTTCTAACAAACTCCATTTGTATTTTAGAATTTTGATTAATAGTAATTTTCCAAAGACCATGTCGTTTATCTATTGGTACTGGATTACCCGTATAATCAATCCAGTTATCAGGATTTGTACTAGTTGATGTAAAAACAACATAATAACCTTGTGGATATCGAGTTGAACCTTCAATTTGATCCATTGCATTATTACCGTTTACCCAAAACTGACCGTCAATTGCAGAGAACGGTTCACTAATAGCATAATCAATAAATCCCAATGATGGCATTTTAAAATAATAATCTTGCGAATCTTTGTCTGGCACAGTAAAAGTAATAGTTCCGGATTCGGCACCGTTATTTTCAATGCCAATAATATCTCTAGTAGAGATAGTTTGATTAAAATCTTTAAAGCCATCTATACCAACTTCTGTTTGAATCCAAAATTTGGCACCGGGCTGGTTGACGTTAAATTTATATACTGCGCCACGTACTAATGTTATAGTTGAATTTGGAGTGGAGTCTTGATTTATAGTAGCATAACCGCCTGGATCATTTCTAGTAATGACAAATGTTCTATCATTGCCGGGTGTGCCTGCAGATACTGTTACAGGATCGGTACCTGTTGGTAACCAAAAATATCTGGTATAGTTAATAAATTTGTCAAAATTAATTCTAGGATTAAAACTATAATATTCTGATTCAAATAATCTATTATGATTTTCTGTTATCCCGCCATGATTTGCAACTTTTTCTAATAGGTCTTGGTAATCTGCATATAGGTCAATACCATTACTAGTATTTTTAATAACAACAGCCGGTTCAAATTGATAATTTTCTCTGCTAACTGTAGGCTCGTTGATAAAATTATCACTAGGTTTATTAACCGGTGAAAACTTTCTTCCTATAAATCCATTGAACTTGGAAATATCTGGTTCGCTGACCAATTGATCTAGTGTTGCACCAAGAAATTTCTTATTGGTTTCCGTTTGAAATATACTCGGAAGAAGATTTAGTGTCTTTCTAGTTGCCATTGTTTACCTATTGTAATATTTTAATAAGTCAGGGACACGCCTTGATTTAATTGCATTGCCGTAACTGCGCTTATGATTTCGACATTTTCAACTGTAGCAGCACTAATAATAATTTCATTTGCCTCTGCATTAATTTGATAAAGAGTACCAAATTTAATTGTACTATCTCTTGGAACAATAATAATACTAGCAATGTTAGGGCTTAAAATTTGATGTAAATAGGCAGACAATTCACTGAAATAAAATGTTTCACCAAAGTCCCAATTGTCAATACTAAAATAGTCATTTATAGCATTAATAACAGACACTTTGATATCTGCATCACTGATATTCAAATTTGGATTTTTTACAACTTTAAATATTGCCTGTAAATTATTAATAGCTTTTAATCCAAAAATAGGTTTATATATTGCATTTTGAAATACAACAGTGTCGCTGATTGATTTAATTTCATTTAGTCCTGAGAACGATAACGATAACTCAGTGCTAGTAGGCGGTGACGGCTGACTAATTGAATTTGATGTATCGTTGATCCATGCTCTATAGTCGGTGTCGTATGCAGATGTTAGAAGATATATATCTATAATATTACTAACACTAGGATCAATCCTACGTGTATTAGGAGAATTATGTCTATATTGATAATTCAGATTTTGTCTGCCAGTAAAATATTTGTATTTTGTTAAACTTTCACTAACATAGTTAGCGTTTTCGGTCTTTGAATGCAAAATTGAATAAAATGCATCATCGCCGGGCGCATAAAATATATCTCCCACTGAGTAAGATGCCGATACGGCAACAATTTGTGACCTTGTATTGAACTGCGTAGTAACTCTTGACAGATCTAATATATCCAAGTTTACGTATTTTGTATATCCTGTACTTGTAGTTAATTCAAAAAATACCAATTTGCTTATTGGATTCACTTCTGGATTAACCACTATGTTAAATATGTTTGGATCGTCAGGAACTCCGTCATTGTCAGAATCTGAATATGTTATATATATTCTACTACTGTCAATGGTACCATCCGAATTAGTTACTTTGTCTAAAACATCCCATACAACTGTTTTTCCAATTGGCATTGGTGAGTCGGGCCCGGGATTCGTTCCAAGTATTTTTATATGATCGTATATCACACTTGCTGTTTTACTATCATATACTTTTAATGCTTGATCATAGTAAAATGTGGTTTCCATTGGGCTATAGAAGATATAATTAATACCTTTATAACTAACAAGATATGTTCCATTTTCATTGCTGTAATCAAATTTAATTGACCATTTATCATTTGTTATGTCTGTTGGGCTTGCTAATTGCCAATTTTGCATTGTTGAATTATATAATATAGCAAAATTCTTATAAGATGTTATATTATTAACTAATGCGGTTGTAAATCCTGCTCCAAAATTAGTTTTGTATGCTGGCACAATATATTTAATTATAGCCCCTGTAGGTATTTTAGTGTTCAATGATACTGGCCCTGCACCATTGGTAAAATTACCCAATCCATCATTTGTACCATCACCAATGATATCAACCACAGCCGCATATAATTCAAGTTTATCTTCAGGGCCAACCGGTGCTCCTGTTATTAAGTTATTTCCTGCATTGAAGTAACTACCGTTCGGAGCAACAAATCTTATTATTGCACCTGCTCTGAGGTATTTTGCTACAGACCCCAATGCTCGAACCGATAAAGGAGTAAACGCAGGTCCAATGAAATATCCATTTGAGCTATTACTTCCTACCGTACTTAAATGCCAAGATATAGATGCCTCTATTGCTTGACCAACTGTTGTTGCAAAATAATTAGGATCTCTTGTGTCATGATCAGTTGCTATAAAATTAACGCCCGGTGCATTCCTACTAGCCCCTAATAGGGTAAAGTCGGTGACGCCAACTTTATTAATGATATAACGTCTACCTGTAACCAAAGCAGTAGCCGGTGTTAAGCTATTAGCAGAATTAATAATTGTTAAATTTTTATAATAGTAATGCAACGATCTTTTATCAGGAATAATTTTATTAATTATTTGATTATATACAATTTTACGAACATCGTTAGCAGATACAAATCCAAACGAAAATGTGTTTATGAAATTTTCAGTGTAAATTGCACCATCTTGACCAAATGTATTAGTGCTACTGTACTTTCCAGTTGTATCTAACATGTCAAGATACCTACTTAAACCGCTACTAGTTCTATTAATAGACTTGGCTTTAATAATATTGCTGAAAGATGTGTAAGGCAATATGTTATAGTCTTCACCGGTTATCATACGATTTTGCGTATAATATTGTTGTGGTGCTTTTTGTCTTATTGCATCTGTTGACTCAGTTGGTACTGCATTTACTACTGTATATTTTAAACTAGCACGAATTGTAACTGTTTCTGGCCTATTTTTTCTACTAATATATCTAATAGATATAGCAATAGATCGCATCTCGTTGGGTGTTATTTTATAATTTAATCCATTACTAGTTCTATAGTATAATCTGAAGTCGCCTTGTGGCACATTTGAGAATGATCCGTCACCAAAAGTTAAGTTAATTTGGTCTGATGTTCTTGTACCAATTTGATATAAATTTCTATCTTCAACTTTGTTGTATATAATGTTAATACCAGTAGTAGAAGGAACAGCCGACCATAGTGATTGCGTTGTACCGTCGGTGTTTAATTTATATAACCATACATCAGTATTGTTAATATTGTTAATATCAATGCTAACAACTTTGTTTGGCACAGCCTCGGGTATATTAAAATCAAAACTAGACATTTCGCCTTGTTTGAAATAAAAGAAAAATCCTGTACTGTTACTGGAGTTGCCGTTGTTGTCAGATCTATACAAAACATTAAACGCTTTTTCGTAGTCGGGCGCAGCTTCGTATATATATGTTTTTCCTAAACTTGTTCCGCTAACCACTTCAAATGAAGATGTAGTATCTTCAATTGTTGCTTCAAATCTGAAAATAGGAACCGCAGTAGTTATATTGTTTATGCTGTATTCGTCAGTCATAATTCCATTTATAACTTGACTATGAGCAGGTTTTCCTATTATTTGGCTACCAACCAACGATGCATTTAAAATGGTAGTAAATTGTTCTAGCCAATTATCATTAGCTGGGTCATTCCAAGTAATAATAGTATTACTTAGATCAAATCCATTGCTATCAAATAGCGATTCGGTAGTGCTTACACTTTCAATTTTTAAATATCCACTAGCCGGTACATTTCTTTTAGGGTTGTAGCTAACCAATTTTGCTAGTTTTAATATACTTTCTCTGCGTTCAGCAGTGTCAATAAAGTTTTCTCGAGCATTTAAATCGGTCCTAAATGCTAAATTTTGCCCCATGAATGCTATTAAATCAATCAATGCAACAAATTCACTACTTTCTGTAAAATCGTTAAAGTCCTCAGGATAGTATAGCTTGATATAATCAATCATACTCTTGCGCAGAGTTTCAAAGTCGTAGGTAGTAAAATCGGCCTCGCGGAAGGTCTGATAGATTTTTTTCCAGTTTTCTGCTGCGAGCAGTCCGGTTTGTCGAGATATAATAGCCATGTTATAAGACTCTGTTCATATATTTATTATGTAATAAAAGTGGGTTGTTAACTATAAGTTAATTGATTTGAAGCTCTACTAAATTTTAACGCCATTGTTCCAGTTTGATTCGTTAATACATAACGTATATTCAAATTGATCTGAATCCCGTGTTCAAATTCAGTCACTGATATTCTATCAGCCGAAATTCTTGGATCGTAGTCAATGATTTCTTTAACGTCTTGGGACACTAATGCTTTAATATCCGGGGACATTGGTTCAAATAAAAGACCCCAAATAATTGTCCCAAATTTTGGATTCATTAGTTTTTCACCTTTGCGAATTGAAAAATGATTAAATAAATCTTGCTTAATCAAGTCAAAGTCAGTTAGCGTAAATTTACGCATTCTGTTGTAAGTACTGAATCCTTTGTATGTAGTCATAATAGTATTTAAGCAGTTTGTTTGGCTAGCACATTAGATGCATACCGGCCCATGTTATAATAAGAGGTACCCGATGTACCATTGGCATCTGCGCCGCCACCTGTTTTACGCCATGTTGTTGCACCTCCTGCACCTAATAGGTGACTTGTTGCCAACATACCGGATACAGTTTCTTTACTGTCTCCGGGTTTGACTCCGCCAGTTCTCTGTAACGTGGAATAATTTTTATCTAGTAGACCATCCATTGATTTTTCCTGTGCATCGTGATTATTTAAAAAGTCTTCTTTTGATGATACTCCGCCTTTACCGGTCCAGCTTGAGGGATAATTAACTGCGGATGACCCATATTTAGCATACGCATCAGGTTTAATATATCCCTCGCCAACTAACGCACCTGCGCCCATTTGATATTTTCCTAAATAGTTGCCTCTCTTAGCTTCAACTATATCATACCTGCCGCCACTTTCGTTATGAGCTATTTGTGTTTTAAGTGCTTTTTTATCTATAGGATCCAATGGGCCTACCCCTGTAGTAGGAGTTGGATTGTCCTTATTGTACATAGACGATTTTGATGCTGGATTTTTAACACTTTGTGACGCTGCGGCATTAGGGCCGCCGCCGTCGCCCGACTGGCCACTAACAGCCGGATTTCCTTTACCATCTGTAGCTGCACCACCTGTACCTGAATTTAATGTGGAGTTGCCGCTGCCAGTGTTGCCGCCAGTGTTGCCACCTCCACTGGTGCTGCTACTACCACCGCCTGCTGCACTTGATGCGCCGCTAGCTGCTGCATTTGGTTTTCCACCTTTGCGAGGCCACGGCTCGTGCGTTGGAACAACACTTGCAATGCTTTTTAATGCGGCTGCTTTAGTTTGCCATTGTCCACTTCCGTCAAGTTCGGCTTCATTTACATCGTTGACTGTAATCTTGTCAGGTTTTGATACTGTTGGGCCACTACCAGAATTTAATTTTATTGTGCCCGCCGACATTGTTAATGTGGGCCCACATGTGAAACTACCTGCTCCTGCAGGATTAATATCAATAGTAGACTCGCTGCCAATTTCAACACCGTTACCAAATATAGTGGTCTTTGCACTAGAGGTTGATGTTATTAGTTCAGATTCTGATTGGATAGATGTTTTAGCAAATAAACTAAATTTGCCACCTACATGTATTTTAAAATCTTTATCAGCATGGAAATTAAAATCACCTTTTGCTCTAAAGTTTATATCTGTGTCACTAAAGATATTAACTGCTCCTGCTTCGGTTAATTCAACCCAGGCTGTTCCCTTACTGTTACCAATATAAAATATATCCTGGGTGTCATTCATTATAATTTGATGGCCACCTGACGATCGCAATCTAAATATTCTATTTTTGTCTTTAAAATCACCATCGTCCATTACTAAAGTGTGTCCACCTTTACGTGTATAAACAAATTCGTCTTTAGTAGCACCCGATTCGGGTTGCCCCGGGGTACTAATTCCAAACACCCTACTAGGGCTCTCGCGTTGGCTACTGCTGCTTACTACTCCTCGATCTGTGTCCCTATCAAGACCCTGTGTTATTAATATCTCAATTTGTGTTTCGTGTAACGGCTTCTTTAGCCCAGTGAAATCTGTCCAATCCTGTTCTTTGTTTTCGTTAAATTCAACTACCGGCAACACCGACGGCTTGTTCATTTTTTGCACTGCACTATTGGTAATTCCCTCAGTGTCGTAGCTACTCGTTCCTGCTATAGCAGGAACCATATGTTGCCCTAATTGCGATGGTATACATGCAAACCAAAATCCGCGTTGAGGATCTCCGGCAATAAAAGTACACATAACAAAATTGTCTATATCTGGTGGTGTAAACCAGAACCCGTAAGTATGTCTTACATCTTTAAATGTATTTTTCTTATTGTCGGGTTCTTGATACGTAGAACCAAAGAATGGACTTGCATAGCTAACGGTTCGCCAATTTGAGACATCGTCTTCGTCACCACCGCCTAAATCAGGAATCCATACTTGAAGTCTCCCTTGGCGAATAGTATCGTAGTTGTTTTTTATTTTTCCTACATACGGACCCGAATCAAATCTTACGCCCGCAGCATCTTCCCTGCGTATATAGTCAGGTACTTTTTTTCCTATTCTTCTATCTGTTTTAGACATTTTTATTTGCTCTTATGCTGGAAAAACTTTAATCAACGACAACGTTTGAGTGAATTGTCCTCTTTCAAGAACATTGTCAACTGTCATTACCCTATATGTTCCACTAAACGCTGTTTTTTCACTATTGCTAAAATCATACGTATCAGTACTTGGATTTATGTCCGACGGAGTTCTGAAATTAACTTCAACAAATAGCTCGCCGTTGTCCGTGGAAAAACTACCGTGCTGGTCAATTGTTCCTGCAGAATTGTTACTGGCAGAAGGTTTAAAAAATACATCATCTTGTTTGATATATGCAGGATCCCCTGATATTTTTAAATTAATATTAATCATATCACCACGAGAATCGGTGAACATTGATCTAACTAAATCATTCGATGACACATTTTTTGCATCGTTTGCTCCTTGGGCAGAGGTTGCTACATCGGCTTGGGTAGCAACAGTCTTTACATGTTTTGGATCTAATTTATTTGGGCTGGCCGACGCACTTACACCTTTATCTTTTTCATTTTTTTTGGTTTCTTTATCAACTTCAACTTTTTTCAATTTATCTCTGTTTGCAGTCATTGCTGTATAAAATACCACATTAAAATCTATAGCAAAATCCAATACATCTTGATTTTTTCCAGTATACAAATAATTATATTTCCTAGAAATCTTTGTTGGCATTTTCATTGGAGCATCTGGATATTTTGTATTATGATAATCAGCTTTTTTAACATGATAAGTAAATTTTTTCTGATAAATTTTTCTATAATTATCAAATTTTAATATTTTAATTTCAGGAATAACCCTCCAAGATTTTATAAGGTCGTCGCCACCTTTACCAACTTGTTCCGCCATATAACTACTATTTCTTATAACTTGGCTGATTACATCAATAATGGAAGTTCCTGCGTTGATAGGAATCGCTTGATATTCTAAATCCAATTGTGCAGCAGATCCACCTTCGGCGGCACGTTTTCCGTCGTCCTTTGTGGCTGTTTTATTTGATTTACTTGCCATTGGTGCAGATTTTACGTTATTTCTTTTTTCGTATACAATCTTAGCATCACCTATTTCTGAATCAATCTTAAATTCATATATGTCAGGAAATTCTTGATACTTAGCTTCATCTGCCGCTAATTTTTTCTGATAATTATTTAATGCCAATGCATAGCTGCCTTTGTCTTTACTGTCACTGCTAAAAAATTCTTTAACAGTTTTGGCAGTTACTTCATTAAAGGCTGGGGTAGAAACAGAATTAGTTTGAAAAGCAGCGTGATTGTATGGAATACCATGGAATTGATAACTTGCGCCATTTGAAGTTGCTGATATTTTACATTCAATTAATTTAATAGGAATATATTTTGTATGCCCTGATATTAATACAGACCTATCATCGTTGGTATTAGCAAAGAAATCAATTTGCATTACAAACGGCATTTCGTTCCAATTTTTTGCTCCAAGTAGATCTGCTACTTTAAGTATCTTATCTAATAGTGTCATGCCAAACGGTTCTAGTACTGTAAATTGCATATCTATTACATTACTGCCGCGAGTGCGTTGATTCATTCCTATTATTGTAGTCATCCTAAAATTATCAAAATAGAAATCAGACTGGAATCCTGCAATACGCCCAAATCCGCTACCTTGCCGGCCACCGCTGGCAATTAAAACTTTTCCATCGGGATTGTACCCTGGCTTTAATCCCTCGTATTCTTCGGGTTTAATTACATGCAGGCTTAAACCATATGTATAGTTGGCGTATTGATCCAGTGGGTTGCCACTTCCACCACCACCGCCGCCCGAGTCGCTTGAACTAGATTCCCCATTGGAATTTACTTTTTGAGATCCGCCTGGTGTGCCGTCACTATTAATTTTTGTACCGGCTTCATCGTATCCAGACTGACCAGCATTGGCACGGTCTTTTGCATACGGATCAACTGGGTCGCCTGCTTCATCATACCCACTTTTACCTGCATTTTTTCTATTAGAAGAATAATTGTCAATTGGGTCACCTGCTTCGTCATACCCACCTTTACCTGCATTTTTTCTATTATCAGCATACGGGTCGGATACTTTGCCCGATGTGCCCACTGCCGGGGATCCGCCCGATCTAAGTAATTTGCCATTGGCTCTATTGTTTATTTGAGCACCGGTACTTAAATCGCCGTACCCGGCGCCACGGAGTTTTATTTTATCATCTTCTGCTTTAGATACAGCTGAAAATTTAGCCTTGTTATCTTTAATGGCTTGTTGCCTTTGAGCTTCAAGATATCGTGCATAAGCACCGTTGTCAGCCATTTTACATTCCCAATGATGAAATTAATGTATCTTTACTAGGAAGATATATAATCTGACCAGCATAGAAATCAAATATTGGATCTGCAATTACATTTGGATTTCTTATTGCAAATACCCACCACAGTCCTGAATTATCATATAGGTCAGATGCTAACATGTCAGGCCTAAATTCATAAACATAATCAATTGTATATTTTATATCCATTGGATTTTTAGGGATAGGGCGGTATGCCAACACATTTAAAAAATTACCGGTAACAGAGGTTGTATAGTACGGACTAGTTTTTGAGTATATTGCAGCCATTATATTAATCCTGTTCCTAGTTGTCCACCTGTAGAAAATTTACTTAAATCAAATTTTGTCAAAGTTGATTTACTGTAAATTGGTTGTAAATTTACTGTTATGGTACTAATTACGGGCATTCGAGTTTGCCCTGTATTAATGTAATCTACATCAGGCGGCATAGTGTGAGTAAACGAGGTTACTGCACAAGGAACACCACCTGACGGAAAATATTGATCTCCGTATCCAGTAAGTCTGACTATTGGGGGAGGAGCACCTGCATTTTTTGAAGATCCAAAGAACATTTTTGTACTTGCCCTAAAGAAATAAATACAAGCTAATACGTAGGCTGCCTCTGCACTGTTTTGTACAGTAAATTCTCCAGATATTTGTATAGGTTGAACTTCACTGCTTTCATATGTATACATTGGATAATTACTATGTGTATATCTCTGTGCTGCATAGTTTGCCTGATACCCAACTGTAACTGTAGGAGTGTGCGGAAATATAACGCCACCTGTATTTTTTAATGGTCCTAATAATCCAGAAAAGTTTGAGATTTCTTTACACGTGACTTTTAAACGCCAATCTTTGCCCTGTGGTCCAGAAAATGCTGCAATTTGCGACGTTTTAAATGCAGCCCTATTAGAGGACGTTGGAGACGAACTGTCGCCTTCGTTATCGTCGTCGGCACCGCCTCCGCCACCATCTTGGCTAGTATCGTCGGATTCTTCATAATCTATGTTAGAAGGATCCACTTCGTCAGCATCTGGCAGATATGCACCTTTTGACAATCCCGCTGAAGACAACCTACTAGCAGCCGGATCTGACAACGACGTTAAGTCACTGACTGGATTAGAAATTCCCGACAGACTCTGGTATAGGTTAGGAGGCCCTGTCATTTTTTGTATGGCAGTTGTAGATAAATCTGGAATATTAAATGGCATGGTTGTACCTTCTTAACTATATTTATATGAGTTAAAATATGCTATGTTTATACTTAAATGGTTGCAATACGTTGATTTATATGCTAAACTAAAAACAATGCAGTAATTTGCTAAGGAGAATAAAAATTAAACATAATTACCTAAATAATAAAGATATCTTAAAAGAGATACACCGTAGCAAAAGTACTTACTGTACTTTTACATTACCAGACTACGCCGACTATGATATGATTATCCATGATTTATTACAGATCACCACAGATAACATACGGCAAGCACAGGAAAATCGAGCAGAGCGATTAGCAAAACTTCAACTTGAAGCTGCTGCTGCCCAGGGCGAAAAACGTAAACTAGACGAATTTTTACTTCCAACTGAAGAAATTCCTACTACAGATGTAATTTTTCGAGTAATGACTTGGGCTCATGTACCAATAAACGAAGCTGCTACTAAAAAGAGTCAAGACGCGGCAGACGAAGAAGCCGCTGCTCATACCGAATACGATGACGACGCCGACTATAAAGTACCAGCTGCAATAATTAAATACACTAAATGCAATTTCCCTCCGTTCCAACATTATAAAATTGATGTAAACGGTGCTAGCTATTGCGTAGGCAAAAGCCACTGGAAGGGCAATATAGATGACGGAGAATGGTCAAGAGACCATGGGTCTATGACTAAAAAGCTAGCCCTGATGTTTATGAAATTATGCGAGAGATATGCAACAAGATCAAACTGGAGAGGATATACCTACAATGACGAAATGCGAAGCCAAGCCTTACTACAACTCAGCCAAATTGGACTCCAATTTGATGAGTCAAAATCGCAGAACCCTTTTGCGTATTATACTGCCGCTATCACTAATAGCTTTACTCGTGTGTTGAATATTGAAAAACGTAATCAGAACTTACGCGACGATATTTTAGAAATGAATAACTTTAATCCAAGTTATACCAGACAAGGTATGTCATCTGGTTATACAGGTGGTAGCGATGGCGACCACGATTAGCGCCATAATGCTTTACATACTGTAGGGCAAACTGTTATAATAGATGAATGAGTAATCTTTTTAAAAAAGCTGCTGTCTTTACTGATATCCACTTTGGATTAAAATCAAACAGCAGCCAACACAACGATGACTGTTTAAATTTTGTAAAGTGGGCTACTGCTAAGGCCAAGGAAGAGGGCTGCGAAACAGCCATGTTTCTTGGTGATTGGCATAATAATAGAGCTAGCATTAATATTGTTACTCTTAATTATAGTCTACAAGCATTAGAACATTTAAATGCAAATTTTGATAGGGTGTTTTTTATACCCGGCAATCATGATTTGTATTATAGAGACAAGCGCGATGTACAAAGTGTTGAGTGGGCTAAACATTTAAAGAATGTAGTCATTTGCAACGATTGGCTCATTGAGGGCGATGTAGTTATTGCTCCTTGGCTTGTTGCCGACGACCATAAACGTATACCTAAGCTATCTGCCAGGTATATGTTTGGGCATTTTGAATTGCCAGGTTACCTGATGAATGCTATGGTAGAAATGCCCGATCACGGCACTGTGCATAGAGAAGACTTTAATCACTTTGATCATGTGTTTACTGGGCATTTTCATAAACGTCAAACTAAAAAGAATATTACTTACATTGGCAATTGTTTTCCGCATAACTATGCCGATGCCGGTGACGACGAACGCGGACTAATGATACTTGAATGGGGACAAGAGCCTGTATATCATGCATGGCCTGATCAACCCGTGTATAGAGTATACAATCTCAGCAGTATCTTAAATGACTCCGATAGGTTGTTACGTAAGAATATGCATGCTAGGGTCAACTTGGACATCGACATTAGCTACGAAGAAGCTAGTTTTATTAAAGAAACGTTTATTAATAGTCATCATCTTAGAGAGATTAAATTAATTCCACAATCAAATGTGGATCTCGAAGGCATGGTTGCACAAGGCAACATATCATTTCAAAGCGTGGATCAAATTGTGTCTAATCAATTGACAGGTATTACCAGCGATAACTATAATACTAACTTGTTGCTTGAAATCTATCGTACTCTCTAATGCTTAAAATAAAATCTGTTACGGCAAAAAACTTTTTGTCAATTGGCAATGTTACCCAGAGTGTCAATTTAGATCGTAATGACCTAACACTGATACTGGGCGAGAACCTCGACTTAGGCGGCGACGATAGCGGTGCTCGCAACGGCACTGGAAAAAGCGCATTATTGAATATAGTTAGCTATGCTTTGTATGGCAATGCACTAACCAATATCAAAAAAGACAATCTGATTAATAGAACTAATGCCAAAGGCATGATGGTTACTATTGATTTTGAAAAAGACGGCGTTGAATATAGAGTTGAACGCGGACGTAAACCTAACGTGATGAAATTTTATGTTGCTGATGTTGAGCAACAGATTGTAGATGAAAGTCAGGGCGATAGTAGAGAAACACAGCAGGACATTGAACGACTATTGTGCATGAGCCACAGTATGTTTAAGCATATTGTTGCATTAAACACCTATACAGAGCCCTTTTTAAGTCTACGGGCCAGCGATCAACGAGAAATCATTGAGCAGCTAATGGGTATTACCCTGCTAAGTGAAAAAGCAGAAGTACTAAAAGATAGAATTAAACAGACCAAAGACGATATACAGCAGGACGAATTCCGCATTAGAGCTGTCATTGATGCAAATAAACGCATAGAAGAACAAATTCAAGCCCTACGACGCAGACAAACTCTTTGGGTTAACAAATACAATACAGATTGCGACCAACTACAAAGCGCATATGATCAATTGAATCAAATTGACATTGAGGCAGAGCTAGCTGCACATCGTGCATTAACAGCCTACAACGAAAAATCAACAAAGATTAGAACTCTTAACAGTTTAATTAAACGCTGTGAACTAGATGAAACTCGCGAAATTAAACTTATTGATCAACTTAAAACTGAAATAGCCAGTTTAGAAAATCATACATGTCATAGTTGCGGGCAATCATTCCACGATGATAAACAAGTAAAATTGTTAGACAGCAAAAAGAAAGCATTGCAAGAGGCTGCACTACAGTCGCTAGCTACTAATACTCAATACATAGAAAATACACAGGAATTAAACGACTTGGGTGCATTAGGTACACATCCTAATGTGTTTTACGACCGCGAGTCAGACGCCGTTGAGCATAGAGCTACATTAGCAAATCTGTTGCAGCAAATAGAACAGAAAAAACTTGAAATTGATCCATACGATGATCAAATTGAAGAAATGACAAAAACTGCATTAGAAGAAGTTAGCTACGATAATATTAACCAGTTGACTAAGATGAAGGATCATGAAGAATTCTTACTCAAGTTGTTAACCAGCAAAGACAGTTTTATTCGCAAAAAAATAATTGATCAAAATTTAAGTTATTTAAATACCAGACTGAGTTACTACTTAGAAAAGATTGGACTGCCACATCAAGTTGAGTTTCAAAATGATCTCACAGTCAGTATCACAGAGCTAGGTAGAGATTTAGACTTTGACAATCTCAGCCGAGGTGAGCGCAATAGACTTATATTAAGTTTAAGTTGGGCATTCCGTGATGTATGGGAAAGCCTATATCAGAAAGTCAATTTGTTATTTGTCGACGAATTAGTTGACTCAGGTTTAGATTCCAGCGGAATGGAAAGTTCATTGGCTATACTTAAAAAACTCAGCAGGGATGGCAAGAAGAGTGTTTGGTTAGTTAGTCATCGAGATGAGTTAGTTGCCAGGGTTGAAAATATATTAAGGGTCACCAAAAGCAACGGTTATACCACGTATGGGACTGATATAGACTCATAGTTACACAGATTTACTGCGGCTGGGACGAATACTATATAATAAAAATATAATACAATACTTTAGTCCATCATGTTGGCCACCCAGCCGCAGTTTTTTTAATAAAAAATACACAGATACAGAGAATTAAGCTAAGTAATAGTCAAGGTACAAAAATCAATGAGTGGATCAAAAAGCAAAAATAAAGGAAATTCCTGGGAACGTGTAGTTGCCAAATTTCTATCTGAGCGCCACAATGCCTCTTTTATTAGAGCACCACACAGCGGAGCGTACATTGGCGGAACAAATTCTTTTAGAAAAGCAAGTCTTGATGCAAGTCAAGTTAAGAGTTTCAAAGGAGATATTGTTCCCCCGGAATCTTGGACATATTTTAATGCGGAAGCAAAGAGTTATGCTGATTTTCCATTCCATCAACTTTATCAAGGTACAATACCTATATTAGAAAAATGGATTGGGCAGTTATTAGAAGTGGCCAACACTGGCGATTTCAATATATTACTCATGAAATTTAATCGCAAAGGCACTTATATTGCCTGTCAACCGACACCAAGTCTATCACTAAATCCCAATTACTCCACGTATATCTCTCCTAATTATGGCACATGGATCATCCAAGACTTTGAATCATTCTGGAATAAAAATTCCGAATCAATAGAACAACTATGTAAATCCAGCCGCTAAGGCAAATTATTATAGCAGCGTCGTTTGATCGAGGTACCTCGATCCCTATTGAGTGTGTGTGAAATAACACCCGCAGACTTAGGAGCTGTACGGTAAGATACCAACGTAAGGTATTAAATGATCTGGGCTCTGTAAAAAATATACAACCCAAGCACTAACAATGGCGCTAACTAGTTATTGTATAGTGTACCGTCATAATCGAATCTAGAGTAGGGGGTACAGGATGACCGCCTCCGTGTTTGCACCAGCAAGCAATCTCTTATAGTTAGTGTGTTGAAGGCACTCAGATAATGTCTCGATCACAATTTTGGCCTGCTGGGCCGAATTGTGATCTACATCTAGATAATATATCCGAATTAAAAGTATTTAGAATTGTTTCTTAGATTAGAAGAAATAATATTGCTGAGCGATAGCGATAGCAATAGACTTGCACAGCAAGTCTCGAATAGATAAAGAATATTAGAAGAAAGGCAATTTGGATTCTTTAGTAGTTTCTAAATTGCTTTTAATAATATCCCCAATGATAGTTCTTTCAATGTTGCTCATTTCCATGAGTTCATTATAAGATACTCCTCCTCTCATATACCAGCACATACGCAATGTTTCTTCTTTTAAGGCTTTTACTTCTCGGTCATATCTCTCTAAGAACTTGATGACCTCTGCGTCAGTGTTTAAAGTTAAAAGCCTCTTCCGAAAAAATTTGCGTAATCGAACGCTAGTTCTACCTCGTATGGTTTATGGCATTCCTGACATGCTAGTGCTATTCCATCAGGTTTAGCTTGATTGCTAAACTCTTGTACTTTAGCTTGTATTTCGCGGATTAGTCCGCTTTCAGCGTTTGTGTAGAATTCAAAGATATAGTCAGTATTATGTACTTGCTGGCCGTCTTCCATTTCTATATGATCTGTGCAGTCCGTACAGGCCCTGAGGCCTTGATCAAAAAGTTTATCCATTGCCTGTTTTATTTGCACTGCTTTATCTTCTGGATCCATGTCTGCTGCTGCTAGTAAATTTAATATCTTTTGTTCTTGGAACTCTAAAACATTTGATTTATTAGCAGTAAAATAATGTTGTGGTTTAAACTTTATTTTTAAGCCTTTATGTTCTAATGGTTCGGCATAGTTAGGACATCTTAAACTAGCCAATGGCTCACTTAAATCTACCCCGTGTGTATTATCTTCACCACAATGTGTGCATTTACTATCAAAATTCATGTCATTGCCGTAGGTGGCAATGCGTATTGCTATTAACACAGCATCTACGTCAATGCTAGGCATTTGCCATGCATCTAATATATTTGGGCAACAACTGTGAATAACTTCTATAATACCCTGGCCATTTAGCAATGCGTCTGGTGTTCTGAGTATAATTTCATCTTTGGTGCTCATTGGATAAATGGGTATTTCTTGGTTTGCTGGCATATTTAGAGCATTTTCACCCCACCATCGACCTTTGCTGGGTAATGTTAAGTAAATAGCCGGTTGTCTAAAGTGCCCAGCTAGTGGGTTTTTGCGTTGATTTTCCATTATTTGAAATCCTATAAATATAAGTTAGTAATATATTTATCGGGAAAAACCTGGCCATGGATGAAACTAGATTAGCAGAAGCAATTGTTCAAGCGTTACAAGCAGGCATACAGACTCGCACCAGTGCGGAAGATGCAGCACGGGCACAAGAAGCCAATGATGCGCTGTTACGTCTGTCAAAGACTATCAGGCAAGCTTCAAAGGACACTGGATTTTTTAGTAGTGTAATTAAAAATCAAAAATTACCATATCGGGATATATCAGATGAGTTAAAAAAACTAGACGAACAGATATCTAAAACTACTAAAAAAACTGAAAAAGATACTCTCATGTGGGAGAAATCCCAGATAGCTAAAGAAAATTTTGAAGCTAATGCTAAAGCGGCAACCATTAACTTTACTATAGGATTGCAAAAAGCCAGTGCAGCGATAGGACAAATTGCCGCAGGTGGCGCTGGGACTTTTGTAAAAAATCTACAAAGCGGTGCGTCTAGTATAGATGTAGCTGCTGGAATAATGACCGCTGGCGTTGATGTTGCTAACAGTGGACTACAAGCTGCGGCTGGAGGTGCACAAGGCCTGGGCGAAGCCCTGATGCATGGCACAGGAAAAGCAAAACTATTTGGATTAGGGCTAATGGCAGCAGGGACTGCACTTAGTTTTTTCAGCGAATCGGCAAGCAAACTAGCTAAATTTGGTATAGAAGTTCTGAGTGCAGAACTAAAAAAATCAGTAGAATCGTTTATGACAATGAGTGCCAGTGGTGCTCTATTTGCCGACGGTGTACAAGGCATGCGTGATGCATCCTTAGCAGCTGGGTTAACAGTAAATCAATTTGCTAAAGTAGTACAAGAAAATTCAAGTACCCTAGCAGGTTCCGGATTGGGTGTATCTGGCGGCATTAAAAAAGTAGGTGCAGCACTAAAAGCTGGTGGCGACACAATGCAACGCAGCCTATTAAATTTGGGATACAGTTTAGAAGATCAAGCTGGTTTAGTGGCAGAAACCATGAAAGATATGCGTCAGTCTGGTGGACCCTTAAAGGCCACAGACACGCAAATTGCAGCAGAAACACAAAAATATGCTGAAAATTTAAGAATAATATCTGCTATTACTGGCGAAGATGCAAAACAAAGAATGGCAAGAGTTAGAGATCAAGCCAGTCAACTTGGTTTCCAACAAAAACTAGCCGGCATGGATGAAAATCAGCGCAAGGGTGTTATTGGTGCGATGGGTAACATGAGTGAATTGGAGCGCAAAAACTTCATGGACATGGTCATGTTTGGCAGTGTTATTAACAAAGAAGGCGCAGCAGCGGCAGCAATGAGTCAAGGATTAACCGACAGTGTTACCTCCAGCTATAAAGCATTCCAAGCTGGTAAACTTGATGATGCTGAACAACGACGTATAAATGGGCAGTATACTGGCCAAATTAAAGATGACATGCTCAAGCAGTCGGATATTGGTATGGCAGGTATGGCAGGTATTGGTGGGTTTGTTACTGATTTATCTAAAGTAATGGGCGATGAGTTGAAATTCAGAAATTTATGGACTGCCGATGCACAAAAATTGGCCGAACAAGGCACCAAAGGGCAAGAAACTACCAAAGACGAGTTAACTAATGATCTGATGAAAGCACTGCAAGCATCGCAAAAAATGGCACTAGATTTACAATCGGCCATGGATCCATTGATTAAAGGGTATGCGTCGGTAACCGCAGCAATGCTTGAAAGCATAAAAGAGACATTTGCTGAAATTGCCAAAGAGATACACGATAGAGGCAGTAGCACCGGTGCAGCATCCGCTGCAGGTGGGGGAAGTACGTTTGATAGAGTAAAAGCGGGCGCTCTTAGCGGCGCCGCCGATGGCGCCGCATTTGGTGCTGAAACAGGTGCTGGCGTTGGCATGGTCGCCGGCGGTATAGCCGGAAGTGCTGTTGGTCCTGGCTTTGGTACAGTAATAGGCGCAGGCGCAGGTCTTTATAGCGGAGCAGCTACTGGAACCGTAATTGGCGGCATAATTGGCGGTATTGGCGGCGCAATTGAGGGATTTTTTAGTAAACCTAAAAATACCAGACTGGATGGAACAGGCAAACGTTACGGTGCCGCTGCTGAACCCAGTACCAAAATTTTATTAATACATGAAGGTGAGCGTGTATTAAATCGAGCTGAAACCGATGAATACAATAAAGGGCTTGCTACTCCTAGTAGTATTATATCAACAGCAAACGAGCAAGCTCAAACTCCATTTAAAGAGTTTTTTTCTAGCTTGTCTGCTGCTGGTACTTCTCTGCAGACCTTGTTATCAAGCGGAGCAAATAAGTTATCTGACATACTGAACAAAGATATTAACATTAAAGTTGAATCAATGATGCCTCCGGGCTTTACTGATTTTGCACCACAACTTAAAACTATATTTGATCAAATGAATTCGGCAGAAATGTCTAGATCAAATAACGCAGAAGTTACAAAATTGGCAATTGATCAATTAACTACCATTGGTAAATCCATGGATCAACAGTCGTTGGGGCAAAATACTCAATTACAAGGCATAGTTAACCAATTATTAGATGCTGTTAAGTTACCCAATGCACAGTTTGCAGATCAGTCAAGTCAAATAAAAACATCAATTGATCAATTAATTACTGCTGTTAAACTGCCTAACGTACAGAATACTCAAGTAGCAGATCAAGCTGGTTTAATAAAAACTTCAATGGATCAATTGACTAGTGCTGTTAATTTACCCAATGCACAGTTTGCAAATCAAACCAGTGACATAAAAAGTTTAATCACTCAATTAATTGGATCTATTAGTACACCTAACGCACAATTTGCAGATCAAGCAGGACAAATAAAAACGTCAATTGACCAATTGGCTACTGCCGTTAAATTACCCAACGGGCAAGATAAACAATTTGCAGATCAAGCTAGCCAAATAAAAACTTCAATTGATCAATTGATTGGTTCTGCAAATTTACCCACTGCACAAGTTGCGACTCAAGTTGGGCAAATAAAAACTTCAATTGATCAATTGATTGGTTCTGTTAAAGCACCTAATACACAATTTACAGATCAAGCTGCACAATTAAAATCGTCGATTGATCAGATGTCTGGTGCTATTAAATTACCCACCGCACAGTTTGCAGATCAAGCTGCACAATTAAAATCGTCGATTGATCAGATGTCTGGTGCTATTAAATTACCCACCGCACAGTTTGCAGATCAAACTGCACAATTAAAATCGTCAATTGATTCTTTTGGTAATAATACAAAAGCAGATACTGCGCAATCTAACTCATTGATGTCACAAATGGAAACTACAATGGGGCAGTTACTTAACTTCAGTGGTACTGCAAGCAAACAATCAACCGATCAAACTACACAATTTCAAACACTAACTGATAAGATGTTCAATTCGGCAATGTCAACTAATCAATTTGACTTGGGTTCAACGTCTATACAAAAAACATTTGATCAAATGTTAGCGTTAGGTGTATCAACAGATAAAAACACATCACAGTTATTATTAACAAATCAAGATTCTCCAAATCAAATTAATAAAAGTTTTGATAGTATATCAAAATCGTTAATAGTTGATAGCAATCAACAGTTAGATGGTGCTTTGTCTAGAATGATTGGGGAACTCAGGGATAAAAATGTTCAAGCAGAAAAAGCAACTCAAGTTCAACCAAAATCTCTAACCAACGAACCAATATCTGCTCCTATAGGGTCTGATCAGCAACAGTTACTTGAATTAGTAAGTAAACAATTACTAGCAATGGAAACTAGTATAACAAAAACTGATAATTTAATAAATTTACTAACCGAAGGCAACAATAATACCCGACAGTTATTAAATGCAGCATATTAAAACATAACGCTATATCATTAGTAATAAATATAGTTAATAGAGAGATTCATTTAAAATGTCTTGGAAAAAATACTTTAAATCGCCAAACCCAGCAATGCTTAGTCCTGTGCCATTGCAATCTGGGAATACCCCTTCATACAGGAATTATCAAAGTAATTTACCAGAGGTATATGTTGGGCATCCAAACCGTCTTGAAAGATACAATCAATACGAACAAATGGACCAAGACTCGGAAGTAAACGCTGCATTGGACATTTTAGCTGAATTCAGTAGCCAACCTGATGCAACCACTGGATTACCTTTTAAATTAAATTATAAAGAAAAACCAACAGATAATGAAGTTGACATCATTAAAGAGCAATTACAACAATGGGTATCATTGAACGAATTTAATAGAAGAATATTTAAAATTGTCAGAAATACTTTAAAATACGGCGATCAAGTATTTGTGCGTGACCCAGAAACATTTGAGCTCATGTGGGTAGAAATGGGTAAAGTAGTTAAGGTTATTGTAAACGAAACGCAAGGCAAAGAACCTGAACAATATATTTTAAAAGATATTCAGCCCAATTTTCAAAATTTAACTGTGACTGCGGTAAGCACATCCGATGTATATTCAAACCATCCGCAAGTAGGCGGAGCAAACGGTTCTTATATACAACCTGCTGCACCTTATACCGGCGGTAGCAGATTCCAAAAAGCACAAAACGAATCTGCAATAAATGCAGAACATATAGTACATTTAAGTTTAACTGAAGGGCTCGATGTCAATTGGCCTTTTGGTAATAGCGTATTAGAAAACATTTTCAAAGTGTTCAAACAAAAAGAACTTATTGAAGATGCTATTATCATTTATCGTGTGCAACGTGCGCCAGAACGCAGGGCATTTTATGTAGACGTTGGTAATATGCCGAGTCATATGGCTATGGCCTTTGTTGAGCGTGTTAAAAACGAAATTCAACAACGTAGAATTCCTAGTCAGACTGGCGGCGGCGCCAATATGATGGATGCTACATACAATCCCATATCCACTAACGAAGACTTTTTCTTTCCGCAAACAGCCGAAGGACGTGGCAGCAAAGTTGAAGTGTTGCAAGGTGGACAAAATTTGGGCGAAATTACGGACTTGCGTTTCTTTACTAACAAGTTATTCCGTGGCTTGCGTATTCCCAGCAGCTATTTACCAACTGGTGCAGATGACGGAACAGCGTCAATTACCGACGGCAGAGTAGGCACTGCTTTAATTCAAGAGTGGCGTTTTAATCGTTATTGTGTTAGATTACAAAACATGATTGTTGGTAAACTAGACACCGAATTTAAGATGTTTATGCGTTGGAGAGGTATTAATATAGACAGTCAATTGTTTACATTAGACCTCAATGAACCGCAGAATTTTGCACAATATCGTCAAACAGAAGTCGATGCAGCACGTATTAATACATATACGCAGCTAGAGCAATATCCGTATTTCTCTAAGAGATTCTTAATGAAACGTTATTTGGGACTAAACGAACAAGAGATGAGCGAAAACGAAGAAGCTTGGCTTGAAGAGCAAGGGGAAACAAAAACTGCCGGTGATGCGAACGATGTTGGTTTACGTAGCGTAGGCATCACACCAGGTGCAATCAGCGGAGATATGACCAATGCCGAAGCATTGCCTGGATTGGATGGCAGTATGCCAGGCGGCGACCTGGGCATGCCTGGTGCTATGCCCGGTGCTGCCGGAGTGGGTGCAGGTGGTGGTGCAACCCCAATGGGAGGCGGTGCAAATGCCCCAATGCCAGGTGTGGTATAATTTTTAATTTGTTTGATAAATATCATATATGTTTATAACCGAATTTTTTAGTACTAATTCAGCTGAAGGCTACAGCTCTGAAAATGACGACCAATCTGTTAAAAAAATGACAGATTCTCGTAAAAGCCGATTAACTCTACTACAAATTAAACGCCTGAGAGTTATGAATGACCTACGTACATTTGAACGTCAACAAGAAGTTGAAGACGTAGCAAAGCAGTACAAGCCCCCAGCAGCAGCTGGAATGCCTGGTCTTTAATTTAAAAACCGTCAAAAAACCGCCATTTAACGCATAATATTACGATATTATGTAAATATCATTAAGCGACCACATAATGTGGTTAACTCACATAATTACAAGGAGCCTCCTATGAACCAATTTGAAAAGCTAATTGAATATATCATCAATGAGCAAGAAGACAAAGCACGTGAACTTTTTCACCAAATCGTTGTTGAAAAATCAAGATCAATTTATGAAAATCTAATCGATGAAGTTAGCCCACATGGCGAATCAAACGGTGTAGACGATCTAGTAGACGAAATTTCCAATGATCATCTTGGCATGAGCGAAGAACAGGAAGAAGAAGAAGGCGAAATGGAAATGCCATCGTCAGATTCCGATGAAGAAAACCCATTTGGCGACGAAGAAGGCGGCGAAGAAGGCAAAGAAGAAAACCCATTTGGCGACGAAGAAGGCGGCGAAGAAGGCGAAGAAGATTTGTCCAACCGTGTTATGGGCCTAGAAGCAGAATTAGACGAATTGCAAGCAAAGTTTGATAAAATCATTGCTGGCGAAGAAAATGAGGAAGACGGCGAGCCAGGTGTACATGGTGATGTAAGTATACACAGCATGCATGGTGAAGCACCGGGAATGGATGATTCGGAATTGATGGAATATGTTATTCCAGTTAAAGACGGTCATGGCGCTGAAAAAAAGGGCGGATCTGAAGGCAAACTAATTGGCAGCAGTGGTGGTAGTACCTCTGTTAATTCTAAAAGCCTAAATCAACCTAAGAACAACATGGGCGGAACTAACAAAAATATTGCCCAAGGTGGATCGGAAGCGGCGCCCGAAGGTAAGGCTTATACCAAACCAAACAATGCATATAGCAAAGGTGCTACAGAAAATGACATCGCTAAACGCAATGTTAATGTTCCTGGCGGCAATGGTGCTAACAAGTTCTTTAACAAGAATGAAACCAGCTATGAAAAGAATCATGGCAAAGAAGGACAAACTACCGATGGTTCAGTTCCGGTTGCTAAAGGCAGCGTAGTAGCTGAGTCACGTAAAGTAGCACGTAAAACCACTCGTTAATTAGTTATAATGGCTTATTTAAAAGAAAATCTTACCTTTGACCGTGCTGGCATGGAAGTCCTCTACGAGGATAGCAAGTCTGGCTCAGTCAAAGAGTGCTACATGAAAGGTATTTTCATTGAAGGCGGCGTAAGAAATCTAAACGAGCGTATTTACCCTGTTAATGAAATTACCAAAGCAGTGTCAGAGATTAATGAGCAAATCAAAGGTGGCTACAGCGTCCTAGGCGAAGTAGATCACCCAGATGATTTAAAAATTAATTTGGACCGTGTCAGCCACATGATTGAACAAATGTGGATGGATGGTCCTGCAGGCTGCGGCAAGTTAAAGATTCTACCAACACCTATGGGACAGTTAGTCCGAACCATGTTAGAAAGTGGTGTTAAATTAGGTGTTTCAAGCCGCGGTAGCGGTAACGTCAGCGAAGGCACTGGGCACGTCAGTGAATTCGAGATAGTCACAGTTGACATTGTAGCACAACCTAGTGCGCCACATGCATATCCAACAGCCATCTATGAAGGTTTGTTTAATATGAAACATGGGCACAAGGCGCTAGAAATAGCTCGTGATGCTCAGGGCGACAAAAAAGTGCAAAAGTATTTGAAAGAGCAGGTAACTCGCTTGATCAATGACTTAAAATTATAGGAGAAAGCTATTATGTTTGATGCTATCAAACCATTATTAGATAGTGGCATTGTTAACGAGGAAACTCGTACAGCTATCAGTGAAGCTTGGGAAACCAAGTTAAATGAAGCTCGTGAAAGTATTCGCGCCGAATTGCGCGAAGAAATGGCTAGTCGCTACAATCATGACAAACAAGTAATGGTAGAAGCCCTAGACAAAATGGTTACTGAAAGTCTCGCTAAAGAAATTGAAGAATTTGTTGGCGAAAAACAAGCTGTAGTAGAAGATCGTGTGCGTGTTAAAAACCACATGATGGAAAGTGCTGGCAGATTCAATAATTTCATGGCTACTAAACTAGCTGAAGAAATTAAAGAGTTGCACAAAGACCGCAAAATTCAAACTGAAAACTATCGTCGTCTAGAACAATTCATTGTTCGCTCATTGGCGGGAGAAATTAGAGAATTTGCGCAAGACAAACAAGCCGTAATTGAAACTAAAGTTAAACTAGTTGCAGAAGCTAGAGAAAAAATTAGCGAATTACAAAAACGTTTCATTGCTAGCAGCGCACAACTTGTTAAAGAATCAGTGACTACAAAACTAGGTGCTGAACTATCACAACTCAAAGAAGACATTCAACTTGCTCGTGAGAACATGTTTGGCCGTCGTATATTCGAAGCTTTTGCTGGTGAATTTTCATTGACTCATCTTAATGAAAATCGCGAATTGCAAAAACTAAAACAAGTTATTAATCAACAACAAGCACAAATCAATGAGGCTTCTAAAGCCGCAGTTGATACACGTCAGCTTGTTGAATCGAAAGATCGCGAAATTCGCGTGATTACTGAGAGTATTAATCGTAAGGAAGTAATTTCTGGATTATTGGGTACTCTTACCCGCGAGAAGCAAGTGGTAATGCGCGAACTTCTTGAAAACGTGCAGACTGATAAATTAAAGTCGGCATTTGATAAGTATCTTCCAGCAGTACTAACATCAAGTTCTACAAAAGAGAAGTCTACGACTACTCTAAATGAAGGACATGTTGCAGTAACTGGAGATAAGACTGCTAAAGTGACAACTCAATCCAACACTAATGTTGTTGAGTTACGTCGATTAGCAGGGTTAAAATAATATAGTTAAACCTTAAAGGAAAGAAAATGACACAAGAACTATTAGAAGGCCGTTGGGGCGAAACTAAAGATGCCCTGCTAGAAGGTCTACAAGGATCACGCCGCACAACAATGAGTATTATCCTAGAAAATACTCGCAGAAATCTAGCTGAGACAGCAAGCACCGGTGCAACAACATCTGGAAATATGTCTACACTTAACCGTGTAATTCTTCCAGTTATTCGTCGTGTAATGCCTACCGTTATTGCTAACGAAATTGTTGGTGTACAACCAATGACCGGACCTGTTGCACAGATCCACACTTTACGTGTTCGTTATGCTGATAATGTTTCCGCAGGAAACGATGGCGCTAGCGTTGGTGACGAAGCACTAAGCCCATTCAAAATTGCTACAGCATATTCTGGTAACCCAGCAACATCAAGAGCATATTCAACAAGTGCATTAGAAGGTGTACCAGGAAATCGTATCAATGTTCAAATCTTGAAGCAAGTAGTTGAGGCTCGTACTCGTAAGCTATCTGCTCGTTGGACATTTGAAGCTGCTCAAGACGCACAAGCTATGCACGGTTTGGATGTTGAAGCAGAAATCATGGCTGCTCTAGCACAAGAAATTACAGTTGAAATTGACCAGGAAGTTTTAGCATCATTGCGCTCACTAGCCGCAACTGAATTCTATTACAATCAGGCCGCTGTATCTGGAACCGCAACATTCGTTGGTGACGAGCATGCTGCTCTAGCTGTTTTAATTAACCGCGCAGCTAACTCAATTGCACAACGTACACGTCGTGGCGCTGCAAACTGGGCTGTTGTTTCATCTGCTGCACTAACTGTGCTACAGTCTGCTACAACTAGTGCTTTTGCTCGTACTACAGAAGGTACATTTGAAGCACCTACAAACACTAAGTTTGTTGGTACATTGAATGGCGCAATGCGTATTTTCGTTGACAGCTATGCTGACGACCAAAAGCCAGTTTTAGTTGGATACAAAGGTTCCAGCGAAGCTGACGCAGCAGCATTCTATTGCCCATATGTTCCATTGATGAGCAGTGGTGTTGTTCTAGATCCACAAACGTTTGAGCCAGTAGTTGGTTTCATGACACGTTATGGATATGTTGAATTAACAAATACAGCAAGTTCTTTAGGCAACGCAGGTGACTACGTTTCTGAGATCGCTGTACAAAATCTATCGTTCCAATAAAAACGGAACCAAACTTTTTACCCTTGGGATGGGAAGTTACATTAAAGGCTCTTTGGAGCCTTTTTTGTTGGCTAATCAATAATAAATTATCAAGTTTTGATAAATATTATTACTAAATTATAAGGAGCCATTATGGCAAATCTAACCGGAACAGACTTAGCAGTTAATTATCAGAAAACACAACCAACAACAACTATGGGAACTCGCAATCTAGCGTTTTTTCAAGTTGATATGCAGCAAGATGTAGAAACCAACTATCTATTACCAAATAGTTTGTACTCAAAAGCTATTAGAGGATTGCAACAAAGCATTGAATTGTACGGAATTGGTAAGCCAGATAATCATTGGTTTACAGTTATTGCCAGTGCAGAAACAGCACCGTTTCCCTCAAACCGTGCAGCAGCCGATCAGCAACGTAACAGTCTACTAGAAGATGCAATTAATGCAACAACTGGTCTAACTAGTGTTCGTGTTTGGGACGGCGAGTTAGTTGGCTACAGTATTGTTAACGACTGTTAATCAGTAGTTATTTAAAAATCAAGCCTACTTTTATAGTAGGCTTTTTTACGGCTATTAAATACTGTATATGAAAATTAGACCAGCAGACACTAGAGGATTTATTCCATTAAATCGTTTAGGGGAAGACAACTATCAAAGTTATCGTAGTTTTAGTTGTATGAATTATCGCGATCCTAAGTATACAAACTGGGGTCCGGTGACAACAATCAATGATGATAGAACTAAACCGGGATTTATTACCAGCTGGCATGAACATTGCGGACTAGACATAATCAATTATGTCATTGCTGGACAATGTAGACATCGGGATAACATTGGCAATGATAATATAGCTCGTGCCGGGCAAGTGCAACATTTTTGGTGCGGTGATAGTATATGGCACGAATTGTCTAATGAAGGCTCAGAGTCTAATAGATATTTGCAAATATGGATTTATCCTAATACAATAGATTGGGATCAAACTCCTAAATACAATTTTTTTGATCGCCCTGTAGGCTTTGCTCTGCTGCCTATAGTGTTTAAAAATACTAGATTTAGTTGTTGGGCAGGAATACTAGATCAAAATCTAAAAACGAATGACTTTAGTTACTTACTGGTACTAGAAGGAAGCTGCACTATTAACGATATCGTATTAAACGAAGGTGATGCAATAGAAATAGATCAAATTAGTTTTGTAGTGCCAATTGGAACACCTCATTTAATATTATTTGAATTAAATTGATAAATAGACAGTACGACTTGCATAGGGCAAGTTTTATGCGGAAATCCAACCGCGTATGGCATAGAACGCCATAAATTCTTAAGGAGAAAATAAAATGGGACGTCCTTTAAATAAAAAATATTTTGGTAATCGTAACATCGGCGCTAATGGTGCCGAAAGTACAAACGCACATAATTCTGCAAATCAAGGCGATGACGGTCTTGGTGGTAATCGGATTGCTAGTGTAACATTAACTGCCCTGGGTGCGTATACGGTACGACCATCAACTACATTCAGTGATCCGGACAAGTTAGCACTAGGTGCTGTACGTGCAACTGGTAGCGTTACATCTGAAGTTGAAAGTGCAACTGACATTGGCGGTACAATGGCTGGATACGTAGCCGGTGATATTCTAACAGTTACTACTTCCGCCGGCACAGCAACTTTTACAGTTGATACAATTGGTGGAACCGGCGGCGACGATGTTACTGCTGTAACACCATTGAGCCGTGGCACATTCTTGTATGCATCGGGTGCTTTAGCAACTGGGGCACAAGCAACTACAGTAACACACGCCGACGGCTCAGCAAGTACAGCCACTGGCGCAACATTAACATTGCGTTATCGTGCCAAATCAGTGTTGATGATTAACAACGGTTCTGGATATACCGATCCAACCGATGCGGCTGTATCATTTAGCCAATCGGTTACTGGTGATGCAGTAATGGGATCATCGGCTGTAGTTGGTCAAAACGAGAATGCAATTACTATGACAGCATACTTAACTGGTGGTTCGGCAACCGCAGTTGATGTAATTAGACAAGTTTCTGGTCGTCGTTATAAAGTAACAGATGGTACAAGAACTGGTATTGTCAAGTTGAAAGATTCAGCTGTAAATGCAGCCGGCGAAGCTTCTATCACAGCAACCGACACTGCTGGCAATCAATATTACATTACAAAGTTATCAAATCATCGAGCACGAGTAACTCGTGGTACTGGTGCTAGTCATCAATTTGCAAGTGATAGTTCAGTAGCATGGACTGCAAATGGTACTAGCGGTACTAAAGTATATGACAATCAACCGTACTTTGCAGCCGATGTTAACATCAAAATATCAAACGCTTAAACTCGTTTTTAAATAAAAATAGCTGCTGTGGCAGCTATTTTTTTAACTTATCTTAGATGATAAATATCTAAAATAGGAATAATTCATGGCTACGGTTGATCGTACATCTGGCGATTGGTATTTAACCGCTTTAGGCGGTAATATCTACATTGACGCTTTAGGCGGCCGCGGCTCAGTGAGTATTTTTGGCAATTTACTAGTAGTTGGTAATCAAACTAATATTGGATCTGTTGAAACATTAATTTCTGATAACTTTATTACATTGGCTGCTAATGTAACATCAGGAACACCTGTATTAAATGCTGGTATAGAAGTCAGTCGCGGCGATAGTCCAAAAGCAGCAATACAATGGACTGAGCAATTAAATAAATGGCAAATGACATATGATAGTGTTTTATATAGAGACATTATGTCAAGAGTGGCAGACGACCCAACACCAACATTGGGCGGGCATTTAAATTTAGCCGGATACGAAATTAGATCTTCACCGGGAGAGAACATAGTATTAGTACCGGGAAATGCACCAACTGGGTCAAATGCCGGCGTACAAATTAGTCATTCGGTTACAAATGTATTACCAGCAGTGAATGATGCTACAGTGGTATATAGTAAAGCACCTGGTGCGGGCGCCGCAGGTTTATATGTATCAAATTCGTCAGTTTTAAACGCAGAATTGATCACAAAAAGAAAAGCACTAATATTTTCATTAGTGTTATAGGATATTTTATGGCATTAACAAGTACAATTATAACACCAACTATAGCTAATATTTACGTTAGTAACGGCAGTAATGCAGTTACTACTATGTATTTCTGCAACACCGGCACCATACCAATTTTATTTAATGTGTATGCTGTACCAAAAAATTATGAGCCTGGAATTCAAACGTTAATTTATTATAATGTACCATTAACTTCGCATGATACTTATGTTGTTGAATCTGAAAAATTAATACTCGACGATGGGGATACTATACGTGCCAGCATTGTTGATCCTACATCAATTGCAAGTATAGGATTAGCTCAAACTTTATGGGGCGCAATTGATAAAATTAGTGCAGCTATTTGGGCATCTGATAGAAACGAATATTTAATAGTAGGTAAAAGTGGTAAAGTTGCCACTAGTCCCACTGGCGAAAGCTGGACATATCAGCCGGGGCTAATTAATATTACCTGGCCTAGTACAGTAGATGCCACTAGTGTAGTCAGAATGATAGGAAAAAAATATATAGTAGTAGGGCAGCAAGGATGGATGGGAATCAGTACAGACGGGCTAGTGTGGACTAATGCCACTGGTATTTCTAGTTTACAAGACTGGGGATCAAATGATATAAATGCAGTTGCAACAAATAATTCAATTTCTATAGCAGTAGGAAATAGTGCTCGTATTGCTACCACTATCGACGGGCAAACTTGGACTTATCAACCAAGCCTATCGGGTACAACTTGGCAACAAACTGATGTAACAGCCATTACTTGGGATGGAACAAATTTTATAATAGGTGGCGAAGGCGGCATCATGGCAAAAACAACCGATGGTGCTACTTGGACTATTATAGACGATTTAAAAAATAATGTTGCATGGGGACAATCTACTAGAGTAACAACAATAGTATATTCGGGGTCATTGGCAACCGGATACTTAGCATTATCATTGGATAATAATAAAGCAGCAACTAGTTATGATGGCATAATTTGGGCTTATAATCCTGGACTAGCACAGGCTGGCAGTTTATCAGTGTTAGGATCTGGCGGTGCAACTTTTAAAGTTGGATACGGTTTTTATGTTATAGGTAGCAGCTCAGATATATTTACATACGATGGTACTCAATGGACTGTATCGCATAGTTTAAATAATCTACCTTGGAATTCTGTTGCAGGATCGAGTATACTATGGAACAATGCAAGATCAGAATTTTTAGCAGTTGGATATGGTGCAAGAGTTGCAGCTAGTAGCAACGGCGATGACTGGACTTACTACACTGATAGTGCAGCCGCTGGGATAAATTTACCTGACATTGTAGCAACTGTTTCTACTATTGGCATATAAAAATGGGACGATATCTTAAAAATACTGAATTAAAATCTGGCAGCTATAGCATCAGATTGCCAATGGGCTATAGTTCAGTAGGACCAAATGCTCCAGTCAATGGATTAATCAGATTTAATAAAAATACAATTGCTCCTGAAATTTTTGTAAAAACAGCAAGCGAAGTAACCGGGTCATGGAAAACTATAGTTACTAGAATAGGTGCCGCAATTGTAGGGAAAGATACATTTTTAGGAACTGGTGCTCAGGTAATTTTTGGACCAATGAAAAGTAGTTATAGAAAAGGTGATGAAATTTTTCTTTTAGTTTATATTGGCAATGTTTTTCAAAATCCAGGAGTAGCATTTACAGTCGACGGCAGTCAAATAACTTTTACTAGTGTGCCACCTTTGGGTCAGAATATTATAATTTTACACGGATACGCAACATAATGGCAATAGGACGCATTTCGGGCCCAATGCTTGTTCCAAATTTGGAACGTCAAGGAATTGATTTAGCAGTTGATGGAGACCTTATATATTTTGATGTTGGTCGCAGACGAGTTGGTATTAATACTTTTACTCCTACAACAGAACTTGATGTAGTTGGAAATGCTAAAATAAGTGCCAATTTAACTGTTGGTACTGGCCCAGAAGATACTATATCGGTTGGTACAAAATATTCTTTACCAACTACTATTCCAGGCTACGGACAAGTAATTACATCAATGGGTGGCGGGGACCCTGCTACTTATTGGGCTCCCGGGCTTCCAGATTCTGCAATCAGAAGACACAAGTACGAAACAATAATTAATAACTTACTAGGATTTGGGACATCAGAATTTAAATTAAATTTAGGTGTTAGTGCTATTGTATACTCGGTGGGCGTTAGTAGACCTGTTAAAGTTGAAGTTTTTGGAACAGCAGCAAAAGATGAGGATAACCCATATACATTTATTGCTACCCCCGATCATCTAGTAGATGATGGTACAGTAATTTTAAATGATGGTAGTAGTTTTCAAAGTAGACAGTATAGTATATTTTCAAATATGGAGACTCCGCCAGATTCTAATGTATATGTAACACTTACTAGTTTGTCACCGTATTTGGCAGCAACTCCTATAACATTTAGTGTATATTATTTCCCAGCAGTTACCGACAGTAGGCCCGGAACAGAAATTCTTCAAAGTTTACCAACTACAGGTAATTATAATGGAAGAACTGTATTTGTTGTACCAACAACCAAGTTACATGTATTTGTTAATAATGCGTGGGTATCGGCCGTATAATGAATAATAACTGTGTTAACTTTGATAAATAACTTTATAATTCTAAAATCCCAATTGGATAAATATTGGGCAAGGAGCAAAAAATAATGATACCACCAAGAATAGTCTACGAAACATCTTACGCCGATCAGAACTTTTATTCTGTCGAAAAAGCCGGATTTACCAATATGAGCGATTTAATGGTTGACGTTGTTGGAAATTTAACAAACAACGGATTTACAACTGCTAACGTAGTTATAGTTGATACAACTGGTAACGAAATTGGTGATGCAGGCAACAATCCAGCGGAAAGAATATTACAAATAAATACCGGTGGTTTGGGATACAAGCAAAACGACATCCTTGAACTAGTACCACCTGATGAAATTATTGCAGATCAAAACTTACTGGTTGGCCATACATACAAAATTTTAGCAGTTAGTACAACAGGCGGCCCAACTGATTTTATGGCTTTTGGATCTCCGGACAATATGGTTGATACTATTTTTACGGTGTCTTTCCCTGGAGCAGTATATAATGATCGAGTTGGATCTGGTACAGGAACAGTAAAACCACTAGACCTAAAACCTCCACAATTTAATGTTGATGCAATTAACTCAGTTGGTGCAGTAACTGCCATATCTATTAAATCAGGAAAAGTAAACGATTGGTACAGAATAAATACTTCCGCCGGCGTATATCTTAGATATCCCAACAAAGATTTACAGAACACAGCTAGTGAAAAAGCGTACACATATACGTCAGCTGGGACATACCTTGGTCTAGCTGCAGGCGCAGGAAAACCCTCTGCATTTACAGCAGATGATACTCCGTTTGACATCGCCAGCGTTAGTTGGGCAGACGCCTCAAACGGCCCGCCTGTCATTAGCGCGTGGGGTTCGGGATCAAATCCGCGCCCTAGAGAAGCGTGGAGAGCAGCCAACGGATACGAGGCATCAGGTAAAAATCTATGGCCTAGAGGCGTAGAAATGGATCCCAGTAAAACTGCTGACTATGGTACAAAATACGAGGCGGCCTCAGCCGGCATATGGATTGCAACTGATTATGCTACTTTACGTAAAACTTTACTGGTAGGGCAAGAAATTCTATTAGATCCCGACACACCGGCAAATCATAATAATCGAAGTAGTATACCACCGGGTACAACAGTAACTGGCGTATTCCCCCTTGATGTTGTTGGCGGCCCACGACCAAGGCCCGATCTGACCACAACTGGGCAATCGCCGGTGACTTATAATTCTGAAAAAACAGTTACATATACATATATTACTGTTGCTCTTGCACCCAATGAGACCGGCGAGGTAAAAATAAACTTAGGTGATGCACTTTGGTTTAGAGGACAAGGACTAACTGTTGATGATGTAACAAAAAACCCAGCTGGTTTTACTGCTATCCTTGAAGCAGGCGGGCAAGTCGATCCTCTGAATGACGGTGTTGGTGTTTTTGGCGAGGTAGTAACAACAACAACCAATTCATACTATGTAAAGTTACAAAATCTGACCGATTCTTATGCAGCAGCAACAGTAAAACGTCCTAAGATATATATTGGGCAAACGTTACAAATGCCAGCTGGCACAATTGGTAGTATTGACCCAGCTGCCGTTCTTATGGTCAGTGATATAGTTGAAGAAGGATACAATCTGTTTGGCGCAGGCACCAATTGGTGCGCTAATATTAAATTAGATGAACAATATTCATTAGCCGGCCAAGAAACTTTAAATTGTGTTTTTTCCGAATTACAACCATATCGAATTGCATTTGAGGTATTAAGAAATACCACCGGATCAACAGTACAGCAGGCCAAAGCAGGTTCACAAGCAATGAATTGTTATACAGCTACACCATTGCAGTTAACTAATTTGGGTGCAATTGCAAATGTTACAAATAGTGCAGGCGTCATTAAAGATAGAGCTGGAATGATGGGAGAGCTGCCAACAGGCACACTAGCAACACTCGCATCTGGAGCTCAAGGATATGCTGCACATGGTGCAGCACCAATAGTAAAGCCAGATCCGTTAAAACCAACCGAAGGATTTGTAAATAGAGAACTTAGAGTAGCTGGCAGTCCCGAAGCATACCCGTTAAATTATACATTAACTATAACCAATCGTGGAATATTCTTTGGAGTTTGGGAAGGCAATTGGAGTAACATGCAAAAACCGGCAGCAATTAGTATCACCGACAAAGATAGTTTCTTTAATTGGTTCTTAATACAGCGTCCTGTTGATAGAGAAAATGGTAGAACATTATGCAAAGGCCGTGCGCCTGTATTTTGTGTTAATAGTGTTGGATATAAGTATTGGAAATTTGTAGTCAGAGAAGAAGATATCATGCATCCACAACAGGGAGATCCATGGAATGTCAGAGACTATATAGATCCTAGGTCTGGCGTGGGTTACATTGGCTCAGCAGGTGTGGGCGCTGCTGCTGCCGTGGCGTCGGCAACACCTACTGCTAGTACAGTTGGAAAAACAATTATAACTCAGCAAATTGCTTCTTATTACAGAATACCGGCTGATACACATACACAAGATAGTTATGCAATAATGAATACAACTAATCAAATATCATTGACTGAGTATAATACATACCTTATATCATTCTTACATAATTTAACTACTCCTAGATTTAGATACTCAGAAGAACTAGATATGATTGGTCAAGCATCAGCCGATGTTTGCATGTCGGGAAATGATGTAGTTTTAACTGCACCGGGTGGTGGTGGCGTGTACGGTGAACCAACAGCTAGAACATATAGGGCTATGCCTTCTAATTTACCATATAATACAGGTCTTAGGGTTTGTGTTTTAAGAGATATCCCACATTAATCAGGAGTTAAATAATAATGGCATGTTTTAATATTACAAAATACGGGTTCACTAGCATTCTGGACCTTGTAAACGATGTGATGAAAGAAATGACTGGGCAAGGCGTGAATACTATTCCGTATTTTAGAATGGCATATCCTCGCATATCGATGACAGTTACATCAATTGGTGCAAACGGAACTGGAAATTTATCAGTTGGTGGGTTTACTTATAAAGTTCCAATTGGAACTAAAGTAACTGTTACTGGAAGCACACCTTCGACGGGTGGTGTTGGCACCTTAGCAGCTGGTAACTATTATGTTTATCAATCATTTCCTGCATCGGGCGCAACTACTATAATAACATTAGTTACGCAACCGGTGCTAGTAGCCGGCGGTCTTACTCCTGGAATAGTTAAACCAACAACTTCGGCAGGCACCGCAGCGGGACGTACATTTAGTATATCTTACACACAAACTGTACCGGCTCCGCATACACCGCCCGGGGGTTCAGGTGGATATGTCGGACCAGACCCTGCAAATCCATTGGCAGATCCGGCACCTGTGGATGCCGACGACAATACGCTTAATGTGCCATGGGATCCGGGAACAACTCCAGCCGATGGCGCCGCGGGCTCAAGTTGGGGAGTTTGGATTTTAGAATCAACACCAGCAGTTGATCCATTGGCAGATCAACTTCAAGTTGGATCATATAGGTCAGCAGCTGGTAATAGTTCTAATTTTAGAATTTGTTTTAATGCATTGTCTGACACAAGAATGGCAATACATTGTGCTACAGAATTACAATTACCAAATACCGGAAATATTGCACAATTAAACGATAGAACCACCCTTGCCGCACTGCCAAAACAAACCGAGCCGGCTGGTAATTTAAGTTCTTTTGGAAACGATTGGACAAAGTCAACGCCCACTACTGGTAAAGAAATGCAACAAATATGGCTCAATAGAGATCCTGACAGGGGATCCGAGGGTGCATATCCAATGAGTTATTGTATTACAATGACTAATAGAGGTTGGTTTTTTGCAGTTTGGGAAGGAAGCCAAGAAGAAGTTCCGCAGAGCACATTTGATAAAGATAATAACTCAAATCCATATACAGCAGCATCAATTGGTAACAGTCCGTTGCGTTGGGTGCTAGTTCAGCGGCCAGTTGATCGAATAACTGGACATGTCAGAGGTGGATCGACTATGCGTAATCAAATTACAGGAAATCCCGGTGTTGAATTTGAAACTAGTCGTTGCCCGGTATTTGTAGTATGCGGTATGGGCGCTCCACAAAGTTACACAAAATTTATTCTTCGAGAAGTTGATGTATCGGCACCAAGTCTTAAGAAATCTGCCGTTATACAAACTGAGGATAATCCAGCATTGTTAAATCCGTATCCACAGCAGTCGTTAACTGAAAATGGCGACTTTGTAGTTACCTTTTTAAATAATCTTAGTACTCCAAGATTCCGTTATGCTGATGAATTGGATATGCTAGGTACTGTTTCGTCCGAAGTAGTCGGAGCAGGATCAGTAATTGAAGTTGATGTATACAATGAGGTACACGGCGGATATGATAATACTGGAGCAAAAATAGCCGGTCCAACAAGAGGTAAAAGAGTTTATCAAGCATTGTATGGATCTGAAAGATATGGTACTGGTATGAGATTAATGGTATTGACTAAAATGGGTTGGGAATCTGCTCCTGTTTCAGACGATACATATAATGTTACCGCCGAAGACAGTCATATTTAAATCTCCTTTATTTTAAAGGAACTAATAATTGACTATGTTAAACTCAATCGGAGGGCATGATGTTCAACAGCGTTTCGGCATGCACCCCCAATAGTGTTGTTACTGTAGATTTTTTCTCAAGTAAATCACAAACATTAAGTATCCAGCAGTCGGTTACACTATCAGTAAATGGTAGTGTAATTCCATCTGGCGTAGTAGAGTTGCTAGCAGGTGACCATGTAGAAGCTACATTGACTACACCACTGTCTTATTTGGGTTATCAAATCTATACGTATGTACTAGATAGTTTAAAACAAGAATTTGCAATTGTTAATAAAAATGATTATAGACCGTCAGTAAAAACCACGGATGCTAGAAAAAAATGGTTTAATTATGTACCACAAAAATTTTTAATTAGCTTCTATAAAAGTACAAAAAATAATCAACAACTACTAGGATTCAATAGGAATTTTATTCCTAATATTTCATCATACCATATTGTATTAGATCATATAAATGATGCAGTTTGCTTTTATACAAAATATGAAGAATTAATTTCTAAAGTAAATCTACCAGCCGGGCCAATTGATTATAGAAAATTTTCAAAAATTGATCCTGTTACTAATAAATTAATTACCGAAGCAGTAGTTTTATGTGCAGATAAAAAAATGTACAGAATTACTTTTAGAACGTATTCTATTAACACTAATACGTTTGATCCAGTTGTGACTCCTGTTGGAACATTTAATAATAATCTGCCGTTTGAAGCCGATCTTCCTAGTGGTCAGTCATATACAGATGCTAGACGCGCATACTATAGATCAAAAATAAATCCTATAGTAACATCATTTGATATAAATCAACGCGGTGCAAACGCACATATATGGGTAGTCGGACAAGGTAGTATATACTATTTAAATGATCAGTTTCAATTACTTAATACATTTAGCAGCGCCTTGGATAAATTTGCCTCAATTGCATGTATTGACAACGGCGCAATTGTTGTTACTACTCTAGGAGTAATATACTATGTAAGCAATTCTGGTAACCTCACACAGCTAACAAATTTGGGACAAAATGTTAACTCGGTTGGTACGCCATCAAGTATACTCGATGGCAGTTATGTGGCGATTCCGGACCCCAATAATCGTCGAATCATAGTTACAAATTACGACGGCGCAGGCGTCTATTATATTTCAACCCCAAATATGGCTCCTGCATATGCAAGACAGTTTGATCAAAATTTATGGGTCACGGGGCATGATAATAATGTTGCGTTATCAATTGATCGAAACAATCAAATAAAAGAATATGCATTTGATAATAAAATTACATTGGTATCAGTTGTAGATAATAGTTGTCTTGCGGTACATTACTTACAAGAGTTTTCTACTTTAAATTTTCTAGCACCCAGTGGTATTACTGTTAAAAAAATAATACCATTTCAATTTGATGATAAAACTGGACCATTAAGTCATATTGGTAGCAGACCAATCCGAGTAAAAATGTTAGGAGTTGAATCAATTGCAGCCTATACTAATAGTGGAGATTTGTCGTATTGGGTCAACGGTGCAAAAGGTGCAACAAATACTAAATTTAACACAGGCGACTATTTAGGTATTAGTTTTAAAGCATATTCAAATGGAATTTATAGACGTACTGTTGTTATTGGTGAAACTGCAATTGATTGTAATTTTACTGTAGTATCGTCAAGTAAACAATCTGATTTCTTTGTGCCTGGTACAGTAGCATTAACCAGATACAGTAGCCTGACGGAATACAGCTATATTAAAGCTGATGTTGATATTGGAAGCCGTGACACGGGAGTGGATAGTATATCATTGCCGTTTAACTTAACTATGTATGGCCTTGCCAAGACAAGTATAAATGTAGCAACCGACGGATATATAACTTTTGGACAAAATACTCCAATGGGTAATGTAGCAATTGGAAGCCTAACTACGGATGCATTATATGTTGAGGCAGCACGTGATCTGTATCTTGGTGCACCAATTGACAATACCAATCCCTTAAATATACACACATCAACTTTAAGTAGTGTACCCGGGGTATATTACAAAAAAGGAATTTTGGGTGATTTTAATTTTATTAGAATTCGCTGGGTAGGATCAGAAGCCCAACCCTATCCATTAGGAAATGTTGTTGTTACTACTGCACCAACAACCAGTTCGACTAAAGTTTTTGTTAATCAGATAGAATCTGTAAACGTAGGAGATTATGTCAGTGGACCGGGAATTACAGTCTCTACTAGAATTGCATCATTTACTAACTCTCCTGATCTTACTTTTATTGCTATTGATGTTAATGTTATTTCTAATTTTATAAGAGTTGAATATAATGCTACAACAAAACCTTATTTTACTAATTCTGTTAATCTAACATTATCGGGTGATCCAATACTAGTAACTGACAGTGGTGGATCTGTATTGTATGGTGGTACATTTATAGTATTGGCTCCAAGCACTGTGATAACTAACCCCCCTATCACGTCACTGATTTTAATCGACACTTTTAATAATTTATTGTTATTCAATGGAACAGTTGACACTGATGTTGACACTTCTTTTTATGTAGTATTTAATAGTAGTACTTACTCCTATACTGGACCAACTGAAGTTTACCTGGACGGTATACAGACTATAGACAGGATTAGTATTTCAATTGTTTGTATAGCGCATTTATACGCAGGATCATCTACACAATCTGTAAATGAATTTTACGTAAGTGCGGCAGATTATGATAAAGTATATATTAATACAGTTATTACTAATATTACTTTTGGCAGAGTGTCAGGAAAAAGATTCAACGGTGATTATATAATTACTACCGAAGATTATAATAATATAACAATTGGTAACACATATACTATACAATTTACAAAAATTCAAATGGCAAGTTTGACAGCGCCAAATGGGTATTTTTTAATATATTATGCATCAGTTAATAATCTTGGGTTCACTGGCATCCCAATTAAATTTCATAGAATTGGATTTGAAGTTGCAAACTCAACATTTATACCAAATGGCGCTACAATAATAGTAAAACAAAAATATTTTACATTAGATAATCCGGCAAGTATAACCTTTGGCACAAACTTACTGGTTAAGACTATATTACCAGTTAAAGAACTTACTTACGAGGTTGGAATTTATGTTGGTAGAGCATTGCAATACATTGAATATTTTTATGACAACTCTAATCATCTGAGTACAGCAAATGTTGGAATTTCATCTTCGTCGATAAAATCAATTTATACTAAAACAACAAATGCCAATGGTAGTATTGTATTTGCTAGTGAAGCCGGAACTGGCGATTGGTCCCTACTAGGCACTGGTAGTTTTTCTTATGTCGATCAAGGATTTCAGCCTTATAATAAATTTCAAATATTTAGACCAGTTACAGTACCAAGAAAAAACGAAACTAAAATTGAAATTTTAATGAGTCAATCTATATTAACTAGTCAGAATATTTATGTGAGTGCCGAGTTTGGAATATTAGCTATAAACGGGTCTGAGTACACAGACGGAGTAGCAATAAAAGAAAATGATATGATTTCATTGACGGTGCCATTTAATACATCTCAAAAGTTAGTTACGCCGTTGATTAGCATTGGAAATTATAAATTTGCAGCACCGATGATTTCAGATTCTGTATTTTTTCCAAATGGTCGTACTACAGCGCCATACTATGGATATCAATTAAAGGAAATATTATTCTTATATGATAATCAAAATCCTAATACTTCTATAACTGCTACAGTTACTATTCCTCTGTCAGATACTTATTATATACCAGACTATTATAGAAGCCCGGGTGCTGGTATTGGTCAATCATACTTTCTAACCAGGGGTACTACTATTATACGTGGTATATTACAATCTGGCAATTATTTTGATTTACGTGCAGGAGATATTATTACAATTGAAAATATATTAACTCCTGCTAGTATATACGACGTTCGTGATACATTAATTTCTACTTCAAGTAGAATACTTAGAATTAGTGTCAGAACTGGTCCTGGCGTAATTTTTAATTACATTAATTTTGGAACATTAGTCGAACCGTATGCCAGGGGAATAACATATACAAGTAATCCATTGAACGGTTCATTAAGTTATGCAGGTGAAGTATTTTTTACATCAAACTTGACCTTAACAGCAAATACTACAGTTTCGGGCGCTAGTTTATATATAGACACAGCCTATGCTAATTTAATAATCAATAATGTTGATAAAGGAAAATATGCAACCAATGTATCAACTTCTGACATTATTTCTATTAGAAGAACAATAGTAAACTATTTAGATTCAAACGTTACCTTATACCAAGTTAAAACTGATACTACATTATCAAGTAAAGTGTATATACCAATTGGAAATTGGGGATTGCAAAATAAAATTATTACCAATGGAGTGATAATTACTAAAGAAAATTCATCTAAACATAACATTGCTCCAAATAGTGTATTTAATACTGATGAAATTAAAATTAAAATCAGAGCCAATGTTGATATAAAAAACTCGCCCGACATTAAAGCTAAAGCACCTGAAATATTCTTAGAAAAATTAAAATATACCAACGCACCAAAAATTAAAACAGTTAAAATTTCTCATAGTAATAACAGATTTCTTGCCCCACTATCTATAAAATTACCCGGTATAAATTTAGTCAAATCAAAAAAAATTCCAATTGATTTGAATAATACATATTCTTATATAATGTCAACTGTGGCTGTACCACATGCCATGGAACATTTTAGTTATATAAAATCAACTCAGATAGCCTTTGCAAAACCTCATATTATAAGTTATTTTAGTATAGGTTCGTATACACCAGTATTACCTCATAGCATTAGCTATCTTGAGAATAAAGGACTAGTCTCTAAGACAGATGCTATAACAACCTACATTGTAAATGGAGGTTATCAAAGTAAAGCTGATTCTACAATAAGTTATTTTGAGAATAAAGGACTAGCCTCTAAGACGGATGCTATAACAACATATTATGAAAATAAAGGATTTATTGCTGCAACAGATGTTAATTCGGCCTATTTTAAACATACAGTGGGTGATGCCAAAACCGATACTGTAACAACTTATGTTGAAGCACCATTGGGTGATGCTAAAAATGATTCAATGACTACTTATATTGAGAATACCTTAGGTAATGCTAAAACTTATTCGTTAACAACTTATGTTGAAGCACCATTGGGCAATGCTAAAAATGATTCAATGACTACTTATATTGAGAATACCTTAGGTAATGCTAAAACTTATTCGTTATCAACTTATTATAAACAAACTCAAGGCAATGCTAAAAATGATTCAATGACTACTTATATTGAGAATACCTTAGGTAATGCTAAAACTTATTCGTTATCAACTTACTATGTCAATGATACATTTAGTGCTGGTCAAGAAGTAAATTCTACGCAACTTATCAAAGAAATTAATGATTTTAATTTGTTACGCGATGGGCAACAAATTGAATCTAAGACAACTCCTCATAACGATACTTCTATTCAATACCCTGAAATTCATGTACCATTCAGACAAGAAACAAGAACCAATGGGTTATACCATAAAATTGATGCAACTACTGAATATATAACATCAGAGTTTAGTTCAAACACGCCGCCAGAAAAAATAACAGATGTTGATTTATCTATCTTTTTAACACCAATAATTATGCACGATGCTGATATTTTAGGTAGGGTATCACCAGTAACTGAACAATTTATATCAGAATTTAGTGCAAATGCTATACCTATTATTACACAACCAATTGAATTAAAAACAAATCTTGCACCAAGTCTTGAAAGCAATGAAGGAAATCATATAGGTAGAATTGAACCAGCTGCTGAAATTAATGAAGCTATGTTTAGTCAAACATTATATCCTATAATGGATATAGAAACAGTATTACAAGATAATTTAACACCGGCAGCTGGTATGCCATCTGAGCTAGTTGGACCAATGGATCCAATATTAGAATCCGAGGATCCTTTCAGACTTAGCACACCATTGGTGCCAAAATTTGATCTTGACCATTTACCAAGTCAGATTCTGTTACCAGTTATGGAGGTTGATACCGGTTTATTACAAGAGCTGCCGCCACAACTTGATGTTGATACCGGTTTATTACAAGAGCTGCCGCCACAACTTGATGTTGATACTGGTTTATTACAAGAGCTGCCACCACAACTTGATATTGAACCTAGCACTCTTAAAGAGCTGCCACCACAACTTGATATTGAACCTAGCACTCTTAAAGAGCTGCCACCACAACTTGATATTGAACCTAGCACTCTTAAAGAGCTGCCACCACAACTTGAAGCAGAAACATTTATAATTAAAGAATTGCCTCCGCAACTTGATGTTGAGCGTCGCACCATGATACCTTTAATTAGTGAATTCCAAGCGCAAATAATGTATACTACTAAAGAGCTAGATCAAGTATCTTCGTTTTATACATATATAAAAATATATGCTATTGGAAATGTAGGAGACACTACAAAATACATTGATCCGGCCACTGGCCCAATTGGGAAACCATTTAGCAGAGAATACAAATATGTATCTGCGGCCTACAGAACACGCTACGATGCTTCTATAGAAGCGGGTAAATACTATGCTGCTGATGTAGTAAAAGTTGGAACAGATTATTGGAATTACCGTGTATATTTTGACACACGACATTTCTGCATACCTAAAAAAGGTAGATTATTCCCAACATCATGGTATATAAGCGGAGGATAATATGGCTGCTCTAATATCAAATCAGATTGTAATTGTTCCCAATACAAAAGACATAGCAATGAATACTAAGTCGGTATCGTCTGTGGCCAACGATTACATACATATAGAGTTATTTGGTGATAGCATTATGTGCGGCCGAGACCCTGACGAACTTGTTCCTTTATTAGGAGTTTGTAGTAAAAATGATCAAATTACTGCTAGAGTGCCAGAACCGCCGGCTAGACTGTTAACTTTATTAATGCCACAGCATAAACTTATAGTCACTACCAGATCCCAAGGAAATAGTACCAGTGGAGAATTGTTGTACGGAAAAGATGGAGTAAATGAAGTATGGCCGGACGTTATACAAGCAAATATTGTAATCATAAATCACGGTCTAAATGATGCTAAACAAAATGTATCATTGACCGAATACAGACATAATTTAATTTCATTACGAAACGGATTAAAACCAGATCAAATAATGATCTGGCAAACACCAACTATAACTAAATTTTGGGATACTAATCCTTATGCAGAAGTTATGCGCGAAGTTGCAGCAAAGTATAAAGATGTAGTTGCAGATGCTAATAGAATGCCAAATTGGTTAAATGAACTTCCTGACGGTATACATCCTAGACAATTGGGTTATTATAAATTAGTGGATCTGTGTTTAACCAGCAAAATAAATTCTGCAATTATAAGAAAATACGGATCACAGTATGTACCCTATAAATGGTATAGAAAAGACTACCAAGAGAAATTTCTATTAGATAATCAAAAATTAATTGAGTTATCGTTTGTTCCTCGATCTCATAGATGGGTAGAGGTATATTACAGAGACAATCTTTCTTTTAGAGCTGTATCACGCGGGGCATTGGATATTTACGGAAAATTAGATGCCGGTCTCTGGGATTCAAAAAAAGATGTAGCGTTTTTTTATACGCAACGTAGTTATAATTTATGTCGAATCAGACGCACAGACGGCAAAGTAATTTTTAATAAAAATTTTGATGTATACGGTAATCCAGCGGAAGCAAAGAATCTTGCCAAAGCATTAAATTCTACATCTAGCGATTATATAGTAGTAGTAACAACATCCGACGAACCAAAAAAGAATAGACTTACTGTTGAGTTAACTGAGGCAATGTATAGGTGTGGGGCAAGTGAAACAATTTTTGGGTCTGCACTATTTAAATTTAGATCAGCATATACCTTAGTGGGAATTCCTGGCTGCGGAAAAGGTAACGGGATTGAAGCATATAACGGATGTATTGACGGATACCCAACAACTGCTAAACCAATACTAGGATTGAAACCCAATGAGTTTTTGGTTACGTATCCATTTACTAATCCAAAATATCAATGGTCTTCGTTGTTAAATGCATATGGTATATGGGATGATAATATATCTGGATTGGTAACAAGCACGGCTGTAACTAAAACAACAATCTTAGCTGGATCAAAAACAAATGTAGGTGTTGCAAAAGGTACACTAGTTTTGCAACCTACTATGTCAAAATTATTGGCAAGAATTATTGTTAATTCACTGGTTTCAGAAATATTAGATACTATAGCCCCTACATCAACAATAACTAAAATAGGATCTGTGACACTTTCAACAGTGCCAGATCCAACGTTGGTTCTTCCTGCAATGCTATTTGGAGATAATAATAAAATAGGGTACATATCAATTGACAGTATGCCTAAATATAATTTGTCATTTTATGCACCAAGTAATTATACTATTGAGTTTTGGATATATCGTACCACTGCTAATCGTGGCGGCATAGTGATATCCAAAAACACCGAATATGAAATTTTTATTGAACAAGATGGAACAATGTCAATTGCAACAGATTGGAACCAGGGAACAGACATATCTCTTGCTGGCGGTAACGGTCGAATATTTACTACAGTAATAATTCCTTTAACTGTGTTAACACACGTAGCAGTAGTAGTTAACGGAACACAAATTCTTTTATATGTAAACGGAACACCTAGAATACAAAATAATTTAACTCTCTATTTAAATAGGACTGCCCAACCTAGTACTAGCCCTGTTACATTGGGTAATAAAGAAGGTGATGCAACTCCAGCTAATCAACTGTATGCTTATATTTTTGATATCAGGATATGGGACGAAGCTAGAGCTCAAGGGGATATTTTTTCATATATGAATTTACCCAATGCGTTAGGAGCTGTACAATCAATTTATTATGACATAGGGGTAGTTCCGTTACTTAAAAATCTTACAATAAATGTTGGAGCAGCATCCACTGAAGATATGATATTAGTTGGGTACGATGTATCGGCTACTGATCTTTTAAATTTTGGAATACAAACATCACTTAGCAATATACGAAAAGTTGAATATGGCGATATTGTAAATTGGTCAAGTGAATTTACTGTGGAATTTAATTATACTATTGGTTATTGGATATGGAATGTAGCAGAAATTCCTTCCATCCCAATGGCAGGGGTATTATACCATAATAATTATGCAGGTAGAGATACTACATCAATTATAAAATACAACGAATGGTACGTTGGCTCTGGTTCAATAACCGGTTATACTCATAATGGAAACGTAAATGAAAATGAACGTGTTCTTGGCAGTAATCCATGGTCTAAAACTGACGTAGTATGGGAGGCAAGACCAACGTCTGACAATCAGGCTGACGGAGGGTGGAATACACCGTGGTTTGACATCGATAATACTAAAATGTATAGGTTTTCTGTATGGGTTAAGCGCACTTCTACTGCCGCTGGGGGTTATTTTTATTTAGGTATGTATGGTAATAATGGCGGTGCATGCCGTATGGATACTGGAGATGCAGAACTTAATCCTTATTGGGACTATAGATTAACGTCTCAATTAACACAAAATCAATGGTACCTTTTTGTAGGGCATGTATATCCTGCAACAACTACATCAACTGGTAAACATCCAGATTCTGGGTATTATACCACAGCAGGAAAAGTTGGTGATAACAACGGCGGCACCATCGGCACCGGTGATATAAAATGGGGACTCAATTCCACACAAGGAATACATAGAACTTATTTGTATTATTGCAATGACAGCGCAACACGATTGCAATTTTATCATCCTAGAGTAGACATTGTTGACGGAACGGAACCTAGTATTAGTGACCTGTTGCAAGATGTTACATATATTAGTCGCAACCACGACACACAATCGGGACTATTTACAGTGCCCGAATCTTTTACTAGTACTTCTATTTTGGTATTTGGTGTGGGTGATTCATTGCAAGGGATGAACGATGTCACATTTTCAATTGATCAGTCTGTTACTAATTTAAATTGGTCAAAAAAATATTATGAATGGGAAGTATTTTTTCCTAAGGCAGATGACTATGTATTTTCTCTGTCAGCTGACACCTCTGCTAATTTACAATTAAAATCAAACATTGGAATTAGGTCGGATCCTGATCTTAAAAAAATTATGGCCACAACCGGCTCACCTGTAGAAAATTATAAAAATGTCGAAACTACTACATATACAATAGAAGATCCAGGATGGTATGACATAAAAATTTATGCAGAATCTGCAAATAGTTTAATCAAAGCACCAGAATATTACCCAGCACCTACAACAATAAATGGGCAATGGTCTACATTAATTAATAGTTTTGGAGTATGGGACGGCTCCGGCGAGTATAGATGGTATGTTACTATATACAACTCTGGCAAATATAAATTTAATTTATCGGTGGATGATATAGGAAGTTTATATCTGGCCCCTAACGAATTTAATGCTACTTTTGAATTGGTAGTAGAAACCAATCAAACTTCGAAAACAATTAATTTTACTAATATATTTACAGTAGAAAAATTTCTCTTTCAGGGAGACTACATAATTAAAATTATAGCAGATACCACTGGCAGTTCGGCAGCACTAGCAGCAAGTATAACAGATTATCATAATGATGTAATATGGAATTCTAGTGGAGTTAAAAACCCACAGGACATAGTAGCAAAAGGTGTTGCAGCATCTATTAGAACTACCTCAGGATCGACTATATGGAATACTAGAAATGCCGTTAATCTTAAAAATATAGACGAATACGGCAAAGAAAAACTATGCGATATGTACGATACATATTGCGAAATAAACTTTGACATTGCTCAAAACGGAACACCTTTTGTAGTTGACATATATCCTCCAAGTCCTAATAGAATAGATTCAAATGGAGCAGTTTTACCTATTAATGCACCATTTTATGACATGATAAAAAATGTACCACCTATAAATGGTACAAGGTTAATAAATTCAAAATATAGTACAGATAATCATGAAACAAAATTTGATACTTATAATTTTAAAAGTAACAACACAATTGTCTTTAGTAAACCATTATCTGGAATAGTTACAATTATCTCAGATACAGTAGCAGATATTTCAGATAACGCATTGGTTATACCTATACAAAATATACAAAGTTACGATACTTTTAAACAGACTTTTGCTCATAGTAGATGGGCACAAGGAGCACCCACTGCTCCTGTATCTTGGATGACGCAACCAGCTGGCAATTCTCCTATTCCTGTTAAAAGCACTGGACCTCTTGCAACCCCAGTGGTTAAAACTGCAACAGATACTAATAATTTAAAATTGTATAATACACATATTATGCAACGAGTAGGACCTGGTAAGTATTCAGAACCTATAGTATTATCTCAACCGCAGCACGGATATGTTAGAATAACAGTTGATAGACGAAACTTTGCATATGTACCATTTCCTGACTACGAAGGATTGGATACTTTTACATATACATTATTAACCCAAACTGGACAAATGGGACCACCTAAAAGTGTTTATATAAATGTAATTGGATCAATAAGTTACATATACGAACTTGAAGTTAATATAATTAATGGTCCTATAATATAAGAATTGGAGTTAAAATTGGCTTACCAAGTTTTTGAAAATGGAAAAAATGTAATAGTTACATTAAAAACTAATAAACCCGATGGGTCAATTATACCATATGTAATCTCTGGCGCTGGCATCACACTGACAGACATAGATGCTATAAATGGACAATTGCCCACTAGTTTAAGCGGTAATTTTATTGTTGGCCCAGTCGAGCCTGGCTACTTACAATTAGTAATAAATGTTAGATCCGATTTTCTGCCAGAGCCAGCTGAACCCTTAACTGTGACATTAACAGGAACATCACCGCCGGTTGTTAAAATAATTGAAATACTTGATCCTCCTACATATAGTATTGTGCCAGATAGAACATCAATTAATGAAGGGGATACAATTAATTATACTGTTACTACTGCCAGAGTCAAAGACGGAACAATTTTATATCTGACAAATAAAGGAACTACTCAACTTACAGATTTTGGTGTAGCAGATTCTTTATATAGAACAGGATCGGGTAGTTATGATTGGACAGTACCTGCCAAGGTTTATCAATTACAAGTGACAATTACAGGTGCAGGCGGAGGCAAAGGTGGCGATGGCCTATATCTAGGATACCCCGGATATCCGGGCCAGATTGTGTCTGGTACATTACCTGTAAATCCCGGGGACAAATTAAAAGTTTATATAGGCGGCGGCGGCAAAGAAGGAAGCACTGGAATTAACAGAGTAGGCGGCACAGGCGGTTTGGGTACCGGTGCAAGTTATTTTTCAAATTTACTAGCAACTGTAACTGCCAATCCTGAATTGTTACCCGACGGCAACGGCTGGTTTGCTAAACATTCAGAAGCAAGTCAAGACCCGTATAATGCCGTGCAATGGATAATTGTAGTAAATGGAATTATTAGATTTTCAGATACTGTTCCGCCTGCTCGTGGATTGTTTCGCCCCGGGCAATATAAAGGGATTGCAACTGACGATAGTAATTTATATGTTATGGCATATAATTTATTTGTTCCAATTTCTGGATTAGCCGGAGGAGTGGGTGGTGGTAGCGGCCCACAAACAGTTGCCGGAACTGGAGGTGGCGGTGGTGGCGCATCAGTATTACTGATTAATAATAATATTAAAATAATTGCCGCAGGTGGTGGCGGAGGTGGTGGTGGAGGCAATGCAGGATTAGGACCAGGAAAAGAACAAGATGTTTGGTACATGTCAGATAGTAATAGTGGCGGCAGCGGATATACTAGTCAATACATTGGAGCTGGTGGCGGCGGTGGCGGCGGGGGACTGTTTGGCGGAGCTGGTGGCGGCCCGGGCGACGACGATCAAGGTGGATTCAGTGGCAGTGATGGGAAAAATTTAATACCGTCTGCTGCATTAAATTTTTCACAAGACTACAGCGATAATGGTGGTCAAGCAGGCGGAATAGCGGTATCAATACCAGGTGGCAGTTTAAGTTTTAATAATCATAGTTACTATTTGAGTATACCTTATAGCCAGGCATTTGAATTTGACACTGGTAATTTTACTATTGAATGGTGGTGGTATCTATTAGAACCGTTTACAAACTACAGTGGACCAGGAATTGGACAAAAAGTTGATAATACTACAAACGGATGGGTAATATATAGAGATCCTTTAAATAACTCGGATAAATTAACAATCCGATTGGGGCTAACAACCGATTATCCCACAACTGTTTCCCCAACTAGTAGTGCGTGGGAACATTGGGCCGTGGTCAGAAATGGTACTACACTATCATGGTATTGTAACGGTGTTGTCTGCGGCGAGTATACTAATGTAGACACTGATATATTTTCTGCTGCTGCATTCAGTGGACAAAAACCCGACATGTATATTGGATACGCAGCGTATTGGGGATACTATATACATAATTCGTATATTTCTAATCTTCGCATAGTTAAAGGGGTAGCTGTATACACTGGCAATTTTACAAGACCAACCGGGCCGCTGACTGCTACACAAGGAGCAAATCCATACGGTGGTGGTAATACACAATCAATTACATTACCAACCTCTACGTCTTTACTATTAATATCTCAAACTAGTTTGTTATATCTGGCAGATTCAAGCGTTAACAATTTTAGTGTAAACAATCTTAATAATAACGGAACCGTTGACTATGATATTAATACACCGGTGTCTTATAGCAGTATTGGTAATACAAATGAATTTGGTGCTGGCGGGTCTGGTTCAGTGGCATTTAAATGGACTGTTGCAACAGCAAATCAAGATACTATTACTATAGTAAATAATTTGGCAACTTTTACTAGAATTGCAACCATTGACAAATTAACCGAGGGCCCAGAAAAATTAAAAATGGAATTGAGAACTAAATCATTAAATGGCCCGGTGGTTGCAAATGCAAATACAGTAATAGTAAATGACACATCTAAAACAGTAATAAAATGTTCCATAACCCCAAGTGTCACTTTAGTGGTCGAAGGAAGTTCTGTAACTTATAGAGTTGATACAACTAATGTAATAGATGGTACTGCCTTGTATTGGAGTAATGTTGGAACAGCAGCGGGAGATGACTTTGACGATTCTGAAAATGCTGGTATAGTAGTAATAGTAAATAATACTTCTACTTTCACTAAAACTATATCTAAGAATTACAGACCTATTAGGAGTATAATTTTAAAAGTAAGAATTGACAACAGTGTTAATGGTCTCATTGTTGCAGTATCAAAATCTGTAACAATTGCTGATAATGTTATCATGGCACCACCAATTTATTCAGTCTTTCCAGTTGAGTCTGACAGAGGAAGTAATCTATTAAATTGGTGGTGGGCTAATAGAAATGGTTTAGTAAGAAGTACAAGTACTACTAATTTGTTTAATCAGAATGATATTAATGCATATGCCATTGCTGATTCGTATCCAGGAGATGACTATCAAGTTACAAAATACGACAAATTTGATAGTTCACCAATTGTTCATTCTGCTACATTTAAATTTAAACAAGGATATGAAACAGATCAATTTCTAATAGCTAATAGTGTGGCTGTTTGGACAGTTGTAACTTGGGTCACTTCGCACACAGCATTTGATTTACCCGCCTGGGTAGTAGAACCAAGATTTGACACTCAAGATTACGAACGTAAATATCAATCTCCCGGGCATATATTAAAAATAAATCAAGTAGTAGGAGCCAATCCTCCAACTGAAATGTTTGCCTCGTGGCGTTGGGCAGATTGGGATAAAAATAAAAAATTGTATTTAAACATGCTGGCTGTTAGTATAGTAATACCAGGAAGATGGGAACCATCCTATTATAAGCCACAACCAAAGTCTAATACTGGAACTGGAATAGCACAGCAAAAATTTAAATACGATATAGGAGTGGGAAGTTTAAGTATATTCTTAGGTGAGGGAAATAGCTCAACTAGTATATTTAATAACGAAAATAAAACAAAAACAACACCAAGCATACGAGGCGGTTATCATCAAGAATATAACGGGGGATACTACATTGATGTTAATATGTTAGGACGTATAGTACCAATTTCTTATTATTCGGGAGACATTATAAGCATACTTGCATCTGGGCAAGTTATTGAAAATCCAGTAGGATTGTTTTCTCAAGGGCACGGTTTGGTTATAAATTTATCTGAGCGTAACGGAGGTACATTGATTTCATCAATCAATGAAGGGGACAGTGTGACATATGTTATTAAAACAATAAATGTACCCAACAATACCATGTTGTATTGGTCCAACGACGGAACAACTAATTCTGGAGATTTTTCTAATCAAATTAATTCAGGTAGTGTTATTGTACAAAATGGACAAGCATCATTTAACATGACATTGTATAACGATAAACTAAAAGAAGGAACAGAAACAATAAAAATAAACATTCGCACTCAGGGAGAAGCCGGGCCAATTGTTGCTACGTCGGCTACATTATTAGTCAATGACTCTTCGCAACCCACTGGAAAATGGACTATAGTATGGGAGTCGGTTAGTGGAGATTTATATAACAGTGTATATGGAAATCCTTTTTCTTTACCTATTGCTACTGATTCTTTTACAAAAGAGTTAAAGGCAGGAAGTGTTTCGTATGATTGTTTAGTACGCAACATGTTTTTACTGAATATAAATAATCCAGGACAAACTGTTGTTTATAAATTACTTGTAGTATCTCCTGCTAATTCGTCTGACACCATGGCAATAGACCCCACAACTGGATCTGTGACAGGATTTTGCGAGGGCGGGCATACTATAAAAATCAGTGCTCTTTACGAAAACGCTGATTATTTTGAATCAACTATTACATTGCCCAAGAGTTTAACAGTTAGCATGAATTTCAATCCTTAGGATAGTATGGTTTATAACAGTGCATAAATACATAAATTGAGAACTAAACTCACGCTAATAGATCGGATTTTAAATGGCTGCTCCTAATTTAATTACTACAAATTCCATTCTTGGAAAAACTAAAGCCGATTGGGTGGCAGATACACTTGATATAGTTTTAGAAAATTCAGTGAATAGTTCGGAATCTTACCGTATAAATGTATTATATGTTACAAATTTGAGTGCATCTGACACTACAGTTACTATTGATATATATAGAAATTCTGTTAGCTATAAAATTGGTAGTGCAATACCAGTCCCGGTTGGTGATTCTTTAGTTGCTATTGCTAAAGATACCAGTATATATCTTGAAGAAGGTGATGCATTACGAATATCGGCTGACATAGCAGGAGTATTACAGTATGTATTGTCCTATGAAATTATGAGCTAATATATAAATGATCAGATATTTACGCCAACCGGCTGTACTAAGAAATTTAGGAACAGCAAGCAATGTAACTTCGACTGTAATTGGTACGCAATTTAGCGTATCAAATGCAACGCAAAGTATCAGCACATCAACTGGTGCGTTAACTGTATCGGGCGGAGTTGGCGTAACAGGTAATGTATATGCCAATAACATTTCAGCCAATCAAGTTACAGGTTTAATAAAAACAGCATCTCAACCTGGTATTACACAAATTGGTGTACAACCAGTTTTTACAGCAGTAGATGTTACTATAACTGGAAATTTAGTTTTAACGGGTACTCCTACTACAGTCAGCTCTGTAAATACGTCTGTAAGTGATTCTTTAATAACATTACACACCAGTGGAACTACATTAACAGTTGATGACGGTGCCGATATTGGATTTAAATTTAATTACTTTAAATCTGCTATTGGCTCACAAAATTCTGCATTTATTGCTTGGGATAATGCAACTGGTCACTTAAAATTTATATCCAATGGTTCTGTTAGTCTGGGAGGAGTAATATCCGGAACACCTGGAATTATTGATGCTGGTTCGGTAAATTTAACAAATACAACTGCAAGTACTAACACTACTACTGGTGCGCTAGTAGTTGCAGGCGGCGCAGGTATTGCTGGTAATGTATACGCAGGATCAATTTATACAGACCAATTGTATCATGCCAATGGCATACCATATGGAGAAATTGGTGCAACTGGATTTCAAGGCGTAAAAGGTGACACTGGACCTAATGGGGACACAGGAGCAACTGGGCCAGCCGGATTAGCTGGTGCCAGGGGATATGTTGGATCAAAGGGTGCAACTGGATTTGGTTTACCCGGAGCCCCGGGCGCAGCAGGATATACTGGGTCTAAGGGTGCTAATGGCGCACAAGGGGTTACTGGTGCAACTGGTGCAGGAACTATTGGTGCCACTGGATTAGGCGGTCCAGCTGGTACCAATGGAATACAGGGCGCAACAGGGCCCCAGGGACCTGCAGGTCCAATTGGGCTGCAAGGATTAATAGGAGCAACTGGTACAGCAGGTGCTGCTGGTCTCACCGGTTCCCCTGGAGCAACTGGTTTTGGAGCCACTGGTGTTGCAGGAGCTACTGGTTCTCGTGGTGCAACAGGATTGCAAGGCGTACAAGGCGATACTGGCCCAATCGGAGCAACTGGTACAGCAGGTGCAGCAGGTGCAAGAGGTGCCAATGGAGCAGTTGGTGCAACTGGAATTCAAGGCATAGCAGGCGCAACTGGAATTCAAGGTGCAACTGGACTAACAGGAGCCAAAGGTGATGCAGGAACTAACGGCGCACAGGGATTAACCGGAGCAGGTGGCACTCAAGGTGCAACAGGATTAACAGGAGCAACAGGAGTACAAGGACCAATTGGTACTATTGGTGCAACGGGACAATTTGGTGCAACAGGGTTACAAGGCGTACAAGGCGATACCGGCTCAATTGGGCAATTTGGCGCGACTGGACTACAGGGGTTGCCGGGCAACGCCGGTGCAGTTGGCGCTACGGGTGTATTGGGTCCAAGAGGTGCCACTGGTGTAGGAACAATTGGTGCAACTGGACTACAAGGCGTACAAGGCGATACTGGTGCTATTGGGCAAGTTGGTGCAACTGGAATTGGAATAACAGGGGCAACTGGTTCTCGTGGTGCTACCGGAGTACAAGGTGCGCAGGGAACAATTGGTCCAACTGGGGCATTTGGTGCAACAGGCGTACAAGGCGTACAAGGCGATACTGGTGCAACTGGATTACAAGGTGCCACTGGATTACAAGGAATTAATGGCGCAACAGGAGTCCGTGGTGCAACTGGAATTCAAGGGACGCAGGGAACAATTGGTGCAACGGGACAGATTGGTGCAACTGGATTTCAAGGTGTACAAGGCGATACTGGCCCAGCCGGCCAAATTGGTGCAACCGGCTTTGGCATACAAGGCATAACAGGACCGATTGGTGCAACCGGCTTCGGCATTTCTGGATATACGGGATCGGTAGGCGCAACAGGATTTGGTGCAACAGGCCCAACAGGTCCAACTGGCGACCCAGGCGGAGCCACTGGCGCTACCGGCGAAAGAGGACCTACAGGCCCAAGAGGAGCTACTGGTGTATCAATCACAGGCGCTACTGGTATGATTGGTATAATGGGAGCCACCGGACAAATTGGCGCAACAGGATACGGATACACTGGTAGTAAAGGCGATACTGGTTTAGGATTTACTATTGCTAAATCTTATGCTTCTGTAGCAGCACTAACTGCCGATACTGCTCCTACTGGGATTACAGCAGGGCAATTTGCTATTGTTGATAACAATGTTGAAAACTCGGAAGATGCAATACTTTACTTATGGAATGGTAGTTCTTACATTTATGTAACAGATTTGTCTGGCGCTAAGGGTATAACCGGCCCAACCGGCTCAACTGGCCCGCAAGGAATTGGATACACCGGGTCTGCTAGTACCGTGGTTGGTTATACAGGTAGTCAAGGATTATCAATTACTGGCGCAACAGGATATGTAGGATCAAGAGGATCAATTGGCCCAATTGGTGCTTCTGGAGTTGGATATACTGGTAGCCAAGGGTTTCATGGATATGTTGGCAGCAGGGGTGTGTTAACTGGCACAACCGATATCCAAGTAACTATTACAAATCTAACAGAATCAACTAGTAAAAATACAGGTGCATTTGTAGTATCTGGTGGTGTTGGAATTGGCGGCAATTTAAATGTTGCCGGTAACGTATCACTTTTTGCATTAGATAATACTCCAATTGGTAATACCACTCCGTCTACTGGTAAATTTACAACACTAGAAACAACAAACGATTTATTAGTAGGTGGAAATTTAACAGTACGCGGCAATACAACTATTGTAAATTCTACTACTGTTGCTGTTGGTGATTTAAACATTGAATTAGGTAAAAATTCAACTACAGCGGCCGAATCGGCCAATGGCGGCTTAACTCTTAATTTAGGCATAGATGGTACTGCAACAATACTTTATGATTACGGGCACGATGCATGGTCAATTGGAAGACCGCTCAGGGTAGAGGGCACCGGTACATTCACTGCCGCAGTTACTGCCGATGGGTTTAAAGATGCACATTTAATTGAGAATAGAGTATTGATAGCAGGAGCATCTGGGTTAATAACAGATAACCAATACCTTAGCTATGCAATTGCTACTAGAACACTATCTGCAGGTAATATATCAGTAACAACAGACATAAAAAAGAATGGAAATTCTGTGTTAACTAATACAGATACAATTGACGGTGGCGAGTATTAAAGAATAAATACTTTATTGAAGTATAATAGCCGGGGCTTCGATACCCCGGTTTTATTTTATACGTTGGCTATATAGCACTTAGGACAGACCATAATTATGGCAAATAAAATTAAATTAAAACGCTCAGCGGTAGCTGGAAAAATACCAGACGCTGCGGATCTTGAAATCGGCGAAGTGGCCGTTAATACAGCCGATGGCGTTTTTTATGTTAAACATTCAGATAATTCCATTAAATCAATTGGAAATGCAACAATAATTACAGGTAATATTAGTTTAGATGCCAGTAGTAACATAATTTATGTAGCTAAAAATGGCGATGATACCAGTCGAGGTGGCCTTACTACGCCCAAATTAACTATTAAAGCAGGCCTGGCAGCAGCTACATCAGGGACTAGTGTACATGTAGCACCCGGCATCTATACTGAAGATAATCCTGTTACGGTCCCTGCTGGAGTTAGCTTAGTTGGAAACGATTTGCGCACAGTAACAGTAATACCACAAACAGCAAGTTCTGATTTATTCTATTTAAAAGCTGGCTGCTATGTCTGGGGGCTAACTATTAAGGATTATCTGGCAAACGGATTTAGTTACAATCCCTCAACCCCAACACAAAACGTCTATGTAAGTCCATACATACAGAACATTACCAGTAGCACTACAACTGGTACCGCTGTTAAAATTGATGGTAGTTTGACCAGTGCTAGTAGTACCAAAGCAATGATTTTAGGGTTCTTTACAATAATCAACAAAGGCGGAAAAGGTGTACACATTACCAATTTGGGATACAGTCAATTGGTTAACATATATACAATTGCTTGCGACATTGGTATACATTGTGAGTCTGGTGCATTTTGTACATTAAATGGAAGCGATTCTAGTATTGGTAATTACGGATTGGTAGCAGATGGCAAGGGCCCAGAAGCATTGTCGGGAACTACATTTGGTGCTAGCACCAATGGTGTATTTCAAATCAGAGGCCTGGCAGCACAACCAAAAGTCAATCAAACAATGACCATTGATGGCGACGGCAATTATTATAGTATTGATACAGTCAGACAAGTTGACGGATTAACATACGAAGTTACTGTACAAGAAAACTATATAAACATCCTGGACGATAATACCACAGTGAGATTCTATCAACGCAGTGCTATTATTGCCAGCGCACATACGTTTGAATACGTTGGCGCCGGCACAAATCCACTAACAGCATTACCACAATATGGCGGAATACCAATTGAGGCCAATGAAGTAACAGCAATCAATGGCGGCCGGGTTACATTTACTGGAACCGATCATAAAGGTAATTTTAAAATTGGAACAAATTTAACTATTAACCAAACAACGGGTTCTATCACTGGTGATAGCTTTACACGCAGTATGTTTGCTATGATGACACCATATATATTAGCTCTTGAAGGATAATTATGACAACCGCAATTAATGTTTTTAAAACATATACAGCAAACTTAACACCAACTAGTACCACAGTATATACGACACCCAATGGATATACCAGTATTGTTTTACTGGCACAAATCAGTAATACCAGCGAATCAACTATTTCGGTTACATCCGATTTTGTTAGGAGCTCAATTCCAACTAATTTAATTAAAAATGGTCCAGTACCAAGACATGATGCAATAAACATCATTGGTGGCAAATTGATTTTACAAACTGGTGATTCCCTAAAAGCCAATGCATCAATTTCAAATGCAAGTCAGATGATTATTAGTATTATTGAAAGTATAAATCCATAATATGAAAACAAATCGTGTTCTTACTAGCGGGCGTGTTGCAGTAACACCATTTGCTGAATTAAGCAGTGATAGATATGAATTTCTTTCAGTAAATGAAGCTGAACCAAATCTAGGAACATCGGCAAATAATAGCATACTAACTACAAATACATCGGGTCAGCGTATATGGACTAGTAATATTATTGTTTCTAGTGTTAAAACTAGTAACGTTTTGAATACCGACGGCTCGCCTTATGTTACAAGCAGCAATATTTATAACGGTAGAATAACTATCAATGACGAGTTGGAGGTAGCAGACTATGTGCCTGTGGCAGGTACAACTACTGTGAGATGGTTATTAACCGCTAAAGATAATATCAATAATAGATACAAGTTTAGTACTATTGATTGTATTAACGATGGAACTGTAGTATTTTTTACTGAGTACGCAGTATTATTAAGTGATAGCAATTATGAAGTTGCCAACTATGCATCAGACATTACAACTGGCAATATTGATTTATTGGCCCAGGGCGACAGTAGTAGTGTAACAATTACCTATCAGCGCACTACACTGGGATCCAGTACACCAATTGGGTATGTAATCCGCAAAGGATAATTATGCAATATACAAGCCCAATAGGGAAAACAAACTGTAATTAATAATTTAATTTTAGGAGAATACAATGACGGTTACTCTCAATGGTAGCAACATTCCAAACGCAGGATCTGTAGGATACGGAAACGGAGTAGAAGTAGCATTTACAAATCCCGGAACTGTGGGAGCATTTCTTGTGTCCAATGGATCAGCAGCACCAACGTTTTCAACCACTCCAGTTGACGGAACAGACCCAGTTGGATTTAGAAACATACCAATTAATAGTCAAAGTGCAGGATATATAACAGTTCTGTCGGATTCGGGAAAAATTATTTTTCACCCAAGTACAGATCCCAATGCAAGAACATACACTATTCCATCAAATGCATCGGTGCCCTATCCACTTGGCACAGCACTGACATTTATCAACATGACCAGCCAAGTTGTTA